CTTCAAGCTCTAAAAGTTCAAGTTCTTCTTCAAGCTCTAAAAGTTCAAGTTCTTCTTCAAGCTCTAAAAGTTCCAGTAGCAGTTCAAAATCAAGTTCTTCTTCTTCAAGCTCTAAAAGTTCAAGTTCTTCTTCAAGCTCTAAAAGTTCAAGTTCTTCTTCAAGCTCTAAAAGTTCAAGTTCTTCTTCAAGCTCTAAAAGTTCCAGTAGCAGTTCAAAATCAAGTTCTTCTTCTTCAAGCTCTAAAAGTTCAAGTTCAAGCTCTGGAAGTTCAAGCTCTGAAAGTGTAAGCGGAAATATCTTTACAGATGCAGTTGCACTTTGGCGTTTTGAATCAGGTGCTTTAACTACTGATTCAAAAGGAACAAATACTCTTGAAGACATAAATACTGTTGGAACAGAAACAGTTGATTATAAAGAAGGTTCTGCATGTGCTGATTTAGAAAAGCAGAATTCAGAATATTTTACCATACAAAATGTTAATTTGTCTGATAATTTTCCTGGTAAACAAGGAACTACAAATAGAACTTTTACTTTTTGTGGATGGGTAAAATTTGAATCGTTAACAGCTACACTTGGATTAATTTGCCTTTATAATACAGCTACAAATCAACGTTCTTATGCAATTGGTGTGAAAGCAGTTACAACTTCATATTATCCTTTCTTATTTGTTGGATACAATAATGGTGGAAGTGCTGAAACCTTTGATTCTTCAGTCCAAGTTACCACAGGTAGATGGTATCATTGGGAAGTGACATATGATGGAGATACTTATGATTATAAATATAAAGTTTGGGATGATACTGCTGGTTCATATATTATAAATACATCAGGACAATTTTCAAATCAAATGTCAATATTGACTCCTGGTATTTATTTTACTGTTGGAAGATATACATTAGTTGGTGATTATCATCTTGATGGAAAAATTGATGAATTTGTTGTTTTTAATAGAGTACTTTCTGATGATGAACTTGCTGAAACAAGAACAGAAACATTTTCTAGTTAAATAGGATAAATATATGTCAGTAGCAATAGCAACAATGGGTATGTTTACACAGTTTCCTTGTGGGGGTGGAGAAAGTGAGGTAATAGAACGTCTTATTGATTCAGGTGGTGGGGGGTCTTCTTATGGATGGGAAAAACAAAAACCACAAATTATTATAAATAGTATATTAGAAGAAGAAAAAGAAGATATATATGTCAAAATTATAGGAGTATATTATGATTAGTATAAATATAAATGAATCTAAGAAACTTAGATTTAAGATAAGTTTGAGTGGAGTACAACCACAAGATCTTAAAGGATCAATGAGAATTGTTGTTGAAGGAATGGAATATGGATTTCCTATAAAAATTGATAATGGTGATATTGTGGTTGAAGTAAGTCCTATATCTAAAATAAATAATAAATTAAAAGATGGTAGTCTTTTAGATGCTAAATTAGAATTGATTGCTATAGATACATATTTAATTCCTTGGCAAGATAAAATTAAAATTAAAAATCCAATAAAAGTAGAAGCTAAAATAGAAGATATAGTAGAAGAACTTTCTAATTTAATACCAAAAGTAGATATATCTGTATCTAGTGTATATGAGGAAGAAGAAGAAATAAAAGAAGAAATAAATGAAAAAAAGATTGAAAAAAAGATTGAAGAAATAAAAAAGAAATCTAAATTTCATAATATATTAGAACAAGATGAAAAAAAATGTCCTGAAGGTGAGAAATACTGACCTATTCAAAAGAAATGTGTTCCAGTTGGAGCAGGAGAAAAAAAGAGAATGAGAAAAGGAAAGGGGGATGAATAATGGACATAACAGATAAAATTGATTTTATATTACAAGAAGATGATATGAATGAAATGGCTTTACAAGTGGATGTTCCTAAAAATGATCAAAAACATTTAGAAGATTGGCTTAATAAAACTATTCGTAAAGGATTTAAAATTATTGATAAAGCCAAAAATTCATTAACAGTTAAATTTGATAAAAAAAATGATGCTCAAAAAATGATGATGCAAATTGGAATGTTTGATTGGGGATTTAGAAAGGTAAAGGCATAGGGGGGAAGTAATGGATATAACAGAAAAAATTGATGGTGTTATAAATGAAACTAAATGGTATAATGATATGGGTATATCTAATAGAATGATGGATAAAAAAACTCAAGTAGAGGTATTATGGAAACCAGGAAATAAAGAAGTTAAAATTCAATTTAGAGATTTAAATAGTAGAGAATATATTGGTCATGCTATGGTGCCTACAAAAGGAATGAAATCGAAAGATTTTCTGAAATATATTGATTCTGATATGAAAAAAATTTGGAATACAGCTAAAGGAATGAAAGAAGATATAAATGAATCAATTTTTAATTTTTCAGGTATTTTTGATGCTGGTAGTGCTGGTAAGAAAAAAGTCACATTACCTGTAGTTGGTAATGATGAAAAAGCAGCAAAGAAAAAATTTGAAGATATGATTGCTTCTCATGTTAAAAATGGTCATTTACCGAAAGGAAAACTTTCTAATGTGAAAGTTGATTCTAAAATGGGATAATTATGGACTTATTAAAAAAATTAGACATTATGATATCTGATATGACTGTAGCAGGAGATGTAGCTACTAATACTGCTAAAGGAAGTATAGATGTAATTGGTGGTAAATGTCCTAAAGGTACTATATATGATAAAGTAAAGAAAGTATGTGTTCCTATAAAAAATGAATCTTCTGTAGTTGGTGGTTCTTATGTTTCTAACACTACTACTAATATTATTGGTTCTGGTCAAACAAGAACAGGTTTTACTACTAAAAGGGATATTATTGATTTAGCAAGAAAAGAACCCATAGAAGATGAATTCGATAATCCAACAGAAACTAATATATTAGGAAGAAAAGGATTAAAATTCGATAAAAAATCAGGTGCTTATATACCTGAACTATGGGGGAAAGATGAATAAAGAAGATAAATATTTAAATGAACAAAAAAAATATAGAGTAGAAATAAAAGGTATTACTCATGATTGGATGAGTTTAGATGATGCTAAATTTGATGATAAAGGAAAAAGATATACAAAACAAGAAGCTGAAAAAAGAATAAAAAAAGCAGTAAAAGCGGGTAGAAATCCAAGATTTATTAGAATGGTTCCTGAATCAGAAGAATTAGATATTTTAGATAAATTGGAAGTTGAAAATCTTATTCGTGAAACTAATGAATTTCTTAATGATGATGAGTTGAATGAAAAAGCAATTGAAGCTGCTGGATGGGGGAAAAAATCAGTAGAAAAATTTGGTAAAACAATTGGTGCAGATCCTAAAGAACATGGATTTTTTGATAAATGTGTGATAAGAATGAAAGGCAAATCAGGATGGGATGAGGATAAAGCTAAAGGGTTTTGTGCAAGGCTTATAGATACTGCTAAAGGTTCGACTTCTTGGAGAAAAGGTAATAAAAAATAAAGATTTATGTTTTTGTGATATTAATAACTTTTTATTGGGGTAATATGAAAAAAAGAAAAGGAAGATATACGTTATTTGAAGCATTAGAATTTTTAAATGAAACTACATATAGTAGAGGATATCCTGATAATGGCACTGGAATTTCGACAGATGATGATAGAAGTCCAGGAAACATTGTTTATGGTGAGAAATACAAAAGAACACCATATTTTAATAAACTAACTGATTTCCAAGATTCATGGGAACTTGATGATAGTGATTGGAAATGGGATGAGTTTGAAAATTCAATGGGAATGGAAGATTTTGAAAATTATTCTAATACTTTAATGTCTATGAAAGATTTATTTCCTAAAGAAACATGGAAAAGAATTTGGGCAAAAATGAAACAAGTTCCTGATGATTTAACTACATTGAGATTTAAACAAGCTGGTCAACCTTGGAGAAAAGGGGGGGAAGATCAAGTTGGTGTTGATAAAGAAGCTCATGTTGAAATAGATGCTAAAAAAGATGGTGCAGAATTTAAAGATGCTGAAGTAAAAAATGAATCTTTGTTAAATAGAATTGATGATATAATAATATAAATATGTGTAATTAATAAAGGGGGAATATGTATGAATAAAGCTGATATTATAAGAGAGAAATATTATAAAGACCCTATGTTTAATAGGGGTAAATTAGCAAGTAAATTAGAAGTAAGTGAGTCTTATATAAGAAAAGTAATAAGACCATTAAAAAAGAATACCATAGAACAAGGACATAAACCTTTAGAAGAAAAGATAGAATTCAATAAAACCTCAAAAAATAATGCCAAGTTAAACTTGGAATCTCTTACAATTACAACTCTAGAACAAGCTTTAAAAGTTGCTGAAGTGGATATGACACAATGGAAGGTGGATAGGTATACCATTGGGTCTTGGCAAGTGACATTGAAGGTTAAGACTGATACAGGAAGGAAAGATCCCAAAGGTAATCCTATTATGATTGATAAACCAAAGACAGTTACAATGTATAAAATTCAAGTTTGGTTGAAAAAACTTCATAATATGGAATGGGTTGAAGCTATTAGAGAACTTATTAAAGAAATACCAAAAATTAAAACTCCTGTAAAAAAATATAATTTAGATGGAAATTATTTATTGGAAATAGCTTTGATGGATGTTCATTTTGGTATGCTTGCGTGGGATAAAGAAACAGGACATGATTATGATATTGATATAGCTGAAGATGTATTTTTATTTGCTGTTCAAGATTTATTGGCAAAATCTTCAGGTTATAAACCATCTAAAATTTTATTTCCATTTGGAAATGATTTTTTACATATTGATGATCCAAGTAATCAAACTCCTATGCATAGAAACTTATTAGATGCTGATTCAAGATTGATTAAAATTTATCAACAAGCAAAGAAATCTGTAATAAAAGCAATTAATTATTGTAGAGAAGTTGCTCCTGTTCATGTATGTTGGGTTCCTGGTAATCATGATCCAAATGTATCTTATTATATGTGTGATGTTCTATCTGAAGTTTTTTCAAATGATCCAGATGTAGTAGTAGATAAATCACCTAAATGGAGAAAATATTATCCATTTGGTAAATGTTTGATTGGATATACTCATGGTATTGAAGAACCATTGAGAGATTTACCTTCAATAATGGCTACTGAAGAACCTGTACTTTGGGGCAATTCAAAATATAGAGAAATTCATATTGGGCATAAACATAAGAAAATGCAAATGCATTGGATTAATGTTGATACAATGCCTGGAACGGTTGTTAGAATGATACCTTCAATTGCTGGTACAGATCAATGGCATTATAAAAAAGGATATATAAAAAATTATCATGCTGCTGAAAGTTATATATGGGATGCAGAAAATGGGGTTGTTGGTCAATTTACTTCTTATGTAGATCATGGAGAGAAATAAAAATGCCTGGGTTTAGAGAGTATGATAATAAAACATTTATAGTAAAAAAATTGAAACCTCATAAAGTAAAGGACTTGAATCCTAATACACTTAGGATGAAGACATATAAAAGAACAGATTATATTAAAACTGATATTCCAATGGAGAAAAGAACCTTGAGGAATTTACCAAGATATACTGATAAAAAACCCAAGGTTCATTTTAAAGATTGGATTGGGTTAAAAATGGATAGTAAAGCAGGGTGTTCTGTTGGTAAAGCTGAAGCAGATGGTAAATGGTATGGTTTTAGTCATAGAGCTATTGCTGGTTTTAAAGTTGGTGATACTGTAAAGTCTGATACATGTGGTAATACAAAAGGAGAATATACCATTAAAACAGATGATCAAGCAAGGGAAACAGCTATTAATTTTGCAAAAGATGTATCATAAATATTCAATATTAAATCCTTCATTTTCGTAATAGCTAATTCTTTTTTCTCCATGTTTTTTTAGAAATTTAACATCATCAATAAGATCAAATATTGTTGCTCCATCTATTTTATTTTTATGTAATCGTAGGGTTCTACCTATACTTTGAAGTGTTCTTATTTTTGATTTGGTTGGTGATGCAAGAATTAAATATTTTAGGTTGGGGATATTTATACCAACTGCCATTATACCGTATGTTGCAATTAAAGCAATGTTGTTTTCATTTATAATTTTTTGTCTCCATTCTTCTCTTATATTTACTTTATCTTTTCCTGATAAAAATACAACTTTTTTATCTGTTCTTCTGTTGATAAGTTTTTCTAGTTTATCCCCTTCATCTATATATGATACAAGTAGAAGTATATTATCATTAATTTCATTTATAATTTTAGCTATAAGGTTTAATCGGTTTGAGTCATTAAAACATTCATCTTTAATACTTTTATAATCTTTTGCTATTGTTCCATCAGGGTATGGTATTTTTAATACTTTAACATTACATTTGGATATATATCCTTCTTCTGCAAGGAAACCTGAACCGAATTCTTTTAGAATTGGTCCTAAGAATGATTTGATATTGTATTGTTCTGATATATGATTAGGCATTGTACCAGTAAAACCAAATCTATAGTTGCATTTTAGTTTTGAGAATATATTCTTTAGTTCATGTGCTTTTACCTGATGGCATTCATCTCCAATAACTGCATGGAACAGTGGTAATTTTTTGTGATTGTTCTTGAGTGATTGCCATGTAGATATAACAATATGTTTATCCCAATCTTTATGGCCTGTATATACTCTACCTATCATTGCTTCAGGTAGACCATATTTAATCATATCTGTTCTAAATTGTTCTACAAGTTGTGTAGATGGAACAATAATTAAACATTTTCTAACATTAGTTATTGCTCTATTTTTTATTAAATTATATAATATATAAGATATTACTAAGCTTTTTCCACTAGCAGTAGAACTTCTTATTATTCCTTTTGAATATTTTAAACAAAATTCTATTGCTTCTTTTTGATATGGTCTTGGATATAAAGATAGATCATAATTTATTTCTATTTTATCTGCTTTAAATAAATTTTTTACCCCATCATCAGGACATATTTTAACTTCTGGAAATAATTCTTTGCTTTTTTTAATGAAATCAAGAAGTAGTCCATAAGGCATTAATCCTGCCTCAGTTATAAAATGAGTTTTTCCATCCCACATACCAGATTTATATTTTCCCATCCAATAATATCCTTTTACATGGATAGCAAATTCTTCTGACATTTTTTCTACATAAGTATAATGATTGCTTTTTATTCTTATTTTATAATTATTACATAATGTTAATTCTACTTTATAATCCATGTTTTTCCCTATCTGAAAATGTTTTCATTGACCATCCCATTGAATTAAATGCTTTCCAACACATATCAAAGAATCTTACTTTAATTTGTTGTTTTAACATTATCTTTTTTATTTGAATAATTTGAGGATCAGAAGGAAGACAATAATCTTCTATTTCTTTTTTATTAAACTCATTTTCATCATCAAATTTATAATATTTGTATCTTATTCCTTTTAAAGCATCCATTTTTCTTTCAAGAATTTCATATTTATTGAGTTCATTATAGTACATTTCTTTGTATTTTATAACCATCATTTCGTTCTTTTGTAGTTTTTCCCCTATATCAAGATCAGAAAATGTAGCTAATTCTTCTATTTTATGTTCTTCTTTAAGTTGATCAAATATTTGTTTTAATTCTTCATGTTCATTCATATATATTTCTCCTTATTATATTTATAAATATGATATAACATAAAAAAATAATAACATAAAAAAATAAAAATGTTAACATTTTTATTAAAATGGTGTATAGTGATTTTCTATGGAAAGATTAAATTCAGATTTTATTGAAAAAATTATTCTGAAGGGTATATTATCTGATAAAGATTTTCTTATTTTAACTTCAAGTGTGTTTAAACCAGAATATTTTGATGATCCTAATATAAGTCATGCTTTTAGATTTTGTAGAGATTATGCAGAAGAATATAAAACGATACCATCTAGAGATGCTATTATAAATTCTTCTGAAAATCCTGATGATATAAGAAGAATAATAGATCAATCAGAACAAACAGATTTTAACGTAACAGATAGTTATGAGTTTTTACTTAATCAGTCTAATGATTATTTAAAAGAAAAAGCTCTTAAACTTGCTATTATAGAATCTGTTGATGATGTTGAAGATCCTGAAAGAAGAAATATAATACAAAAAAGAATTGAAGAAGCATTAATTAAAGATATTAAAGTTGATCTTGGATTAAAATATTTTGAAGATTTAGGAGTAAGACTTAGAAGGATATTTACAACAACTGAAAATAGAATACCAACATATTTTCCAGTATTTGATGAACTTATCAATGGTGGATTCCCACCCCTTACATTTAATGTTTTAACAGCAAAAATTCATGGTGGTAAATCAAACACAATGGCTAATTTTGCTGCAAGACAAGTTAAAAATGGTCATAATGTAGTAATTCTTACATTAGAAATGTCTCAAGATGCTTTTGCTCAAAGATTTGATGGTATTTATTCTGGTCTTGATGTTAATAGAATGTATCTATCAAGAAATTATAAAAGAAATCTTATGAATAGATTATCTGCTGTTAAAGATACTGAAAATAGAGGGGAATTATTTATAAAACAATATCCAACAGGTAATGCTTCAATACTGGATTTTAGAATATATTTAAGAGAGTTAATGTTGAGAGGCATAAATATTGATATAGTATATGTGGATTATATTAATTTGATGAAAGCTGCATATAAAGTTGATAATAATATGTATTCTGCGATAAAGAGAGTGTCAGAAGAAATAAGAGCATTATCATTTGAGTTTAAATGTCCTTTTGTATCAGTTAGTCAGTTAAATAGAGAGGGTTTTTTTATAAATTTTAATGAGACTGATTTCAATCATATTGCCGAATCAATGGGCATACCTGCAACTGCTGATTTTATGGCTATAATGGGAACAGATGAGGAACAAATGGTATATGAATCTGAAATTCTTTATAAAATTACTAAATCAAGGATTGGGGGAAGGGTAGGTCATATAGAGAGATTTTATCTTGACAAAAAAAGCTTAAAAATGTATGATAGTTGTGAATTGGATGAATGGATTGATGAAGCTACTGTTTCAGGTGATGAAAGGGGGAGAGTAGATCATGAAAATTTAGAAGAAAACAATACAAGAAGAAGGAGAAGAAGGGAATAATGTTATCTTCTAAACAAATAAAAATGCTTCATTTATTAGATAAACAAGTTGAAACATGTAAAAAATGTAGTTTATCTATGAATGGTACTGCAATTCCATTTTGGACTTCAAATGCTAAATATGTTATAATTGCTGAAGCACCTGGATGGAATGAAGTTAGGAGACAAACCCCTTTTGTTGGTGCTGCTGGTGAAATATTAACGAAAGAATTATCTAATGCAGGACTTGAATCAAAAGATTTTTTGATTATAAATACTGTTCAATGCAGACCAGTATCAGGAACAAGAAATGGAAAACCGAATGAAGATCAAATAATTACTTGTCAGGATTATTTAAGAAAATATATTAAAGTTGTAAATCCTGAAAAAATACTTTGTTTGGGAAATTATGCTAAATATATATTTACAGGAAACTTTTATGGTATTTTAGGTCAAAGGGGAGAATTTAATTCTTTCAAATTAAAAGGAAGTAATATAGAATATCCTGTTTTATTTACTATTCATCCTGCTTATTGTATTTATAATTCAGGAGAAGGAATACCAATTTTAAGAAATGATATTGTTTTATTTAGAGATACTAAATTTGAAAGAAAAAGTGATTGGTTATTTTCTGAAGATGATTTTAGAATATAGAAGGGAGAATAATAATGGCTAAAGAAGATGGGTTTCCGTTTCCATTTGGTATAATATTTTTTGGTATTGTTATGTATAATCTTTTTTTCGGTGGTGATGATGTAGATGATAAGAAGATTGATATTATAGAAAATAGTAAACCTGAAATTGAAGAAGTTGATAAATCAAAAAAATCAGTAGTGGATAAATTAGTTTCAAAAGTAAAAGAAGAATTTAAAAATACAAAAGAAGAAATAGAAAACGATAATGATAATGAAAATGAAGATAAATTTTCTAATGATGATTTATATGGTTCAACGGAAGATAAATGGTAATATGGGGATGTAGACCAACGGCAGAGTCAATAGTCTTAGAAGCTATTCAGTGGTGGTTCGAATCCACCCATCCCTACCACAAGGGGATATAGCCGAATTTTGGTATAGGCACTTGATTCAAAATCAAGAATCTGAAGGTTCGAATCCTTCTATCCCTACCAATTAAAAATGTTATATATCAGAAAAGTATAATGGGGGGGTAGGCCAACGGCAGAGTCAAAGGACTTAAAATCCTTCCAGTGTGGGTTCGAATCCCACCCCCCCTACCAAAAAGAAAGGAGTAAAATATATTAAATAGGATGGACATAAAATATGTTTAAAAATTGTTATTATAATACAAAAAAATCTGAAATACATTTATGGGAACAAATTAATGGAGAAAATTTATATGATGTAATACCTTGGACACCTTATCTATTTTTACCTTCCACAGAAAAAGAAGCAGATGCTAAAACTATTTTTGGAAAAAATGTAAGTAAAAGAAATTTTAATTCATATTATGATTATTATAATTTTTTACAAGAACATAATAATCATAATGTTTTTGAGAATAATGTAAAGAATGAAATTCAATTTCTTGCTGAAAGATATTATGGTATTCCAGATGATAAAATGGATGTACCTGCTTTAAAAGTATATTATACTGATATTGAAGTACTTCCTGAACGTGGGTTTCCTGATTGGAAAAACCCCAAAGATCCTGTAATTCTTGCAACAATTAGAAATGGATTAAATTGTAATAATGTTACATTTGGTTATGATCCTTTTAGGTTAAGACTATATACAGGAAATTATAAGAGTTCAAAATATATTTCATGTGATAGTGAAGAAGATTTGATAAGAAGATATTTTGCTTATCTAAATAAATTTCCATGTGATGTTTTAAGTGGATATAATATTTGGTCATTTGATCTTCCTTATATGATTAATAGAGCAAATGTTTTATGGGGAGAAGAAGAAGGAAAGAAAATGTATAGTAAAATGTCTCCTATTAATGTTGTTAATGTATGGAAACAAAAAAGTTCAGATGAAATGAATATTGATATAGCAGGACTTACTATACTTGATTATTATAATGTATATAAATGGTATGGTAAAAATCTTGAAAGATATACTCTTGAATATGTATGTCAAACTGAATTAGGTGTTGGTAAGTTAGAAAATTCATATGATTCAATGAGAGAACAAGTTGAGGAAGATTGGAATGAATTTGTTGATTATAATATTATAGATTGTGAAAGAGTAAATGATTTAGAAAATAAACTTGGTTATATTCGAATGATTCAAGCATTAAGTTTGCTTTGTAAATCACCTATGAGAAACTATAATGCTCAAACTCAATTGATAGAAGGATTAATGCTTTCTTATTATAGAAGAAATAGATTATGTGCTCCACATTTTGCTGGTGGGGAACAAAAACCTTTTCCTGCTGCTCATGTTAAAGAACCTCAAAAGGGTATGCATGAATGGGTAGTAGATATTGATATTACTTCATCTTATCCATCTCATATTATTGCTTTAAATATGTCTAATGAAACATTTTTTGGAAGAATAATAAGATTACAAGAAGAAGAAATATTATCTTATACAAGAAATAGGGAATTTCCTGAATTTAAAATTGTTAAAGAAGTAAAAGGAGAATGGAAACTTATTTCTATTGAGGGAAATTCACTTAGAAAATTTAATATTGCATTAAAAAAAGGATTATTTGCAATATCTCCATGTGGTTCTATATTTATTACGAATAAAGAAGGTGTTGTTGCCAAGGTTGAAAAGAATGTATTTTTTAAACGTAAAGAAGTAAAAGGTAAGAGAAAGGAATATGGTTTAAAAGCTAATAAATGTGAAGGACTTGAACAAAAGAAATATAAAGAAAGAGAAAGAGAACTTGATTCATTACAACTTGCTTTGAAAATTATGATGAATGCTTTTTTTGGTATATTATCTGTTCCTTATTCAAGATATTTTAATGTTCATATAGCAGAAGCTATTACAGCTTGTGGTAGACATACTATTAAATCAGGACAAACATTTTGTAATGATTTATTGAATGGTAATTTTCTTCTTGAACATGATCAAGGATTTCAATGGAATTTTAATGATTTACTTGATTCTTTGCAAGCAACTTGGGAAGGGAATTCTGAAAGAAAAGATTTTGTGAAATATATAGATACCGATTCATTGTTTGTTGGATTAGGTGAATGGATAAAAGATATTAATAGTTCATTATGGGAAGAAATAGATGATGATGAAAAGATTGAACTTATTAAAGAAATATCTGCTCTTATGGAGCAATATATTGATAGTAGAATATTTAATGAAACTCAATTAAGAGATTATAATTCTCAAGTAAAAGATTTTAAGATTGCTTTTAAACAAGAGATTATTGCTAAAACAGCTTTATTTGTGAAGAAAAAGAAATATGCTTATTGGTTATTGAATAAAGAAGGTGTTCCTAAGAACGATATTAAAGTAACTGGTCTTGAAATTGTAAGGTCTGAATCTGCTGAAGCTATTAGACCAAGATTAAAATCTATTATGGAAATGATAATGAAGCAGAAAAATGATGAAGATATTGGGAAAGCTATGAGGAAGTATAAGAAAGAGTTAAATCAACTTACTCCTGAAGATTTAGCAGCTAATATAGGTATCAATAATATAAGGAAATATTTAGGTGGCGGTATTCCAAAAAAAGGTACTCCTTGGCATGTTAAGGGGGTTTATAGCTATAGACTTTTATTGAAGGAACTTGGTATAGAAAATAAATATGAGGATATACATGAAGGTCTAAAGGCAAAAGTTATCTATATTAAAAAGAATCCATATAATATAGAAACAATTACTTTTCATGAATGGCCCAAAGAATTTGATGATGTTGTTCAGTTTGATTCAGAAACAATGATTGATAAATTTTTTGTTAAGAAAGTAAGATTGCTTCTTAATCCAATAGGAAAAGAAGCAATTATAGATAGTGATATGAGTGGTGTTAGAGCATTTTTCTAAACATTTTCTCAATTTTACTTTCTTTTGGTTCTTCTTTTTTTTGTGGTGGTTCTTCCTGTTCAGGTGGTGGTTCTTCTTCTTGATCAGGGGGAACTTCCAATTTAGTTTTAGTTGGTTTTGTTTCTTTATTTACATTTTTCCATTTACTTTTTTTATCTCTTAAATCAGATACAATAGCATCATTAGATTCACTTTCTTCTTTATTTGCCATTGCTGCTAAAGCATCTTCAATTATTTTTATATATCTTTTAACCTTTTCAGGGGGATAATCACCACCAACTTTAGGTTCTGGAAGATTTAATGCTTTTGATATAACATTTTCTTCTGTTAAATATCTGAAATATCTCATTGTTTCTCCTATTTTGGTGTGATATCTATTCTTCCTATTTTTATTTTACATTCTTTAGCAATTTTACCGAATTTTTTTTGTATTTCAGTTAATTCATTTTCATCAGCAAATTTATATCCATTTTTTATATTGATTATAGTTCCATAAGAAGTAACAATATAATCATTTTTACCTTCATTTAAGTATTTTTCTATTTTATTCATATTTAATCTCCTATTATACTGGTTCAGTATCATATCCTTTACACTTCGGACATTTCACTTCAAATGTATTTCTTCCTAATTTCTTTTTGAATTTATGACCACATTCCATGCATTGCATTTGTGTTGATGATGTTTTACCTTCAACTAATTTAGCTTTTAATTTTCCAGTTTTTACCTTTTTAATAAAACTTTTTATGTCTCCCATATTGACAACACCTTTACCAACTCCTGCTTTATATACAGTTCCATCTAAATTAAAATATGCTTTATTAATATCAAAGGGATCATTTGCTATTTTTTTCCCTTTTCTTTGTATAGCTGTTATTATTTCTGATGGTGTATTTTGTGAATATCCTTCTCCTAAGTATTTATCTATTAAATTCATATTTTATTCCTCTATTTTATATTTATTTCATTATCTAGTTTTTTTGCATCAAATCCTTTTATTTCCATTATAGATTTTGACATTCTTCTATCACCGAACCACCAAGTAACACAAGAAATAGTAAGATAAGTTACTATGCTTGTTACATCATTAAATATATTTGTTGCTTGTAATGCAGTAATGGTTAGTCCTTCTAAATTCATTATTTTCCATGCCATCCATGTAATCCATGTAGTTATACCACATAGATAAATTGTTAATGCTGGTCTAATCAATCCTCTTAAAAAATCAACAAACCCAAATAGGATAGCTATTATACTTGCTACTGGAATAGTAATTATTTTTGCCCATTTATTTTCTACAGTTAATAAAGAATCAATCCATTTATTATTAAATAATGATTTGTTTCCTTCTTTTTGAGATTCTATATAAGCTTTGGCATCTTCTAATTCAATTGCTCCTTCTGCTTGTGCTTGAGTAATTTTTATATTAGCTTTTGCTTCTAAAATCATTGCTTTGGTTTCAAGTTCTACCATTTTAGCTTCATGACTGAATTCTAATTTTTTTGTTTCAAGTTCTATTTTTGCTTGTTTATGTTTGAAAAATGCACCAACAACATTACCTATAATTCCTGTCACACCGCCAAGTATAGTTTCTATTAACATGATATTCTCCTTATATTATATGTTCACCAATTATTTTTAATTTGAATGGTTCATATTTCATATAATTCATAAATTTTCTTAAAGTAATTCTTGAATTTAGTATGGCTTGTTGTCCATATAATTCACCAAATTGTTTTCCTACTAATATACATCCATTTACATGAGTTCTGAATCCTTTTGATATATCACCAGCAACATTTCCACTATGCATAAGTATCCAACTTCTTCCATTTACATCAGTAATCCAATATATTCTACCAAATTTCGGAGATTGTCTTATTTTAACTATATATTCACCAGTAGGTATACATGATATGTTTCTTTTATTATTTCTCCAAGGAAGTTCTAATGTTTTACAATCAAATCCATCTGTTGCTAATATACCTTTTGTTCCTTGGTTACTGGTTGTAGTTCTAAACAAATAAACTTTTTTTAACATAATTCGCCATTATTGTTTTATTTTTTTAGTAGTATCAGTTATTCCATTAAAGGTATTTAAATACTTTATTGCATGTTCATTTTTAATAACTTTTTCTGTTACTATATTAATTTTTTCATCTCTATTTATATCTTGATTAAAATTAAATCCTATTACTCCTGATGTTATTCCAACTAAAATAAGAAGTATAGTTACTATTTGGTTCCATTTAGGTCTATTATCCATTTTTTTATTTATTTCTTCAAATTTATCGTTACATCTATCTGATTGTTCTATACATGGATATGGTTTATTTTTTAATTCTTTTATATCTGCTTTCAATTCAGTTATAGTTGAACATAAAGAACTCATTTTAGTATCAAATGCTGTTTTTACTTCAATTAATAAATCATGATCGTTGCTCATTTTTTCTCCTTATTTTATTTATTACAATCATATCATATGTATAGAATTTTTTTTCTATTTTTTATTAAAATATGATTTTTTATTCTAAGATATATTTATAAAAAAATAGAAAAAAATACAAAATATGATTTCAATTAGATAAAAAAATATAAATATTAGTGATATGAAATTACTTTTAGAAAAAATTGATGGATATTTATCAATACAAGAAAAAAAAGATGCTATTTCTTTATCTTTAAATATGGGTAGAGATTTAGAAGATATAATTGAAATTATTAAAAAATCTAATGATAAAGATAAAATTCTTTCTATATTGGATAAAGATATAAGAGAACAAGTAATGAAATTAATTGATGGGGGGATTATGTGATGAATATGAGGAAAATTGAAAAATATTTAATTGATGATAAAATTTATGAATCAAGTGATGATAAGAAAATTCAAATGTATAGAGAAGGAGTATATTCATTGAGAAATGCATTTAATGAATTTAGTCAGTATTATATGAAAGCTATGGGATTGATGATGCAAGGAAAAAAAGTTGTAAATCCTAAATATAAAAAGATGAGAGATTCAATATCAATAGCATATGAAAAAATGGATGATTCTATTTCAAAGCATTTAGAATCTATTAATAAGGATGCTGAAGAAATGGAAAGGAGATAATAATGGGAGAACATCTTAGAAAAATTTTAAATGAAGCAGTTAAGAAAAAAAATAATGATACTAAAAAAAAGAATGACGATACTAAAAAAAATGGTAAAAATAAAAAAATGCTTAATAAGCTTCATGAATTGGATGATAGAATTGAAGAATTTATTGATAGCTTAGAAGATCAAATTATAGCTGTTGAAGATAATCCAATGTTTGTTAAAAAAGCTCATCAACTTTTAGCTGATATGTCTAAAGAATATTCTGAATTTATAATGGCATTAAGAGCTATTGTTAATGCTGTTGATAGAAAGGGTCAAGTTTTACCTGCATTTGAGAAACAAGAATCAAGAGTAAGAGATGTATTAGATGGGCAAGGAAATGGACCACCACCTACTGATGAAGAAGCACCACCTGAAGAAGAATTACCACCTGAAGAAGATGAAGATGATGGTGATGAATATGAATTAAAGGTTGCTAAAAAAGGTGATAAGAAAAAGAAAGATAAAAAGAAAAAAAGTCCTGTAAAAGAAGCATTAGAAATGGTAAGTGAATCAAATGAAGATACTGCATTTAGAGAAATGTCATTTTGGTTAAAAAATATGAAACAGAAAATGAATAAATGTGAATCTTCAGTTAAGAAAAAGGTTATTGATATGAATGTAGCTGATACATTTATGAGACTTGCTAAAGTCGATGAAGAAGATTTTTTTGATTATTTTTGGGGTTAGATATGAATTTATTTGATAAGATAGATGATATTCTTGAACAAGAGAATAATATATTACCTAAAGGAAAGACTAAGGTGGATACTAGTTTTTCATTTGATGAAAAAATATTTTCAAAAATGGCAAATTTTATAATTAATCTTGAACCAGATAAATTAACTGATTCTCAAATTGAAGAAGTAATAGATATGATAGAAAAACTTGAAGTTGAAGTTGAAGATATACAGGAAGAAGGAAATCCTAAACTTGCTAGAATGTCAACTTCAACTAAAAATCAAGCATCAAAAAAATGGTATAGTACAAATAAAACACAAATTAAAAAAAGGAAAGAAAGATTAAAAAGAAGTTCTGAAGGTAGGAAAAGATTAAGAACTAAAGAAAGATTAGAAAGTCAAGGAAGAACATCTACAGGAAGAAGAAAAGTTAAATATCATGTAAGAAAGAGAAGTGATAGAAATAACTAAAAGAAAATTTCTGTAACTATTTTAAAATAATAGGAGAATAGATAATGAGAATTATAGATAAAATTGAATCACAAATTGATAAAATAGAAAATAGGTTAGATAGAGTATTAGAAGCTAAAAGAAAAGTTGGTGGTAAAGAATATGATGAGTTCTTTAAAAAAATGTTAAAGAAATGGAAAGTAAAAAGCTATAAAGATCTTCCCAAAAATAAACAAGATGATTTTTTTAATGAGGTAGATAAAAAATGGAATGCATCAGGAGAAACAAAGAAGAAAAAAGGTGGGAAGGTATATGGATATGATGATTAATATTTAAAAAAAGGAGATAAACTAATGAGTGATATTCAGAAAAAACTTGAAGATTACCTAAATGATAAAGATTCTGATGAATACTATCCTGAAGAAGATGTTTCAATGATGAATAAAATGATGGAATTTATTATTAATCTTAATACTGATAATCTTTCTGAAGATCAAGTTGAAGAATTGACAGAAATAATTGATCAAATTGCAGATGATAACATTGATAATATTTTTGATGATGATGTTGAAGAAGCTGTAACAGCAAGAAAAGTTAAAATCAAACCTTCTGATAAAAGAAAAAGAAGAATGGAATATAGAAGGAATAGAGCAGCTTTAAAATTGAAAGCTAAAAAATTCAGAAGAACCACTAAATATAAACAATGGAATAGAATGAAGAAAAGAAAAGTATCTCAAGGTAAAACTGCAAGAGGAAAGAGAATTAGAAAATTTATGTAGATGAAGAAATACAAAAGAAATAAAAATGAACGTGAATATATACCAGAATATACTGAAAAATATTGTGGAACATATCCAATAGTATGTAGATCTTCATGGGAATATAAAGTATGTCAGTGGCTTGATTATAACAAACAAGTTTTAGAATGGTCAAGTGAGGGACATAGAATACCTTATTTTGATGGTCTTAAAGGTAAAAATAGAATATATTATCCTGATTTTTATGTAATGTTTAAAAATAGAAAGAAGTTTATTATAGAAGTAAAACCAGAAAAAGATTTAAGAATGCCAAGAAAAAAAGGTGGGAAAAGTAAAAAAACAATGATGATGAGAGAAACTACATTTCTTACTAATCAAGCAAAATTTAAAGCAGCAAAAATGTATTGTAAAAAACTTGGTTATGAATTTATAATATTAACAGAAAAGGATTTATTTAGGAATAATAAATGAGATTTAAAAGTTATTTGGTAATATTAAATAAATGGAAAATAGATTATGAATTTAATAGATAAATATTTATGTGAAGATATATTTGGTAGAAATAGAAAAAGAAAACAAATTTATGATAAATTAGAAGGAAATAAAAAGAAAGAATATAAAGAAACTGTAAAATCTGAAACTGATTATTATAAAAAAGTTAGTGATGCTTTAAAGAGTATAAAATTAAGTAAATATAATTTGAGTACTGATAAAGGATGGAGTGAATATAGAAAAGATATAAAAAAAGAATTGAATAAGAGAATACCTAATATATTTTCTGATAAACATATTATTAATTTAACAAAAGATAAAATTAGTATAGCAGGATGGGGAAAATTTAATTTTAATACAGAAATGGATAAATGGGATTATTTAACATCAGTCGTAATGAAAATTAAAGGTTATATTGATCCTGATAATCATAAAGAATGGCTAAATAAATAAGGAGATAAAAATGGGAGATGAATTATTAAAAAAATTAGATATGTTTGTGTCTGAAACATATGTAAAAGGGGATATGGTTGATGGAACAAGACCAATTCAATTTTTAAATTGGTGGGGGGATTTTAGACCAGGAGATAGAGTAGAAGCATTATTTGGTGATGATTATATTAGTCTTGCTGGTACTAATGCTGAAGGTCATTTTGCAGGAGTTAAGAAAGAAATGGAACTTGAAGATTCTGATGAAATAGATGAATTTAAAGCTGGTCAAGGACAAGTTTGGAATTTTGTTTAATAAGGAGAATTGATATGGATTTAATGGAAAAGATTGATTTAAAATTAAATGAAGCTAATGTAAGTGGATTGGAACGTAATTTTAATGATCTTATAAAAAAATCAAAAGAATTTAATAAAATAACTAGTAACATTAGTAAAGAAATAGAAAAAATGGAAGATATTGTTGGTGGAACATCTATGATAAGCGATTTGGATTATAATAGAGATAAATCAAATATGAGTCAAGCAATTATTAGATATATTGATGCTGTTCGTACTATGTTAATTGAATATAAAAGAATGCAATAAGATTAGATTAAATAAATGAATTTAGTAAGGAGAATTGATATGAATATAATGGAAAAGATTGATTTGAAATTAAATGAATCATCATCTAATGTAAATGGTGTTGCTGATGCTATGACAAGAGCGATAATGGGTGAAAAGAGAATTGCTATTTCTCAATTAGAAAAATTACTTCCTTTGGAATATTCTACATTTGGTGATATAAAAGATTATAATAAAGTTTATGGAATTCTTTTTAATGATATTAAAAAGGCGATAAATAAATCATTAAAATCAGCAAAATATCTTAATGCTTCACCTAAAGAAATCATAAAAGGGTTAGGAAAATAATATGGATTTAATAGAAAAATATATAGGTGAAGCCAAATATATTCCTAATATGAAATTTGATTCTTCTAAATATGATAAAAGTAGTCTTGCTGATGCATTAGAACAAATTGCTAAAGTAATGAAAGGTAAAGAAGGGGAAATAACTGCTAATGTTTCATGGGCAATGAAAAAAGGTGATAAAAAGAAAGTTAAAAAATTAATTAATACATATGGAAAGTATATAATTGGTGGGCAAGGTACAGTTAATCAAATAATAGATTGGATGAAATAAATGGCTTTAAGACATATTTATAGAAAGAAGTTTAAAGGTGTTGCTCTACGTTCAGGTCATTTTTATAGATTTAAATATCAAGCTTGGGAACATGATCCAAAACCTACTGTAATTTTTATGGCATCTATAGAAGGTATTCATCAAAATTCAGGGCATCAATGGAGAATATTTCAATGTATCAATTTTACTTATATTCCAAGAGCACAAAGAAAAAGATTTTTAAAGATATGGATGAAAGAATTAGATAGATCAGGAAATATAAAATTTACATGGAGAAAGGTTATATCAAAATATCCATATTTAAAACCAGCTATAAGAAGATATTTTTTTAAACCTAATTATTATATAAGAAATTTAGAAGAAATACCATTTGATAATATAGAAAAAGTAGTTGTATCAACATTTTCGAAAGATTTTAGTAAGAAAATAACAACAGCTTTACTAAGTAAATTTAAGAAAGCTATAACATTTAGAAAAAAGAAAAAAACTAAAAGGAAAAAATAATGGCAGACAAAACATATATAGAATTAAGCAGAAATAATAAGTCTACTGTACAATTAAATGTATGGAATAGAAGTACAGGAGAAGCTTTTTATCCTTCTGGTGCTTATTATCAAATTAAAGGGTCTATAAAAGATAATGTTTTAGTTTCACGTTCTGCTGCAAGAGTTTATAAAAATCAAATATGGACAACAGTAACTCAAACGATAACAGCTAGTGCTGCTGAATATGATCTTTATTGGGAAATACATAGAAATGATGGTGATATCACAAATCATTGCACAAAAATTTTAGTTACAGATATTTGTTAGAGGATATATGGCAGATTTATATTATGAAATAGTATTTAGATCATCAAGTTCAAGTAGCTCAAGCAGTTCAAGTTCTTTAAGTTCTAGTTCTAGTTCTGTTTCTAGTTCTTCTACAAGTACAGGATAAATATGAGTTTTAAATCACAACAAAATTTAGCTTTTTATATTACTATAAGATCATCTTCAAGTAGTTCAAGTAGTAGTTCTATAAGTTCAAGCTCTGAAAGTAGCAGTTCTATAAGTTCAAGCTCTGAAAGTAGTAGTTCTATAAGTTCAAGCTCTGAAAGTAGCAGTTCTATAAGTTCAAGCTCTGAAAGTAGCAGTTCTATAAGTTCAAGCTCTGAATCTTCAAGTTCAAGCTCTGAAAGTAGCAGTTCTATAAGTTCAAGCTCTGAAAGTAGCAGTTCTATAAGTTCAAGCTCTGAATCTTCAAGCTCAAGTAGTAAAAGTTCTTCAAGTAGTGAGAGTGCAACAGAACAAATAATTCTTTTAATGCATATGGATGATGTAGGATTGACTGATTCATCAAATTATAGTCATAGTGTAACTTTAAATGGTGCTGTAAGGTCTGGAACGTCTAAATTTGGAAGTTATTCATGTCATGTAGCAGCAAATACTTGGCTTGATGTTGCTCATCATTCAGTACTTGCTTTTGGTGATAAAGATTTTACTATTGATTGCTGGATGCGTCTTGTAGATTATCCTGGTGATTCTCATTTTATAAGTAAAAGTATTACTGCTAATTCTTATCGTTGGGGAAAACTTCAAACACAAGGAGCAGGAAGACCAACATTTGCTGTAGCTACTGCTGGTGCTGGTGCATGGACTCATGTTGGTGGTTCATATTATATTGGAGCAGCATCATGGAGACATTTTGCTTTTGAGAGATATGGAAATAATTTATATTTCTATTGGAATGGAACAAAAGATAATTCACCTGTAGCATTTTCTGGAACGATATATGATAATGGAGATCCATTAAGAATTGGATTTGATGGTGATGGAAGTAATAATATAGATATGTATATTGATGAACTTAGAATATTAAATTATGCAGCATATCAAGGAGTAGATTTTACACCACCATCTTCTCCATATGCTAATCCATAAAAAAATCTTTACAATTTATAAATAATATGATATGGTACTTTTATGATTAATATTATTAAAGAATGTAAAAATCCTCAAATTTTGGTTGTTACTCCATTATTACCAGATCATAATATAAGCAAGCATACCAAAAAAACATTAAAAAGGAATAAAACTCCTTTTTATTGGATATCAAGTGCAGGTAATAAAAACATACCCACAAATGCCATAGAGGGCATTAAATGGTTTAAAAATAAGTTTGGTAAGCTACCACCTTACTATATGATGATTGATCGTGATATTGAAGCTGGTAGGAATTTACTTGACAAATTATATGATAAATTGAATAATATGAATTCAAATATTGGGTATTGTTATGCATCATTTCAGTTTAAGGGGCATATAAATGCTAGTTTTCCAGCAATGCCTTATGATATTAATAGGTTAATTCAAGGTAATTATATAAGTTCGAATTCGTTATTTAGATCGACTGTGATTGAAAAAGTTAAGCTTGTAACTGATAATAAATATAAGAGATTATTAGATTATGCATTTTTATTGAAATGTTTTGCGAATGGTTATATTGGTGTTCCTGAACCAAATGCATATTTTATAGCTCATAGTACAAAAAATGATATATCGGCAGGATCAAATGATGATTATCATTTAAAATATATGAGAGTTTTTAAAGATTTTATTAAACCATTGATAAAAAATACTTGACATTAGCGTTTTTATGATATATGATTTGAATATAAGTTAATGGTTTATTTATATTGGATTAATAATCTATAACAAAAAGGAGAAAATGATGCCATTTGACGATTTTTTTGGAGATGATGATTTTTTGATTGATCCTGAAGATATAGAACAATCTTCAGAAGAAGCTTGGAATACAGGTAGTCAATCTGATATTTTTGCTTCAGGTGAAAATCAAGATATTTTTTCTACAAAATGTAATTAATTTTTTATGTTTTCCTTTGTTAAGATAAGATTATAATTATAGTTTTATTTTGACTCCTTTTAGTTAAGGGGGGGATGCCAAGCATCTCCCCTTTTTTCTTTTTCTTTTTCTTTTTCTTTTAAAATCTCCCTAAAATATATAAATAATAATTAGATATAATTAATGTAGGATATCTATGTTCAAAGGGGGGTATTATGAATACACAAGAAAAAATGGAAAAATATTTAAATAGGAAAGCTACTTATAAACCTGTAGATACTATTGATAATGTATTTTTTAAATCAATTGATACAGCTAAAAAAAATCAAGTAATATATAAGAAGAAAATGGATAAGATGCTTATAAGAGATTCTGAAGGTAATATTATATTTGAATTTGATGAAGGTATCATGGAATCTGAAGATGGTGTGATGGCTTATACTACTGCTCATCCTCATGGTGGTAGAGGAAGACAAGGGCATAATAAAGGAATTGTTTGTCCTCATTGTGGTAAAACTATAGATTTAAGGTAAGGAGATAATATGTCTGTAACTGAATACACTACTAAAAGTTTTTTTGAATTAACGGGTGTTGAAAGAAATTCATTTAGTTTTTTAAGATTATTTAATATTTTATTAGATGAAGATAGAGAAACTAAATTTATGAATATTTTTAGAAGTTATATAGTTAATGAAGATATTCTTAGTGATATTTCATTTTTTGAAACATATGAAGTATCAAATGGTGAATATTGGGATAATGTTTCTTATAATCTTTATAATACTCCTTATTTATGGTGGGTTATAGCACTATTAAATAATATTTCAAATCCATTTGAAGAACTTGAAGATGGTGATTTATTAAATGTTTTGAGAGATGATTATGTATATCAATTAATAACAGATCTTGAAAAAATAGCGGAAGAATAATATGCAAACAGATTATGATAAAGGAAAGGTAGAACTTAAAAAAAATATTTTTAGTGTATTGTTAATTACAGAAAAACAACCTATTGTTTTAAACAATGCAGATATTAATAAATTATATTTTATAGAAGATATATTTAAGTTCTGTCTTACTGGAACTATTACTATAAATGATAGATATAATATAATGCAATATGGCCCATTTACAGGAAATGAAAAGTTAGCTATTATATATTCTGTTGGGAAAGATGGAAAACAAAAGAATAGAGAATTAATTTTTGACATATGGAAAGTTGGTAAGATTCAACAAACAGGTTCAGGTATGAGAGAAGAAAGTGATAATCTTATTACTATGAATTTTGTTGATCCATTTTATACTGGTTTTTCTTTAAGAAAATATAGTAGAAGTTGGAGTGATAAATATTATTCTGATATAATGAAAGATATATTGAATAATATGGTATTTTTTAAACAAGCTGGTAGAGTTTTTAATGTAGAAGAAAGTAGTAATAAAACAGATTTTATTATTCCCTATTGGAATCCTCAAACAGCTATGAGATGGTTAATGAGAAGGGCAAAGGGGAAAGATTCAGGAACAAGTGGGTATTTATGTTTTAATAATACAGATAAAGGAATTAGTCATAATCTTGTTACAATGAATTACTTGTTATATGATTTAGGAAAAACATATGATCCTATAAAATATTCATTTGATAAAGCAGAAGTATCTGCTGAAAATAAGATCCTTGAATGGTGGATGAGTGGGCTTGATAGAAATTCAAATTCAGTTTTAAGAGGTGGAGTATGGAAAGGATATGATTTTAATACAAAGAAATTATTAAATCATGAATATGTATATTCAGATGGGGCTGATAATACTGTTATGCTAGGCAGTAAAACTTTATATAATCAAATGGATGATGTTTTATCATCAAATGTTATTGTTGGTGGGAATGATGATTTTCTTCTTGATAATATAGCTTATAATGATTGGTCAAAAAGATATAATATGCAATTTATTGTAAATTTAATTGTTGAAGGACATGAAAAAAGATTTGCAGGACAGCAAATACAGATAGCTTGGCCTAGTGCATTTAGAAATAAAGGAGATTATGTAGCTTATAACGATTTGCTTGAAGGTAAATATTTAATAAAAAGTGTCACTCATTCATTTGATCCAGGTAGTACATATCCATATAGGCAAAGATTAGTTTTAATTAAAAATGCATATACAAATATTGATAGTAAAATTTTATATAAATCAAAAATAACAAATATACGTCAAGAAGGAGATATTCAACAAATAAGAATATTAAGTAAATAGGAGTAATAATGCTTAAAAATCCACCAAAAGATTTAAGAATTAATATTGAAAATTTAACTGGTTTTTATCGTGGTGTTGTTGAAGATAATAAAGATCCATTAAAAGCAGGTAGAGTTAGAATAAGAATACATGGATTACATACACCAAAGATTACAAAGAATGATATAGAAGGTATACCAACAGATGAATTACCTTGGGCTGAACCTTGTATGCCTATTCATGAAGGATCTATAAGTGGATTTGGTTCATGGGCTGTTCCATTACAAGGGTCACAAGTAATGGTATTTTTTGAAAATTCTAATCCTTCTGAACCAAGATATTTTGCTTCTTTGCCAGGAATACCTGAATCAAAGGAACAATATTCAAATAATAATAGAGAAACAAATAAAAGTGATGGCTTTAAAGATCCTGATGGGCAATATCCTGTTAATGGTAGATTAGGTGAACCTGATTTTCATAGATTATCAAGAGGAATATCAAAAGAAACTTTAGTAACAACAAAAAATAATGAAAGAGATTTAGGTGTTCCAACAGCTTTGGGTGGTAGTTGGTCGGAACCCATTTCACCTTATAATTCACAATATCCTCATAATCATGTTATTGCTACTCATGGTGGAATAACAATTGAATTAGATTCAACTCCTGGTTCTACTAGATTACATCTTTATCATCCATCTAATAGTTTTATTGAAATTGATAATAATGGAAATATGGTTGTTAAAAATGATGGAGAAAAATATGAAATAATTGCTGAAGGTAAAAACATTCATATTAAACAACAAAGAAATCTTACTATAGATGCAGGATCAAAAAAGAGAATAGCTGAAGATGAAACTATAGAAATAAATGGTAGCAAAGAAGAACAAATTACAAATAACATGAGTCAAACTATTGGTGGTAATAAAACAGAAGATATTGGTGGTAATAAAACAGAAGATATTGATGGTAATAAAACAGAAGATATTGATGGTAATAAAACAGAAGATATTGGTGGTAATAAAACAGAAGATATTGGTGGTGCATTAAATATTACTGTAACAGGAGCAGCTAATATTACATCAGATGGTACTACTACTGTTACTGCTCCTACAATAAATTTAACAGGAACAGTAAATCTTGCTAATCAAGGATCATTAAAGAAAATAATGAATGCTACTGCTGCTTCAGTGTATAATTCTCATACTCATAAAGAAAATGGTGATGGTGGGGGAACTACTGATCCACCTAATCAACAAATGAGTTCTAGTGAATTAACAACAAATACTCAAGCAAGCTAGGAGAAGATATGACTTGTAATCAAAATAATAGTATAGATCCTTTACAAAATATTATAGATACAAGTACAGGGGAGATAGATACACTTGAAGCACAAGCAAGAGGGATAACTCCATATGTAGATGATTTTAGATCTCAAGGAACAGGTTTTGATCCTAATAGCATATCTCCATCTAGTACTATTAATACTGCTTTAAATGCTTTGACTTCTGAAGTTTTATGTGCATCAGTATCAGATATTGAACCTATAAATGATCTTGTAGGAGATTGTTTAAGTATTGCTTTGGCTAATATAAAAAAATATGCGAATAATGTATTGAATAATATTGAAGATGGATTAGATGCTATTAGTGAAATATTGGCATTACCTGAAAGTGATTTGATGAAAGCTTTACAAAAAATTTGGGGGCTTACTAGTGAAATTAGTGATTTAATTGCTGCAATAAATAAAAAATTACAATGTGTTTCTTTATCACAACAGGCATCAGAATATGCAGATCAAATACAATTATTACAAGATAGAGTTACTACAGTTACAGATGATTTATATCTTGCGGAAGATGGAAGTTTTGATGAAGATATATTAATGACAGGATTTGATACTGCATTAAAAGATAATATAAAATCTTTTAAAGCTAAATCAGAAATAGTTCAGAAAGAAATAAATGAAACTATTAATGCTGCTACAGGTAGTTCTACTAAAAATCCAAAGAGGTATTTTTAATGAAATTTAAAAGATATTTGAATGAAGGAATTGATTTGAAGTCTTTAAAATTTGAAAAGGCTAAATTTGAAACTGATAGAAAAATTGTAAAAGTAATTGTTAATAAATTTGATAAAGAATGGTCAAGGGATAAAAATTTTTATATTGGTAAAGGTGGAAGTGGGAATGCTATTGGTGGTAGATATAAAATGTTTAAAGAAATTATAGAAAAACCAGAAGATGAAAGAAAAAGATGGTTAGGTGAATCTCCTGAAGGAAATATTATAGTTTCTTCTGTTGATATTGATGATATTGGTAGAATATCTTTTGGAAATGGAAGACATAGATATGCTGTATTAAGAGATTTAGGTATGAAAAAAATTCCTGTTGCTATGTCTAATAAATCAATAAAAAATGCAAAAAAATATGGGTATATATAATGAGACTAACAAGATATTTGAATGAAGCAAAAGAAAAATTACAAGATTGGCAATCTTATATAAGAAGAAATAAAGAATTAAAAGTAGCTGTTGATATACTAAATAAGATAAATAAGAAGAAATATAAGGCTTATATAGTAGGTGGAAGTGTAAGAGATATTGTATTAGGTAATTTAAAACCTCATGATGTTGATATAGCAACTAATATGCCTATGGATGAATTATCTACTATGTTTAAAACATATGATATAGGTAAATCAAAAAGTTTTGGAATTGTAGTTGTGAAACAAGGTGGATATGATTTTGAAATAGCTCAGTTTAGAAATGATGGAACTTATTTTGATGGTAGAAGACCAGAATCGGTTACAATAACAGGAAAGTTTAAAGAGGATGTTGAAAGGAGAGATTTTACTATAAATGCAATGGGAATCAATTCTAAGGGTGAAATTGTAGATTATTTTGATGGTAAGAGGGATATCAAAGATAAAGTTTTAAAAACTGTTGGTGATCCTTACAAGCGGTTTGGTGAGGATTATTTGAGGATGATGAGACTTGCAAGATTTGCAGCTAAACTTGATTTTGAGGTTGATAAAAATACAAGTAAAGCAGCACAAAAATTAGCTCATAATATAACAGGACTTGCACCTGAAAGAATTAAAGATGAATTGATGAAATCTGCTTCTCAGAGTGGAGATAAATTTGCAAAATATATTGATATGTTGGATAAGTTAAAACTTCTTAAACATATATTACCTGAAATAGTTAATTTGAAATGGTATAGAGAAAATTTACAACATCATCCAGAAACAAGGGGGCAAGGTGGTACAGTATATAGTCATGTCATGGCAGCACTTAAAAAGAGTGATTCTGCTGATCCGATTAAAAATTTGGCTATACTTTTACACGATGTAGGTAAAGGTATAACTTTGTCTCATGATAAAGGATTACCCAAATATCTTGGTCATGCTAGGAAATCAATTGATTTAGTGAATGCTATAGCTGATAGATTAAGAATGAGTAATAAAGAAAAAGATGCTCTTATATTTGCAGTTGGAAATCATATGAAGTTTCATAAGATTCTTGATATGAAACCTTCTAAAATAGCTAAACTTGTTTCTGATAATAATTGGGATGTATTGGTTAGTGTTGGAAAAGCTGATGAATATGCAAGAGGACATATGTTTAGTCATGCAGGAGAATTTGAAAAAATTGTTGATAAAGCCGTTAAGGTTAAAGAAAAGTTTGGTGCTAAACAACTCAATAAACAGATTAAATTGGTGGATGGTAAAGATGTAATAAAATGGACAGGATTAAAACCTGGACCTAAAATTGGAAAGATAATAACTCAAACTACAGAATGGATAATGGACCATGATATAGAAGACAAAGAAGAAATTGAAAAATATATCAAAAAGATAACAGGAGTTTAGAATGAATTTGATAGATAAATATTTACCTGAAGCTAAAAAGAAAAAAAGAGATACTTTAGATCAAAAGAAAGCATTAAGAATTCCTACTGCTAAAGGTAGTCAATTTTTTAAAGATAAATCAAAATATAGTAGAAAAAAGAAACATAAAAAAAATGAAGAAGATATGTAAATGTTGTGGTAGAAATAGAAAAATTGGGAAGTTTGGTAAAAAAACATCTAATCCTGATGGTAAAAATATATATTGTAGGGATTGTATGAGAAAAATTACCAAAAAATATAAATCTTCTCAAAAAGGAAAATTAATACAACAGAAATGTAATGAAAAATGGAAGAAGAATAATAAAAATGCAATAAAGAAATATAATAAAGAATATTATAAAAAGAAAAAACATATCATTTTATATAATAAAAAAGCAAAAGAAGAAACAGAATGCATATTAATTACTGAAAATTCTAAAAAATGCAAACAATTAAAGATAAATAAAGATAGAAAGATAGATTCTATTAAAATAAACCCAAAGAGGATAAAAAATGGCAACAGTATTTTATAGTGATTATGATGGAAGTTTTACAAAACAGTCTGATGGAGATGTTGAAAAAGATACTGATGTGGATGCAATATTTAATAGTATAACTAATATTATTTTGACTGTTCAAGGGGAAAGAAGAATGCTACCTACTTTTGCTTCTAATGTAAAACATCTTTTGTTTGAACCTATTGATGAAATTTCTGCAAGACAAATAGCGGAAAATTTAATTGATGCTATTAAAATTTGGGAAAATAGAATTGATATTACAAGATTTGATATTGAACCATTGTATGATCAAAATGCATACAGATGTAGACTCAACTTTACAATAATAGGTAGTGATGAAGTTGAAACTGTGAGTTTTATATTAACACGATAAGGAGAATTGAATAATGGCTGAATTTACCCCTGAATATCTTTCTACAGATTTTTTAACTCTAATAGAAAAATTCAAAACAGAACTTCAAAATAGTGAAGTATTTAAAGATTATGATTTTGAAGGATCTAATATTTCTATTTTAATGGAGTTAAATGCTTATGTAAGTGAATTAAATACATTTTTTATAAATAAAATAGCAAAAAATAATTTTCTTGAAACTGCTGATGTTTATGAAGCAGCAAATAGATTGGCAAGACAAATAGGATATGAACCAAAAGGAACAAGATCTGCTAGATGTACTTTACAAGTAGCTGTATCAGGAACACAAGTAGGAGATGTTCTTAGGGTGTTGCCTTGGAAACAATTAGATTCAGGAAGACAAGATACTGATGGAAATCAAATTTTATTTGCTACTACAGCTTCAGTACAAGTTACAGCTTCAAGTACAGATACCGTTATAAATGTTCCAGTAAGACAAGGAGAATTAGTTAATTTAACTGGATATACAGGTGATGATTTAATTGATAATGAGTTAATTCTTCCTTCTGAATATGGATATGATGATGATTTAACAGATGAATTACCAAGTATTAGAGTTACAGTAAATGATACAGAATGGACAAGAGTTTCAGATTTTTATTTAGATGTTATTGAATCTTCAGATAATGTATATATGTCAATATATGATAGATATAGAAGAAATAAAATAGTATTTAATTCATCAAGAAATGTTCCCACAATAGATGATGATATATCTATAATAGCATTAGATAGTTTAGGAACAGATGGAAGTATTGGTGAAGATGCAGATGAAACATGGGTAATTAATTCAGATGAATTTATAGAACTTACTAGAGGGATAACTACTTCTTATGTTAATAATAATGTAATTACTATGTCATTAAGTGCAGCAAGTATAGGTGCTTCTGCTCCTGAAACTATTGATGAAATTAGATTTAATTCTCAATCAGCTTTGAGATCACAATTTAGAGATGTAAATGCTACAGCATATAATTCATTTTTATCAGCAAGATCAGATGTTATTAAAGCTAATGCTTATGGTGAACAAGATTTAGTTCCTTCTGGTTCAGGAGATCCACAAGAATATAATTTAGTTCATATTAGTGTTATTCCTGAAGATTTTAATAATAGTACAATTCAAACTTCAGCGGGTACTATTACTACGGATTGGAATGAAACAGAATCTATATTAATTCCAATAGGATATTCTTCTGCATGGGAAAATGAATTACTTCTTTATTTAAGACCAAGAAAAATGATATCAGCATATGAAATAATGGAAATTCCTGATTTAATATATTTTAGTTTTGAAATTGGTGTAAGAAAGAAAAGAATATATGATTTTGCTGATATTCAAACAGATGTTTTGAATAAACTTATTTATTATTTTAGGGCTGAAAATCAATTGTTTAATAGTGAAATAGATTTTAATGATATAACAGAATATTTAATAGATACAAGTAATGTATCTCCTGATGATAATTTTGAATATATCAAAGGAATAAGAAATTTAAATATAAGAGATATTAACATTAATAAAACTATATATGAATATAATGTTAATTCTGATGATCCAACATTATTTCCAAAATGGTCTAATGCTCCTTGGACAAATAGAGATAATATGTTAAGACCTATTCAATTAGGATTGAATCAGTTTCCTTATTTATCAAGTAACACAGTAAAAATATTTGAAGAAACATAATGGGAGATAATAATGGTAGATGAAATAGATAAAAAAACATGGACAAGTTATTTCACTAAAAAAGTAATTGTTGTTTTATCTGCTGTTGCAACAGTATTTGCAATTGTTGGTGGTATATGGGGATTTGAAGTTCATTATGCTACTAATACAAGAGTTGATAAAGTTGAAGTATATGCCGAAAAAGAAGTACAAAATTTGGAAATTAAAGTTGCTGGTGCTTTAGAAAATCAACAATATAAATCTGATGTTAGATATTTTCAATTTATGTATGATAAATTAACTAATGATTTATTTGAATTAAAAAGACAAATGAGAAGATATCCTGAAGACGTTATATTACAACAAGATTATAAAGATTTATTAGAAAGAAGAAATGATATTAAGAAAAAACTTGATGATGCTATTAAAAAAATAAAGGTAAGCTAAATGGGGAAATTTTCAGATCCTAATTATAAATTATTGAAGTCATATTTTGATATTTTAGTTGCAGAAAGAGTAGGTACTCAAAAAAGTGTATTGATTGGTCCTAATCGTACTGTAGTAAGTCAAGGTGGGGTATATACTATTCTTTATGAAGATAATTCTGATAGAGGGTATGTTGGGCATAGATTTAAGATTAAAGAAATAGTTGGTAATAGATTTAAAATGACATATGAAGGTCTTGAATCTACTTTTTCTGTTGCTTCTAGTGCTTTTGATATCGGTAATGAAATGTATTTTAGAAAAGATTCTTTTTTTCATTATTGGTTAGCAAGACCAGAACAAGATGATTTATATCATAATTATTGTAATCAAGAAAAAACATTTTTATTCTTTGGTAAAATTTGGCCTGTAAGTAATGAAATAAATACATATTCAATTGAATTTGAAGGACTTAAAGATTTTACTTTAAAGGGAATTCCACAACATAATCAAACTGTTAATATGGAAGAATGGTTAAAGGTTTATTGGGATCAAGTACATCATGAGATGTATAATATGACAAAAACATTTTGGTCTATGTTTGATGCAAAAGAAATTGATATAAGATGGTTAGCTTATATTGCAAGTACATATGGAGTGGAAATATCAGAAGAAGTTCTTGATGAACTTTCATTGAGAGAATGGGTAGAAAATTTACCATATTTTTTAAAAAGAATAGGAACATATAATGCTCTTTATATAGTATGGAAGTTATTTTCGAAAAATACTAGTAATCATTTAAATATATATGAAAGATGGGGGGAATGGTGTGTTCAGAATATAGATGATACATTTGGAAAATTAACTGATGAGTTTGAAGATTATCATTTTTTAGAATTTTATGGTATTCAACCTAGTGGTGGTGCTGGTGATTATTATTATTCAAGATATAATCCTGATAATTATCCTGTTCATACAAGAGTAGCACCATCAGGAAATTGTTTAACTTTTGCTTGGGATACAGGAACAGAAGAAAATTATATACTATTTAATTATGATGATTTAAATTGCTCAGTTGGTGATATTAAAGAAAATCAAATTTCTATTACTGAATATGATCCTACAAGATTAACTACTCAAACAATATATTTAAGTGCAGCTACTCCTATATATAGCGGTAATTTTATTCATTCAATTGGTATTAAAATGGATGAAAATGTTTATTTAAATCAACCTTCTAATTTGGTTTTTTGGTCTTTAAGTAATGAAGTAGCTCAAATATCAGATCATGTAGGTGATTATATTTATTGTAGTTTTGAAGCATCAGGTAGTAATATTTTCTTTAGGTTAGGTGAATCTAAAAGTGGAATTGAAAATAGTACTAAATCTACATATGTTTATACATATAATACTCCATATTATCTTACTATAGATAGAACAGATGCAGTATTAAGAGTAAGAGTTTATAGTACAGAAAATAGATTAGTTGGGGATTTACTTGAAACATTTTCTCTTTCTTTAAGTTCAGTTAATTCATATTCAATTTTAACTGTTTTGAATGGTAAAAGAATTACAGGGCATCAAAAATGGTCTGGAACTATATATGGTCTTTCTCTTAATAATACATATACTCAAACAATTACTAACTCAGGGTATCCTGTTATTACACCACATTATAAGGTTCAAGTAGATTTATCTACTGAACCATTAGGTGATATATTTGATAATGATACAATTATTAGTGAAGATATTATAGATGAATTAATAACTAATTTTGATTATGTCAAACCAGTTAATAAATATGCTCATTATGAAGAATTAATTGCTCCATTGGCAAAAGTTGATAGAATTGGTGATTCAGTAGCATTATATCCGAAAAATTCAAATGGATTTATGAATACTTTTTTTACAGGGTCACGATTTATATCAGCGGGGGGAAGAAGTAGTGGTGGTTTTAATACTGATTCACATTTTCAACAATTTGCATCTAAAAAATGGACAATTACACATAATTTAAACAGTAAATATATTTTGGTTCAGCCTTGGGTTTTTGTAGGACCAACAAGTGTAGGAGCAAAATTAGTACAACCTGATACAGTACATATGCTTAGTGATAATGCAGTAGAATTAACTTTTAATGAGTCAGTAAGAGGGGTTGCTGCTATTGCAGGATCAGCGGCTAATGGAATTAGTTTTTATAATGAAAATTATGTAAGTGCAGGAGCAGATATATGGAATATAACTCATAATTTATCTACTAATACTCCATCAGGTTATATTGGTACATCAGCGGCACCAGGACCAATAGCTATGCATTGGGATACAAATGGTTATAGAGTTATTCCTTATATAAATGATATTCCTACTCAAGATATTATACAAACAACTTGGAATACTGCTGTTTCAGGTGGATCATTGGTAAGAAGATCTGATTATATTCATAATCAATATGATCCATCTACTAAATGGTCTATAGAACATAAGTTAAATTCATGGGTTATCGTTCAATGTTATGACATTACTACATATGAAACAATATCTCCTGATAGAATAGTTATTATTGATCAAGATAATTTAGAAATTTATTGGGCTGAAAATAAAAGAGGATATGCTCATATAATTCAAGTATTAAGAGATAGAGTTGTTTATTCTCCATATAATTGTGATATACTTGGAATAGGAATATGTCCTGATGTTTTGGGATATTGGAAAGTAGGAACAGGAACAAGTACATTATGGAATCCATTTGTTGAAAATGATTTAGAATCTCCTGTAACGAGTGGAGCATATGAAGCAATAGAGCAATATGGAAGTCAACAAGTTTTAGTTGATTTTATTGTTCCTAAAGATTATTCAGATGTTGATATAACTGAAGTTGGTCTTTTTAATTATCTTGATGATTTAATAATGTATTCAAGATGTAGTACATTACATAAACCTGAAGGGGTTCAATGTTTTTTTCATTATAGAATAGAAGCACTTAATTCTTCATCTTCAAGTTCTACAAGTTCATCAAGTAGTAGTTCAGTATCAAGTTCAAGCATATCAAGTTCAAGCTCAAGTGAATCAACATCAAGTTCAAGTAGTTCAAGTACAGCTATTGTTGGTGAATTATTTGCATGGGGATTTAATCCTTTTGGTCAACTTGGTTTAAATGATACAGATAGAAGATCATCTCCTACTCAAGTTGGTTCAGATACTACATGGAAAGAAGTTGATATGGGTGCTCTTAATATTGTTATAAAACTTGATGGAACACTTTGGACTTGTGGGTATGGTTCTAATGGTGGTCTTGGTAATGGTTCAACTTCATCAAAATCAGTATTAACACAAGTAGGGGCATTAACAGATTGGGAATATTGTTCTACAGATGGTATTAGTTCATGTTTAGCTATTAAAACCGATGGAACTTTATGGTCATGGGGATATAATAATAATGGTCAATTAGGTGATGGTACTATAGTATCTAAATCATCTCCTATTCAAATAGGGGCATTAACAGATTGGGCAGTTATATCACAATGTCAATACACATGTCATGCTATTAAAACTGATGGAACTTTATGGTCATGGGGTAGTAATTTATATGGTCAATTAGGACTAGGTGATCAGGGAGCAACTACACATAGAAGTTCTCCTACTCAAGTTGGTAGTGATACGAATTGGAGTAATGTTAAAGATGGAACATATCATACTATTGCTGTTAAAACCGATGGAACTTTATGGTCATGGGGTAGAAATTTAGAAGGTCAATTAGGTGATGGTACTATAGTATCTAAATCATCTCCTGTTCAAATAGGGGCATTAACAGATTGGTCTGATGAAATAGCTGGTAGTGAGTTAACATCTCATGCTGTTAAAACCGATGGAACTTTATGGTCATGGGGTAATAATACTGATTTACAGCTTGGTCTTACAGGGGGTGCTGTAAATTCTCCTACTCAAGTTGGTACTGATACATGGTCTTCTGTTTATAGTGGTATCAATAGTACTTTTGCTATTAAAACTGATGGAACTTTATGGTCATGGGGCAATAATTCTTATGGTCAATTAGCTGATGGTACTATAATTTCACATTCCCTTCCAGAACAAGTTGGTTCGGAAACAGATTGGTTAAAAATAGGGTCTACAGACCAAAATCAAGCAGGTGTTGGTTGTGCTGGAATTAGAATATAGAAAATAAAAGGTAAAATATGAAATCAATATGTGTGCATGTTATAGATATAGGAAATTATTTTCCTGAATTAAAAAGTTTAACATTACCTACAATAGAAAGATATTGTAAGAAGATTGGATCAGATTTAAATATTATAAAAGAAAGAAAGTTTAATGAATGGCCTTTGTTAACAGAAAAGCTTCAGGTATATGAAGATGGAAAAAATTATGATTTTAATATGTTATTAGATTTAGATGTATTGATACATCCTGATTGTTATAATCCATTTCTTAAAAATATACCAGAAACTTATTGTTCTTTTAAAGATAATTATTATGCAAGCAATCAATTAGATGTAAATGACATATATTTCAAAAGAGATGGTAGAAATGTTGGTATTTCTGGATGTGCTGTATTTACTACAAAATATACTCATGATCTATGGAAATTTCCAATAGAATTATCTATGGAAGATATTCTTTGTAAAATAAAACAAGAAAGAAAAATTGTAGATGAGTATATAATGAGTAGAAATTTAGCTAAATATAGTTTGAAATATATAGAACCATTTTCTGTTGAAACAGAATATAATTTAATTTTTCATCTTGGAAATTATGATCAAAATAAACAGAAAATATTAGATAGGGCAAAGTTATGGTATAAAACATTTTGGAATTAATATGTGAAGGAGAGAGAATGTTATGAAAGACCAATTTATACAAATGTCAGATCAATTGGCTTATCAATTTTTTCAAAATAAGGTATATGATCTTGCATATAAACAATCAGAAATCACATTAGCAATGGACCCATTAAATAAAAAAATAAGGTTTAATACTGCTAAATGTGCTTATTATACAAGTTTATATGAAAAAGCTATAGAATATATGAATATATGTTTAATGCTTGATACAGAATGGGAAGATGCAAAAAGAGAATTAGCTTTATATCTTCCTTGGGTAAATAAAAAAAAGGAAGCATTTGAAATTTTACAAACACTTCCTAAAGATAATAGAACAATTTTTAATCTTGGATGGTATAATTTATCAGATGGAAATTTTTTAAAAGGAATGGAGTGTTTAGAACATGGAAGAAATATTGGATGTTGGGGTACAAAAAATATTCAATTTCCAACTCCTGAATGGAATGGTGAATCAATAGAGGGCAAAAAACTCTTTATTATTACTGAAGGTGGAATTGGTGATGAAATTATATTTGCAAGATTTTTTAGACAATTAAAACAAATGGGAGCAGAAATTTTTGTTAAATGTACGGAAACAACAAAATTAATATTTAACAGAATGGATGAAGTTTCGTTTGTTACAACAAAAGATATGTACCCGATACATGATTATTGGGTTGCAAGCATGAGTTTACCTGTAAAATTAAAACTTAATAAAGTTACAGGAGAATCATTTATAAAGCCTAGTGCTAAATATGTGGAAAAATGGAAATCTAAGCTTGATCTTGGAGACTTTAACATAGGATTAAGGTGGGAAGGTGGACAACTATTTGAACACGATCAAAGAAGGACTCTGCCTGTTAAAAAGCTATCAAGTAGATTAAAAGGAAAATTATTTTCTCTACAAAAAGAAACTGTAAAAACAAAAACTCCATCCAATGTTCAAGATCTTGAACTTGAAACCTTAGAAGATACATTAGCTGTAATATCATTGATGGATATTGTAATAACAAGTTGTACATGTATTGCTCATTTAGCTGGTGCTATAGGTAAGAAAACATATGTAATTGTTCCTATAGTTCCATATTTCATATGGTCTGGTGATGGAAATAAAAGTGATTGGTATGATTCAATTGAAATTTTTAGGCAAAAAGATTCTTTAAATTGGGATGAACCAATTGAAGAATGTATAAATAATATAAATAATAGATAGAATTAAAATAAATTATTAAAATAGGTATATTTAAATGGCAAGTTCAAGTTCTTCTTCATCATCGTATTTTAGTTTATCTAGAATTCATTTTTGGCATTATGTTTTAAATGAAGAAGGAGTTCCAATTTCTGATGTTTATATTAATTTATATTTAAATGATGATCCTACTACAGAAGCAAGGATATATTTAACTGAAACTGGTTCTTCATATACTACAAGTAGTGTAGCTGAAATTCAAACAGATAGTAATGGGTTTTTCGAATTTTGGTTAGCTAATGAATGGGAAGATGGTGGGTATCCATATACTCAAGAATTTAGATTAGAATGGTATAAAGCAGGTATAGCACCAGGAGTTATTCAAAATATAAATCCTTGGCCTAATGCTTTTTCATGGGAAAATACAAATATAGGTGCAGATGTATCTGATAAAAATAAATTCATATCTGATTTTTATGGAAATAAATGGTGGTCACATGTTAATGCAGTAGTTCCATCAGCAAGTCCACATGATATTTATCCAGTAGATTATAGTAGTGGATGTGATGATAATAAATATAATAAAGTTGTAAGTAATAAAATGCTTTATGATATTATTACATGGTGTACTGCTGAAGGATCTGAATCTTTAGAATATGGTGGGGTTAATGAGCATCAAGAAGAAGTAACAACATGGACTCCTTCAGGTGATATATTTTATAAAGATGTATCTCATTCTAATATTATTGGTAAAACTACAATAGTTAGACTTGCAAAAATAAATGATAAAAAAGAAATAGTACCAAAAAGAATAAGACATTTAAATTCTACAGCAACAAGAATATTTATGGATTATGAAGTAAATGTTAATGTAAATGTTCAAGGTAGTTCAAGTTCTAGTAGTTCAACTTCAAGTTCAAGTTCAAGTACTACTTAAATGAAGGATTAGGTAAAATATGGCAAGAATAGATTATTGGCAATATATGATAGATAGACAAGGAAATCCTCTACAGGATGCAGAGGTAAGAGTTTATCTTGCAGGTACATTAAATGAAGCTGATATTTATTTAAATGCTACATTTGGTTCTGTAACTAAATCATCTACAGAAAATTTAAAAACAAATAAATATGGATTTGTTCAGTTTTGGGTAGGTGATACATGGGAAATAGAAGGTGGGTATAATGTAGACCAACAGTTTAAAATAGTTTGGCAAAATAATATTGATGGTATAGAAGAAGAAATTGATAATTTTTATGTTTTTACTCCTGTACGACCTATTGATACAACAGATAGTATAAAAGGCATTCCAAGTAATAAAGATAAAGATAAAGTTATTTCAAATAAACAAGGATATAAATGGGATATGCATGTTGATTCAGTAGTTCCTTCAGCAAGCCCTCATGATTTACATCCTGTTGATTTATTTAATTTGAATGAAACTGTAAATAAAGTAATTAGTAATAAATTAGGGTATCAGATGTATCAAATAGCACAAACAGCATCTACTACATCTATAGATATTTCTGCTGCAAGATTTTATTCTGAAGAAGTATCAAGTTGGAGTGTAAGTGGTGGTAGATACTATGCAGATATAACACATGGTTTGAATAATGCATATCCAATTGTTGTAGTTGCAAAAGTAAGTATTCTTGCAAATAATGATTATGTTGTAATACCTGATACTGTAAAATCTATTACTTCTAATACTATAAGAATTTGGTTAGTTGATAATATTAAAGTAAGAGTAGGTGTATATGGTTAGAGGATTTTTAAATCATATTTGGTATAAGATATTAGACGATGATGGTATACCTGTTCCTTCTGCTTCTGTTTGGTTATATGAATATAATAATCCATTAACTCAAATATATGTATTTAATAAAAATGGAAATTTATTAACACAACCATTAACAACAAATTCAGAAGGAATTTTAAGTTTTTTTGTAAAAGATAATATTAGATCTTCTACTCAAGGATATACATGGGATACTCAATATATAATTAGTTGGTCTAAAAATGATAAAAGTGGAATTATTAGGGGGGATCATTTATTTGGTGAATATGAATCAGTAAATGTTTCTGGAAATCTTGTAAGATTAAATAGGGCAATGAGTAATTTTATGGGATGGAAAGTAAATACTCACGTTGATTTTGATTTTGGGTCAACTATTAGATGTGGGTCAAGTAGTAGTAGTTCAAGTTCTATAAGTTCTTCTTCACTTTCATCTTCATCTTCATCTTCAAGTGAAAGTTCAAGTAGTGAAAGTGTTGCACCATAAAGATAAGGAATATTTAAATGGCAAGTTCAAGTTCTTCATCATCATCAACATCTAGTTCAAGCTCAAGTGATATATTCGGTTGTGCTCATGGAATGGATATTGCTGTATTAAATGATTCAAATAATAGATTTAATAAAGTAATATCTAATAATCAATTATTTACTTTATTTGATTCATTAAAAGATGCTGCTTTTCCTGTATTTTCAGGTGATGGTGTTTTTTATAAACATTTTAGTTTTACTATAACTGATTGGACACCATCAGGAGATACTTATTGGATTGAAGTACCACATTATTTAGACCAAATATATGTTCAGATAACAGGATATAAAACAGAAACAAGAGAAGAATTTAAATTTAAAAGAATTTATTTTGGTAGTAGTAGAAATGCTGTTGTATTTTTAAATGAACCTATTAATTGTACTATTGTTGTGCAAACTGATCCTGGTCCTGATGCAAGAGCAAAAAGAAAATATAAAAATAGTTGTTTAATTGAATTACAAGATTTACTTGAAGAAAGATTTATTTCTTCATCTTCAAGCTCAAGCTCAAGCTCAAGTTCTTCTAGTTCAAGTTCAAGCAGTAGTTCAAGTTCTCTATCTAGCAGTTCAATTTCAAGTTCAAGTGAATCAAGCTCAAGCTCAAGCAGTTCTGAAAGTTCAAGCAGTTCTGAAAGTTCTTCTAGTTCAAGTGAATCATTTTCATTGAGTATAAGTTCAAGCTCAAGTTCTACAAGTTCTTCAAGTTCAATTTCTGAATCAAGTAGTTCTGTTTCTGTGAGTTCTTCTTCAAAATCAAGTAGTTCTGTTTCTTTCAGTTCAAGCAGTTCAAGCTCATTGAGTTCAAGTTCAAGTTCTTCTTCAAGCTCATTGAGTTCAAGTTCTTCTTCAAGTTCTTCTTCAAGTTCATTGAGTTCTTCTTCAGAATCAAGTTCTTCTTCTTCAGAATCAAGTTCTTCAACTTCAGTTTCAAGTAGTTCTGAAAGTTCAAGTTCTTTGAGTTCTTCTTCAGAATCAAGTAGTTCAATTTCAAGCTCAAGTGAATCAAGCTCAAGCTCAAGCAGTTCTGAAAGTTCTTCTTCTTCAAGCTCTGTAAGTTCTTCTTCAAGTTCATTGAGTTCAAGTTCTGTAAGTTCAAGCTCAAGTTCTATAAGCAGTAGTTCAGATTCTATATCTAGTAGCTCTGTAAGTTCAAGTTCAAAGAGTTCAAGTAGTTCATGTTTTGTATCACCAAATGATAATTTTGATGGTATAGATGGTAGTGATCCAGATGTACATAAATGGGATTATACTATAAGTAATCCAAGTGGAAGTGGTATTGTTATGAGTTCACCTACTATAAGTGGAAATAGATTAAAAGCATCAGTAGATTTTGATAATAATATAAGTGGTGTTATTTCTAGATGGTATGTTGTATCAGGAAGTGATTTTGATGCTCAAGTAGATTGGTATCTACCATCAGCAAGTAATCCATATCTTGAAAATCCTGCTCCGTCTGCTGCTGGATGGATATTAGAACTTGTTGCTAGAGAAATAGATAATGATGATAATAGATTAAGAATTTATATTCAAGGTCATAATACAACTTATGTAGAAACAACTTATAAAAATGGTGTTGTTGTAACAAATACTGCTGTTGGTACTACTCAAACAAGTGGGGGATTTAGAATAGCAAGAACAGGAAATCAATGGCAAGGATATTATAGAAATACTGGTGGAACATGGTCACAAATAGCAAGTGGAACTAATATTGGTTCTAATATTGATACAGAATTTGGTCTTTATGTTAAAAATTATACTAACAAACCATATGCATATGGAGAATTTGATAATTTTACTCTTGTTTCTGGAAATTGGGCATGTGTAGCAAGTTCAAGTAGCTCAAGCAGTAGTAGCTCAAGTTCTATAAGTTCAAGTAGTAGCTCTATAAGTTCAAGTAGTAGCTCTATAAGTTCAAGTAGTAGCTCTATAAGTTCAAGCAGTTTGAGTAGTTTAAGCTCTGAAAGTTCAAGCTCTGAAAGTTCAAGCTCTGAAAGTTCAAGCTCTGAAAGTTCAAGCTCTGAAAGTTCAAGCTCTGAAAGTTCAAGCTCTGAAAGTTCAAGCGAATCATTTTCATGTTATGTTGGAATAAATGATTATTTTATAAGTTCAAGTAGTAGTTCAGTTAGTTCAAGTAGTGAGAGTGGATAAGGAATAAAAAATGGCACAACAACCTAATGTACATAGATGGGTAAAATTAGAAGGGGCGGCAGGGACTCCTGCTATTAGTGGTAGTGATAATTTGACTGTCAAAGTTAATTTTACTAAAAATACTTCTTTATTACAACATAGAGCAACTATTATTTCAGGTGGAGATTTTGATGTTCAAGTTGATTGGGATATTTCTCCTTCTGCAAATAATGGAATTGGTGGATGGGGAGTATTTCTTGAAGCAAGATACATCGGGGATGATGATAATAGATTAAGAATTTATCAAAGTGGTGCTAATACTACATATATTGAACAATCATATATTGATGGTAGTTTAACTCAAACTGCTGTTTCTAATAATGCTCCATCTGGTGCATTTAGAATTACAAGAATTGGTAAAACATGGCAAGGATATTATAAAAATTTAAGTCTTAATTGGTCCCAAGTAGGAGAATCTAATGATATTGGTAGGGATGCTGTAGAATTTAGAATTTATTTACAAAATTGGACAGTTAAACCTAATATTACTGCATATTTTGATAATTTTATTTTAAATAGTGGTGATTATTTATGTGCTAGTAGTTCTTCTTCAAGCTCAAGTTCTATAAGTTTATCTGAAAGTTCTTCTTCAAAATCAAGCAGTTCAAGCTCATTGAGTTCAAGCTCATTGAGTTCAAGCTCAAGCTCAAGCAGTAATTCAATCAGTATATCAAGTTCATCCAGTTCTTCTTCAAGCTCATTGAGTTCAAGTTCTTCTTCAAGCTCATTGAGTTCAAGTTCTTCTTCAAGTTCATTGAGTTCAAGTTCAAGCTCTAAAAGTAGTAGTTCAAGTTCTTGTAGTTTGAAAGGTGAACCAATTACTGAATGGAAAGGATATAAATTAGAACCTGATAGTACACCAACTTCAGCTAGTTTTTCTACTGAAGAAAGCAAATTAGTAGATAAAAATAGATATATTGATTTTGGAACTTATTGGAGAGATGAATATTCATATGGTATAGAATTAGGTTCACAACAAGCTCTAACAAAAGTTAAAGTTTATGGTAATACAAATGATTCATTAATTCCTTCTGCATGGGTTCCAAGTGCAGGAACATTTGAATTTTATACTTCAGATAATAATTCTAATTGGACTCTTGTTAAAACAGTTGTTAATCCAACATTACATCAATATGCAGAAGGACAATGGGGATTTCATGTATCTCTTGCAACAACAGGATCAATACCAGTTAATCAAACTTGTGGGGTTGCTGTAAGTGGAACATGGTTTAAAGTAAGATATGATGATATAGAACATGTTGCTACTTTAACACCTGGAACAAGTGGAATTAAAATAGGTGAAATTGAACTTTATGGTATAAATAGTTCTTCAAGCTCAAGTTCTTCAAGCTCTAAATCTTCAAGTTCAAGCTCTGAATCTTCAAGTTCAAGCTCTGGAAGTTCAAGTTCAAGCTCTAAATCTTCAAGCTCTAAATCTTCAAGCTCTGAAAGTTCTTCAAGCTCTACAAGTTCAAGCTCTGAAAGTGCAAGTGCTGCTGCTGGACTTGATTTTACTACATTTACAGAAGTTGATAGTAATAATTTATTATCTTTAACATCTACTACAGCAACTATTGGTCCTGATGCTGATGCTTTAGGTGAAGGATATGCTTATTTAGATAAAGGGGCAGGTTATTTTACTGGTGATTTTACATTAAAATTTTCTTTTACAATATCTTCTGTTGATGGTACTTTAGCTTGTGTTTTAGCTGGTGTAACGACTAATATAGGGGGATATAATAATTATCATGGTAGTGGTGGTTTTGCAGGTGTTGAAGTTTCTATTTTAAGTAGTAATCTTAATATTAGATTAAATTATCCTTCTTCTGGTGGTGGGGTATCAACTTCATATGCATATTCTGTAGGAACAAAATATTATGTTAGTTTATTTTTTGATCATGATGGTGGTTCACCTGCTTATGGTAGATTAACTGGTACTGTAAAAACAGGATCATTTGAAGGAGTTACAGTTAAAGATGTAGATATTAAATATGCGGCAGATATGACAGCTACTAATCAACGATATATTCAAGTGTGGGGTTTAAATAATAATTCTGCTAATAATAATTTAAATGCTACAATAGAAGATTTTGATGTAATTGAATAAAAAATATAAGTATTATTAGGCATATAATGAAATTTAAATCATTCATAGATTCTGATATAGAAGATTTTAGAAAACTTAATGTTGGAATTGTTGAAAATTCCAAAGAAGAACTAGTTCATAAAATTGAAGAAAAATATGGTATTAAAAATGAAGTTATTAATATTATGGATGATATAAATATATTATTAGGTAGAAAAACTAAAGTTGGGTTTACATTTGAAAATAATGATATAGAGGAAAAAATAAAAAAATTAAATAAAAAGAAATTTGAAGCTATAAAAATTAAATTATTTGAATCCAATTCATTTTTATCAGATATGAAAAGAGAATTGGAAAGAAAATTATCTGATAAGGGGGAAAAATAATGGAAAATCATGGTATTACAATGAAGGGAAAATATTTCATGGAACAAGCATCTGCTCCTGCTGCTGCTGCTTCAAGTGAAAGAAGAATAATTTACAATACGTCTACAAGTATTAATGGTGCTACAGATCAATATGGGGGATATAAAATGTTCTTTCATAATAATTCAAAGTGGTTAAGACCTTTATGTGGAAATGTAGATGATGGTCCTGATGTAGATGATACAAGAAGTTTAGGTTCAGTGAATTATAGATTTAGTGATGTATGGGCAACAAATATTCATGGAGCAGTAAGATATTCTTAAAAATTAGTTAACAATTGAATTGAAAGTGTGTTATAATGAAATTAAAAAAGTGAGAATTTATGAATTATATTAACAATGAAAAATTATTAAGAGAAATAAAAATATATGTAGAAGATGAGATTCAAACTGAAGAACTTGGTAGAATGTTATTGCTTTTAGCTAAAAAGTATTCTGATAGAGGAAGTTTTGCTGGATATTCATGGAAAGAAGATATGATATGTGAAGCTGTACTCACATGTTTAAAGTATATGCATAATTTTGATATAACAATTGATAATCCAAATCCATTTGCATATTTTAGTAGAATTATACATAATTCGTTCTTGAATTATATATCTAAACAAAAGAAACATTCTAAGATAAAAGATATTTGTTATAAAAATATAGATTTTATAACTCCTGATGAAAACTCTACAGATGATTGGTCTTTTTTTGAAATATGTGGAATTGATTATCAACAAATCAGGGGGAATAAGAAAAAGAAGAAAAAAGTAAAAAAATAAAAAAAGGGGTAATTTGTGAAAAGATTAATTGTAAGCGATACTCATTTAGGATTATATTCTGATGCAGATGCTTGGTTGAATATAGTCCTTAATTTTTATAAACATATTGTAAAATATTGTATTAAAAACAATATTACACAACTTATTCATTTAGGGGATTTTTTTAATAATAGAAAAAGTCTTAATACAAAAACACAACATACTGCACATAGAATTGCAAAAATTCTGCAACATGCAAAAAATCTTCACAGTTATATTATAGTAGGAAATCATGATTGCTACTATAAAAATCAAATTCAACCTAATACATTAGAATTATTTAAAGAATATAATAATATATCAATTATTGATGAAATAACTAAATTGGATGATATATTATTAGTTCCTTGGGGGGAAATACCTTCAAGTACTCAAAATAGTAAATATTGTTTTGGTCATTTTGCTATTAATGGATTTCATATGAATGATTCATATAAATGCAAAGATGGGTTAGATAAAGTAACATTTAAGGATTTTGATAAAGTTTTAAGTGGGCATTTTCATACTCCATCAAGTAAATATAATATAACTTATTTGGGTGCTCCTTATGGGCAAACTTTTCATGATGCTGGTGGAGTAAGAGGATATCATATATTTGAAGATGGTAAACTTACATTTATAGAATATAAAGATGCTCCTAAATTTGTAAAAATATATACAAATTCTGAACCATTAAATGAAAATGAAATAAAAGATAATATTGTTAAAATAATATTTACTAAAGATTTCGGAACTAATGCTAATCAAGAAATTGTTGATAATATTTTAAAATGTAAACCATTTTTATATTCAGTCAATTTTACTAATTTAAAATCAGAAGAAGAAGTTACTGAAGATGAATGTGTTGAAATGGATAGTAAAGAAAAGATTGTAGATCAATATATTGAAACTCAAACATTTTCAACTAATACTGATATTAAATTATTAAAAAATATATTTAAAAAATTAATGAAAGAAGCAGGAGATTCTAAATCTAATATAAAAATTGCTGAAGGAACTAAAATTGAATGTATTGATATTGGGTTTCAAAACTTTTTATCATTTGGTAGTAAATGGCAAGAAATACCATTACATAATGGTGTTAATTTTGTAACTGGAATTGATAAAGATAAAGGAAAATCCAATGGAGCAGGTAAAAGTTCTTTTCTTGAGACTATACCATTTGCTTTATTTGGTAAAACTGCAAGAGATATAAAACAAAATCAAATAGTAAATTGGAAAAATAAAAAGAATTGTCAGGTAGTATTTAGATTTAAAATAAATGATGATATATATGAAATCAATAGAAAACTTAAACCCAATTCACTTGAAATATATAAAAATGGTGATTTATTAGATCAAGATGCTCATAAAACAGATTATCAGTCTATGTTTGAAAATATATTTGGAATGGATGTAAAAATGTTTATGAGTTTAATTCATTCTAATGTTAATAGTTCAGCTAATATAATGAATATGAAAAAACCTGAAAAGAGAGCATTTCTTGAAAGAATGTTTGGACTTATTATTTATTCTGATATGAATAAATTATGTAATGAAAAACTTAGGGAAATAGAAAATAAGAAATATAAAATTGATACTGATATAAATTCAGGAAATGATAATATAGAATCATCTAAAGTATTAAAAAATAAATTTCATACTGAAATAAAAAGTAAAAAAGAATCCATAGAAGGGGTAGATGAGATTCAAGAAAAAATAGATAAACTCAAAGAAGATAATCCTGATTTGGATATAAAGATTGTAAACACTAATAATGAAATCAGACAAAGGGAAAAGGATTTTTCTATTGTTCAAATTAAACATGAAAAATATTTAGCAAGTGAAGATACACGATGTAAACAAATAGAAAAAGAAATAAAAGCCATAGATGATTTAGAAGAACAAAGAAAAATAAATAAAAAAATTCAAAAAAGTATTGATAATATTATAGAAAAAACAGGAGATATTGATAATATTATTAATGATATTGATATTGCTGGAAAAAAATTGGAAAGTTATAAGAAATCATTGAATGATGTTAATTTATCAAAATTAAAATTATATAAGGAATTAGCAAATCTTAAAGCTGATTTGAAAAAAAATGAAGAAGGACTTGCTTTGTTAGCTGAAGGTAAATGTCCTACATGTGGGCAGGATGTTAAAGATCCAATAAAACATCATAAGAAAGATATAACATCTATTAAAAAAAGAATTATTGTTGTTCAAAAAGAATATGATGATTATGATAAAAATTCAACAAAATATCAAAAAGAAACAGAAACTTATGAAAATAAAATTAAAGTGCTTCATAAAACTAAAGATACATTGAATGATTTAAGAAGTAAAATCAAAGATGTTGATTCTGAAAAAAATAAAGATGAGCTAATTGAATCAAAAAGTTTAATAGCTCAAAATCGAATGGATGCTGTAGAAATATTTAAAAAAAATCAAATAGAACATAATAATAAAATAAAAGCATTGGATAATAGATTAACTGATTTAAATAGAGAACATTCTATAATAAAAGCTAAAGAAAAAGAACTTGATATAAAGAAATCACAAGTAGAAGAAGTTAAAAGACATGTGAAATCATTGAAAGAAATGATTAAAGAACAAAATGAAAAAATATTTAAAATAAAAGAAAATGTAAAAGAATTAAAAGATAATAAAATTAAACTTAATAATATTGTTGACTATTTGAATTCTATCAAGTATATCCTCAAAGATGAAAATATAAAACAATTTACTATAAAACAAATAATGCCTTTTTTAAATAAACAAACAAATTATTATTTATCAGAAGTAAATTATGGATTTTATGTTAATATAGATAAATGGTTAGATGTTGAGATTAAAGGACCAGGAATAAGAAATGCAACATATGATTCATTAAGTGGGGGAGAAAGAAGGGGTATTGATATTGCTTTACAACTTTCATTATTAGATATTGCACAAGTTCAAAGTGGTCTTTTTCCAGATATTTTAATTTTAGATGAATTATTAGATAGCTCTATTGATGGTATTGGTATGGATCAAATTATGAAGATTATAAAAACGAAACAAAATGAATCTAATAAAAAAGTTTTTATTATATCTCATAGACAAGAAATTGATGCTGAATTAATTGATAATCAATATAAAGTAATAAAAGAAGATGGATATTCAAGGGTAATTATATGATAATTGGAATTTATCATATGGAGAAAAATAAAAAATGAAAAAAGAATTATTATTTTCAGTAACTAAAAAAAATTTAAATATTGAATATTTTTCTGGTAAAGGAGCAGGTGGGCAATATAGAAATAAACATCAAAATTGTGTAAGAATACATCATAAAGAATCGGGTGCTATGGCTACTGGTCAATCAAATCGTGAAAGAAAAGCAAATATCAAGGAAGCATTTGATGGTTTGATTAAACATCCTAAATTTAAATTATGGCATTCTATGATGGTCTATCAGGTAATGAATGGAAAATCTATTGATGAAATGGTAGAAGAACAAATAAAATCTAATAATCTTAAAATAGAAGGTAAGAAAGATAATAAGTGGGTAAAAATATTATAAATATATTAAGGAGATGTATCATGACAAAGATGATTATGAAAAAATTTAAAGTTAAATATTATGAAGTTAAATATGATAAAGAAAAAGAAAAACAATGGGAAGAAGTAATTGAAGAAGTAATTGAATCTCGTTATTGTAAAATAGATGGCAATATCCTTATATTTTATGATTATAAAGATTATATTTTTGTAAAGGTAGCATTTTCAAATTTTATTTCAGTGAAGGAAATAAATGAATAATCAAGATTATAAAATATTTATTTGTAAAGAAAAAAATTGTAATAATAATATACAATGTGAAATAAAAGTTGGGAATGATATTAAGCCCATAAAATGTATACTTGATGGATGCGAAGCAAAATGGGAATTAATAAAGGAGATAATTGATGGATGATTTCTTTAATAATTTGAAAAAAAGTATTGATAAAAAAGTAAAGGGTGTTCATGCTTCTATAATGTCAGAGTCAACCATAGCAGCAGATAGATTTTCAGTAATGACTCCTTGTTATGATTTGAATCGTATTTTAAGTGGTAATTTAAGGGGTGGAATTAAATCTAGAAATTTAATGGGAATTATTGGACCAGAACATACTTTTAAATCATCATTTATGGTATTATGTATGGTTAATGCTCAGAAGCAAGGATATAAACCTATTATTATAGATACTGAAGGTGGTTGTGATGCTGATTTTTGTGCAAGATGGGGTCTTGATGTAAATAATATATTTTATATCTATACTCCTTGGATTGATGAAGTAATGCCAATACTAGCTCAAATAAAGGAAACAGGAGAAGAAGGATTGATAATTGGTCTTGATTCTGTTGGTGGTCTTAATAGATTAAAAGCATATAATGATGCATTAGATGGTAATGTAAAACAAGATCAAGGATTGCTTCAAAAAGATATTAAAGCAATGTTGAAATTATATTTGAATATATGTATTAATCAAAATTGTGTTGGTATTTGTACTGGTCACTATTATGGAAATCCAAATGATCAATATAATCCAGATAAAATTGGTGGTGGTAAGGCAATGAAACTTCTACCAAGTATTCTTGTTACTTTGGTTAAAAGAGCATTATATGAATTTCCTAATAAAAAAGGAAAAGAAAGGGGTGCTATAGTTGGGAATGAAATTATAGCGAGTACAGTAAAAAATAGGGGGTATCCACCTTTTCAAAATGCTACTGTTCAAATTGATTTTAATGATGGTGTTCAATCATATGCAGGATTACTTGATTTGGCTATTGAAGCTAATATTGTTCAACAGAATGGAGCATGGTATAAAATGGGAGATGAAAGGTTAGGTCAAGGTAGAATTAATGCAATAAAAGCTATTGAAGAACTTGGTGATGATTTTTTGGATATGCTTGATAAATGGTTAGAAGATACAGGATATTCTTCACATAATGAAGAAGTTGAAAGAGCAGAACAAATGATTGAATCTGAAGTTGAAGTTGAAGAACCAAAGAAAATAAAGGGAAAGAATTGAAAAAAATGATAACTAATAGAAATTTTTTCAAAAATATAGATTCAGAAGAAAAAGCATATATATTAGGATTTATAGCAGCAGATGGAAGTATATGTGAATCTATTATCCAAATTTATATTAATAAAAAAGATATATCATTAATTGAGAAAATAAGAAATATTATTTGTGATTCATTACCAATTAATAAAAAAGATAATAATTTAGTAGGAATATCTCTTTCATCAAAAGAAATGATTAAGGATGTATGTAGACATTTAAAAATAAATTGTGGTAAAAAATCAGAAATAGTTGATTTTCCAGAAATTGAAGATGATTTTATAATACATTTTATTAGAGGGGTTATGGATGGAGATGGTTATATTAGAACCACAGATGGTAGAGATAGTCCCGAATGTGGAATTACAAATAAATCTGATAAATTATTATATGGTATTCAAAGTAAAATAAATATTGAATCACATAAAATAAATGATAAGTTACTATTTTATGGTATTAATGCTTTAGATTTCTTGTCATTATTATATGATAATGCTTCTATTTATTTGGATAGAAAATTTTATAGATATTTGGATTGGGCATCTTATTTGCCTGGATTAAAAGGTATAGGAAATAATAAAAAATTTATAGAATTTAGAGTAGTAAAAACTCATAAAAATGCTGTTATTCCATTCAAAAAAAGAGCATCCGATTGTGGATATGATTTAACTTTTAATAGAAAAATAAAAGAAGATGGTGATATTCATTGGTTCGGAACAGGAATAAAAATAAAACCTGCATATGGATGGTATGTTGATATTGTTCCTAGAAGTTCTATATCAAAATATGGATATATGTTATCTAATAGTATTGGTATTATAGATAGAGGATATTCTGGTGAAATATTAGCTCCAATGATAAAAATAGATAAATCAAAACCAGAACCAGAATTACCAGTTAGAATGTTACAAGCTATTCCTAGACAAGTAGTTCATGTAAAAATAATAGAAGTAGATAGTTTTAATGAAAATACAAATAGATCTGAATGTGGATTTGGTAGCACAGGAGTTTGATATGAGAAAAACAATATTTATTAGATTAAAAGAAATTGATAAAGAAATTGATATGAATAATTTAGAAATAGGTGATTATTTTCTTTATGGAAAAAATCTAATTGGTCAGAAGCAAAATAAAGAAATAGGACAACCAATAACTTACTATGAGATAATTAGTAAATCTTATGGAAGTGTTGAATATATTCCCATATATGATTATATGGAAGAAGATAAAGGAGAATAAAAATGATTGAAAATGTAGAAAGAAATGATAATTTTAAAACAGAAAAGGGAATTGGTCTTTATAAGATCAGATATGAAATGGATGTAAAAGGAAGCAGTAAAGATCAAGCATATACTGCTGGTATTATTGCTTATACTAGTGAAGAAGCTATAAATACTTTGGTTAAATTTGCAAAAAATAAAGTTAAAGGATTTAAAGGACTTAAAATTGATGAGGTATCATTTGATGGTGGGTGTCATGCATTAAGTGATCCAGTTAAAGCAGTAATTCTTAAAACAGCAATGTTAGAAGGAACTGTAATTAGCAAAGATGATCATGAAGAAATGCTGAAAAAAGTAAAATCTAAAAAAACAGGAGCAAAGAAAAGTATAATTCCACCAAAAGAGGATTAGTTATGATAGGAATTTTATCAAATAAATTAACTACAAAATTTAAACAAAAGTTAGGTTTACCTTTTATTTTAATTGATGATTTTGATCCAAAAAATCCAATAGATATTGATGGTTTATTTATTGATTGGGTTTCTAAAATATCTGAACATGAGGGTGCTTGGTTAAAGCAAGCATCCTTATTACAGACTTATATAAAATCAGATATACCTATTGTTATATTTGATAGATCATTTTCATTGACAGAAAAAGAAGTAAATTGGTGTAGTAAATTTAATACTTTTTTATTTGAACCTGCTATTAATTCAGAAAGATTTGGATTTAAATATCTTCCTGAATGGATAGATGATACTAAAATTATAGTTGATCATGAACATAGAAAATTTGATTTAGTATACTCCTATTATAAATTAGAATATCAAATCAAAGGATTTGAAAAATGGATACAAAATTATTCAAGAGTATTTCATGATAAAAAAGTGGCATATGATACAATGTTTATATCTGATTTTAAGAAAGAAGAATATAGAAAAGATAATCTTATTTTTTTAAATAATAGATATCCTATATATGATAAAGGTAATACTACTGTTGCTTTTGATACAGACAAAGCATATAAAATTGGTTACTTGAATCCAGAATATTTATATGCTATGAATATGGGATGTTTACCTTTACTTCCTATAGAACATAAATATTTTCATTCTATGTTTAATGGATTATTAATTAAAGATATAAAAGAATTAGATTATTTTGTATCAACTATGTCAAAAGTTAAAAATGTTGTTATAGAAGAAATATTTGATAAAATAGAAAAAGAATGGCCTGAATTTACAATAGATTATGCAATTAATATTATAAGAGAGTGCTTATGAATAATATAGAACTTAGACAATTGATAGAAGATGTTCAGAAATATTTTAAATATAGTGATGAAGATATAAAAAATATCCATAAAATGAATGAGGTGAAATTAAGTTCTTTAAAAAGAGAAATAAATAAAATAAAAAATCAAGAGGCAAAAGCAACAACTAATAAAGCAATGCATCAAAAAAATCTTATAAAGAAAAAACTAGATGAAATATTTAAAGTTAATCCAAAATTAAAAGATAAGAAAATATTAGGAAAAGGAGTTGGTAATAAACAACAAAAAGCTAAACCTAATAAACAACAAAAAGCTGAACTTAATAAAATAGAATCAATAAAAGTTGACTCTAATAGAAAACCTAAAATATTATTTATTTCAGATGTTAAAGGATGGGCATGGTGGATAAAATCTCAATATTTAAAAAAATATTTATCTGATGAATTTGATATTGATATAACATGCGTATTAGGTGAAGGATGTGTAAAAACTAGTCAAATTAATCAAAAAAAATATGATCTTTATTTTACATATGGATTTTCTTATATTAATTTTTTATCAAGAGTTCCTAAAAGAAAAAAAATAACAGGAATAACAGCACATAGAAGAAGAAATGTAATTTTTCCAAAAATGAAAATGGCAGGGCATCACCATGCAAATAGTATAATGTTATTAAAAGAGCTACAAGATATGGGATTTGAAAAAGCTCATTATATACCAAATGGAGTAAATGAAGAACTTTTTAAACCCATTACTCCTATTAAAGAAGATGGTAAATTAGTAGTTGGTCATGTTGGAAAAGAATGTCCAGTAAAAGGACAAAAAGAATTTATAATACCTGCTATTAAAACTGCTAATGTTCAAAGTATTACCAATTTAAGAACTTGGAAAGATAGATTACCTCATGATCAAATGCCTCAAATATATAATCAAATGGACTGTTTTGTAGTTGCATCAATTGAAGATGGAACACCAAATCCTGCTCTAGAAGCTGCTGCATGTGGTAGGCCGATTATATCAAATCATATAGGTAATATGCCTGAATTTATTATAGATGGTTATAATGGATTTCTTGTTCCAAGAAAAATTGGAGCATATGTTGATAAAATAAGATATTTTCAACAGAATAGAAATGAATTAATTAGAATGGGAAATAATGCAAGAAAAACTATAGAAGAAGGATGGACTTGGAAAATTCAATCTGAAAATTATAGAAAAATGTTTAGATCTATATTTGGAATGAATAAATAAGGAAAATTTTATGAAATTAAATGAAGCTATTGAATGGTGTCATGTTAGATCTGCTGTAAGAAGAACATCTTATCCAAAAGTAAAATTTTGGAAAAATCATACAGAATCAATTATTAGTAGAGTTCCTAAAGAATGGATAAATGCAAATGATTGGGAAGAATATGATCCAAGAGATAATGATGATTGTTCTTTGTATATGTATAATGATTAGGAGAATAATATGAAAAAAGCAGTTATATTAGGTAATACCAAATTAGGATATAGTTGGTTTGTTTTAACATTTAAACAAGGATTAAAATTGAATAATGTTGATGTTCTTGAGATTGATTATAAATCAAATACATTAAATATCATTAAAAAAAGAATATTAGATTATAATCCTGATTTTATATTTACTCATTTGAGTTTTCATTCTCATATTCATCCAGTAAATACAGTATTGCAATTTTTTAAAGATATAAAAAATAATATTGATACAAAAATTATCCATACATGCTCAGATGCTAGAACCCATGATAGATATATGGGAGATTTAAGAGGGGTATTTGATCTTGCTTTGGTAGGATCATATCCAATGGTTAAAAACTGTCAGAGTGCTTTTAAAATACCTGTTTTCTTTTGTCCATACTCATCTATTACTTATGATAAAATGTCTGCTCCTGCTTCTGATTTGGCCTTTAATATACCTGTATTTACTGGTAGTCCTGGTGCTCATAGACAAGGATGGGCAGATAATAGAGCAGAATTCATAGAATCCCTTCAAAAAATAATGCCTATAAAAATATTTAAGACTCAATCAGGACAAGATTTAAGAAAAAGAACACCAGAATTAAGTGTTTCAGCTAAATGTATTTTAGGTTTATGTGTTGGTTATGAAATTCCTGGTTATATGGATGTTAGACCTTTTCAATATCTTGGAACAGGAGCATTTATGATTATGAGGAAGTTCAATGGAATGGATGATTTTATTCCAGATGATTTATATGTTCCTTTCAATAGTTATAATAATCCAAATCAAGTTAAAAAATTATGGAATGAATGGAAGAATAAAGATACTTCTAAAATGAGAGAAAATGCATTTAATTATATACAACAAATGCATTCAAGTAAAATTAGAATTAAAAATGTTTTAACAATTTTAAATCAAATGTAAAAAAAGGAGATATAATGGATATACAACATGCATTAGAAGCAATAGCAGAAGAAAGAGAATATCAAGATAAAAAATGGCCTAATTCAAAAAAATTGTCAGTTACGGGAGAAATAATTTTATTAGAAGAATATTTAAATAAATTTAGAAAAAATTATCAAGAAAATGATAATGAAAAAGATATTGATGTTCCTGAAATTTGTTTACATGATTTAAGAAAAATGGCTACTATTTTAGTTAGAGCTATGGTAAATGGCGGGGTAAAATATAGGGATATTAATGAATAAAAAAAAGATTTTATTGGTTTCAGATGTTAAAGGATGGGGGGGATGGGTCCGTGGACAATATATCAAAAAATATTTATCTAATGAATTTGATTTTGATTTAGTAGATAATGAAGGATTTGATATGATTGAAAGAAAACTAAGTGATGTTTTTACAGTAAATGATGTTAAAAAATTTACACAAATAAACAATGATAAGGAAGTTTTTCTTTTTAATAAATTTAGAAACTATGTTAATTCTCAAAAACAGAATATAAAAAAATATGATCTTATATATCTTCTTTTTCATACTATGTTAGTTAAAAAGAATGTAAAAAGATTGATGGGTAATGTGAAAATAATAACTATTGTTACTGGATTTCCTACTGTAAAACCTATATTTCAAAATAAAACAAATTTTCATAAATTTTCAAAAGGATGTGAAGCAATAGGGGCAAATAATTTATTATCATTAGAAGATTTAAAAAAACACTATAATGGAAAAACTTTTTGTGCTACTAGAGGAGTAGATGAAAATATATTTTATCCAATGTCAAGCAAACCAAAAAGAGATAATGAACAATTGGTTGCCGCATATGTTGGTAAACCTATAAAAGAAAAGGGATTAAAGGATATTATTATACCAGCATGTAGAGAAGCAGGTGTGAAACTTATTATAAATGATAGAAATTATACAAATGCTCTTTCTCCTAATAAAATGAGAGAATTTTATAATCAAGCTGATTTTTATATTGTTGCTTCTACAATTGATGGAACACCAAATCCTGCTCTAGAAGCTGCTGCATGTGGAAAACCAATTATATCAAATCATATAGGTAATATGCCTGAATTTATAAAAAATAATTACAATGGATTTATTATACATAAGGATAATGGTACTAAAATAAATAAATTTGTAAATTTTATACAGAATTTTAAAAATGATAAACAAAAATGTTTTGAAATGGGTATGAATGCTAGAAAAACCATATTAGAAAATTGGACTTGGAAGAAGGTAACTGAAAGCGAAAGAAAAATATTCAAAGAGGTTCTAAATGTACAATAGAAATAATAATATATGTCTTGCATTAGTTTATACATATAAAGAATTTAAAAAATGGGAAGAAAAAAGAACATTTTCAGACTATGAAAAAAAACTTATAAAAAATATATATTTGAATTTACAGTTATGTAATCCTCTTGGAAAATATGCTACTAGTAAACTTGAAGATTTTAAGAAACTTGATGATCCTACATACAATAATCAGAAAGAATTTTTTGAAAATGATAAAGATTATATCGAAGAATTTTTAGAAGAAGTAAAGAAATTACCTGAATATAAATATGAACCTATAATTGAAGATAATTTTTTTAAAGAACCAGATAATAATTATAAAAGATATGAATTAGTAAAATATTATGCTGAAGTATATAAAATAGCAAAATATTTTGAATGTGAGGAATTAGAGCCTTTTATGAGTAAACTAAAAAATGCTTATCATATGGCGTTTAGAATATGTAAAAAATTAGATGAATATAAGAAAAAATATCCATTTGAAGGGGATCATGGTAAATGGGAAAAAGATAAAAAAATGAATAAAATAATTGAAGCAGTAGAAATATTTAAGAAAAATCATTAATATGAAAAAAGTAAACATAATATGCACAGGAGGAAGAAAAACTTTTATTGAATTAGTAAAATCAATAGAAGATAGTATAGCAGAAATATGTGAATATGAAACACATTGGGTAGCATTAAAAACAAAGAGATTACCATTATCTAATAATATTAATATTATTGTTCATGGAAGATTTGCATATGATAAATTATCAAGAGGATATAATATTCTTGTTCAAACAGAACAACCAAGTGTATGGTCTGATTCATATGATTTAGTTTTAGATTTTTTCGAAAATAATAATATATATTTACCTATAGGATATTCTAAATATTTTGATTATTTTGGTGATGAATTAGAAGAAGATATTAATTTCTTTTTTTGTGGTGGAGTTACTGATGTTAAAAATAGAAGGAAGAATATATTAAAAAAATATAACATTGATAATTTTAAGATTTTTGGTGAAGAAAGAGACAAAATAATTAAAAGAACTAAATTTAATATTAATATACTAAATAGTAATTCATGGAAATATACACCTTTAAGGGGGGCATTAATTTTTTGTAAGGGTAAGGTTATGTTTCAAGAAAAAACTATTGGATATGGATTTCATTCTCCTTATATAATAGAATATACACAAGACAATTTTTTAGATGTTATAGATGAATGGAGAGATAACAAAAAAAGAAAAGAATTTGGAATGTATATTAAAGAATCTATTATGAAGACTACATTTAAAGAAATATTTCTAAATGAATTAGTAAAAAGGAGAATATTATGATTAAAATGGGTGAATATTCATATGCTGTAAAAATAAATGAAGATGGTGCAGGAAAAATAATAATTGGAAAATTTTGTTCAATAGCTGATATACAAGTTGTAAATATAGGCCATAATTATAATTGGATAACTACTTACCCATTTTCTGAATTTAAAAAATCTTGGAAGAATTGTAATAATTTTCCTAAAGGGCATCCTAAAAGTATGGGTGATGTTATAATTGGAAATGATGTATGGATAGGGCATGGTGTAACAATAATGGGTGGAGTTAAGATAAGTGATGGTTCTGTAATAGCTGCAAAAACGGTAGTAACAAAAGATATTGAACCATATTCCATAGTAGGTGGGAATCCAGCAAAATTAATAAAAAAACGATTTGATGAAGATATAATAGATAAATTGTTAAAAATAAAATGGTGGAATTGGAGCAAGAATAAAATTGAAAAAAATATAGAACTTTTATGTAGTAAGAATATGAAGGGGTTTATAAAAAAACATGTAAGCCAGAAAGAAGATATCAAATTAAATGGGAAAACAGTTGTATAGATAGAGTAAATAGAATAATTAAAAATTCTAAAATTTTTAGAGGATATGGGTATGGATATGAATATTAAAAAATTATATAATCAATTTTTAGGAAAGAATAATTCAGATATAAGAGAACATTTACCTACTCTTATAAAATATGGTAAGGGATTAACTGTTACAGAATTTGGTGTTAGATGGGGTGAATCAACTACTGCATGGTTATTGAGTTGTCCTAAGAAATTTACTTGTTATGATATAAAAATTTTGCCTAGACTTAAAATTTATTTACCTATTTTTAAAGAATGGGCAGATAAAAATAATATTGATTTTAAATTTATACAAGCTGATGTTTTAACTATTGATATAGATGAAACTGATATTTTATTTATTGATACTTTTCATGTATATAAGCAATTAAAAAAAGAATTAGAATTATTTAATAATAAAGTAAAAAAATATATTATTTTACATGATACGGAAACATATGGTAATATTGGAGAAGACAAATCTGAACCAGGACTTATGCAAGCAGTTAATGAATTTGTTTCTTCTACTGAATGGAAAATAAAAAAACATTATAAAAACAACAATGGACTTACGATTTTAGAAAAATGATAATTTCAATACATCAACCACAATATCTTCCTTGGGGTGGATATTTCGATAAGATAGACAAATCTGATATATTTGTGTTTCTTGATAATGTTCAGTATGAAAAAAATGGATGGCAGAATAGAAATAAGATAAGAACAAATCAAGGAATAAAATGGTTGACTGTTCCAGTAAGACATAAATTAGGACAAAAAATTTTAGATATAGAGATTAATGGTAATAAATGGGTAAAAAAACATATAAATACTATAGAACAGAACTATAAATGTAAAAATAATAGTAACTGGAAACGTATAAAAAAAGTACTAGAAAAGGAACATAAAAAATTATTAGAATTAAATTGTGAATTATCAAAAATTATAGCTAATATTTTAGGATTTAATTCTATTTTTGTTAAAGCGTCTGAAATAGATATTAATGCTGAAAATCCAGATGATAGAATTATAGAAATAGTAAAAAAATTGAAAGGAGAAATCTATATTGCTGGTGCTGGTGGAAAAAATTACATGGATTTAGATAAATATCCATTTAAAGTAATTTTTCAAAAATATAGTGAACCTGAACCATTATCTGTTATAGATAAAATTTTGTTATGAAAAAAGTTTTAATTGTATCCCCACATGCTGATGATGAAATATTATCATCTTGGACATATCTTCTACTTTCCAAAAAACAAAAAATATCACTTCATATAATATATCAAGCAATAAATGATAATGATGATAGAATGTATTTAGTAAATGATTTATCAAAGGAAATGAAATTTACTTATGATATAGCTTTTATGGGATATGATTCTATAATGGATACTCTTAAAATGAAAGATATAGTTTCTTATTATGATGATAAAATAAATGGATATGATGAAATAATAATACCATCCTTATCTTTTCATCAAGATCATTATATAGCAAATAAGGCTTGTATTTCTGCATTAAGAAGAAATAATGAATCTTCTATATTAATAGCTGAACATCCATTTAATATATCATATCTTATTACAGATTTTAATCCTAATAGATATATTGTATTTGATGATATAGAAGAAAAAGTAGAATGTTTGAATAGATATGTTCCTTATTTAAAAAAACAAGATATAGAAACTTCTTTAAAATTAAATTGTTTTAGAGGTCAACAAATAGGAAATGAATATGCAGAAACTTTTCAAATAATAAGAGAAATATGGGGGGTAAAATGAAAGATTGGATGCCTAGAGAAAGAAGAAAAAATATTTCAGGAAAACCTGCAAATAGAAAAACAATGGATAATTTAAAACTTACTGATTGGAATACTATAAGAGATTGTGATGTAATTATTACTTCATCTTCTAGACCAGAACTATTAAAATTGACTATGCATTATTTAGAAACATATCTTTGTTTTCATGGAAATTTTAGATTTATATTACATGAGGATTTTGTAATTCCTAAAGAAAGTGAAAAATTAGTTAAGTGGGCTGAAAATAGTGGGTATTTTAAAAAAGAAGATATAATTTGCAACAATCCACCAGTAGGTTTGGAACAAGCATTAGTCAATTTAATGAAACGTGCAAAATCTCCTTTTGTTTTATATATGCAGGATGATTGGGTATTTGAAAGACCAATTGAATTAGATAAAGCTATGTATATAATGGAACATGTTTCAAAAGTAAATAATATATTATTTTATAAATTATCTATTCCACATGCAAGGAAAACTGTTTTTTTTAGAGAATATTATTTTCCTCAATTTCCTCAATATTTGACATTAAATAATACATGGGAATTAATGCCTGGATTATGGAGAACAAATTTTATTAAACCTGTTATTATAGATGCAATGAGAGCAAATAATCAAAGAACTTGTATGAAAAAAACTGCTCCTGCTAAAATAACATTCAATTTAAGAAATGCTGATAAAAAAGATGATATGGATTTTTTATATCAAAATATGGGTGTTTTCTTTTGGGGTCAATGGGGAGAACCAAGATATTGTAGACATATTGGAGAAAATGCAAGAATGGAAAATTGGAGAATGAATAACGGTAAACCTGGAACTGAAAATAATCCTCAAGAAAATCCTGCTATAAGTAATATGGCAAGATGGATACCATTTGAACATATTCCAAAAATTAAAGGAAGAAATTCTATCAAAATAATGCAAGACATTATAGAAAGAAAAAATAAGAAAAAGGGTAAATAATGAAATATGGAATATACATTAGAAAAAAGAAAAATGGATATTTTGGTTATTGCTTCAAGTAGATTGGAACAATTAAAATATACAATAGACCATTTTTTAAAATTTGCTCATTTTTATGGAGATTATAGATTTATATTACATGAGGATTTTGTAATTCCTAAAGAAAGTGAAAAAGTAATAAAATGGGCTGAAAATCAAAAAGATATATTTAAACCAGAAAATATACACTATCATAATCCACCACTAGGTTTAATAGGAACAACAAGTTATACTTTAAATTTGGTAAAAACACCTTTCTTTTTTAATTTACAAGATGATTGGATTTTTGAAAGACCTATTGAAATAGATAGAATTTTAAGATTAATGGAAAATGTAGATGATATAAATCTTATAGTTTTTGCTAAACATAGAATTCCTAAATATAAATCAAATATAAAATTAACTGAATTTAAATTTCCTGAAATAGATTCTGGAATAACTTTAAGTCAGTATTCAACATGGTCTTTTATACCTGCTATTTGGAGATCAAGTTTTTCAATACCTATTTGTTTAAAAGCAATGAAAAATAAAAATAAAAGAACTGCTCCTGCAAGAATGACAAATACTATAAGAACTCCTGATAAAAAAAAGGATGTTGAATATTTAAGAAAAAATATGGGGGCATATTTTTATGGGGGGCATGGTGAATATAGGTGGGTAAGACATATTGGAGAAAATGCAAGAATGGAAGAATGGAGAATAGAAAATGGAAAACCAGGAAAAGAAGGGATATGTCAAGAAACTAATATTATGCATCTTGCACCTTGGATACCATTTGAACATGTACCAAAAATTGAAGGTAGAAATTCAAAACTTATAATTGAAAATGAAATAAAAAGAAGAAAAAAGAAAAGGGCTAATAAGACATATGGATGAAAAAAAAATAAAAAGTAAATTTGATGATGAATGGTTGGAACATTTTCTTAAAACTCATGAGAGAGATTTAATTAAAAAGAAGAAAAATTATGGGAGTGATACAACAGCACTTCATATTTGTCCAGTTTTGAGAATTCTTATTCTTAGAATTTATATATGTAGATTTATATATGATATTAAAAAAGAAGATATTAAAAAATTAGATATAGCATCTAATATATTATTGGATGATATTTTATTTGTTAATCAAAATATAATAAGAGCAATAAAGAAAAACAGAAATAGTGATAAATCTATTTTTCCAGATTATTTTGAAGAAATATCTATAGAAGAAAAAGATGAATGTATGAATAAGACTGAAGAATATATATTATCCAAAAAACCATTGGAATTTAATGAATATGATATAAGACCTTATTATAAAGAAATTTTAAATCTTCTTAAATTGATTGATATAGATGATAAAATTTTTAATAGAATTTTAGAACATTGTGAATATGGAATTTATTTAGGTTTTTTGATGAAAATAGAAACTGATAAAATCAATAATAATATATTAAAGCCTAATCCAAGTGAAAGAAGCAATCTTGAGAGTATAAGAGATAAATTTAAATATGGAATGAAAATAAGAGAGAATAAACTTTATGAATATTTTAATAATAGAGCATCCTAAATGTGGCAGAAATTGGTTAAAAAATATTTTTACAGATATTGGTATTGATGATGTTAGAATGTCACATGTTGGATCTGCTGCTATAAGAAGAAAATTTGATAATGAAATTTTATTACCAGAAGAATTTTTTAAAAATAGAAGAAAGTTAAATAAACTTTTTTTATATAGAGAACCAAAAGATGTAATGATTAGTTTTTATTATCAAGTTAGAGATAAATGTAATAAAAGTAAAATTGATTATTCTACTACAAAAAATATTTCTACATTTATAAAAAGCATATATGGTATAGAATATCTTTTGAAATATTATCAAGTGTGGGAAGAATATATAGATAATAATAATGTTCAAATAATCAGTTATGAAGAATTACTTAAAGATACTTTTGGATCAATAAAAAATATATGTGAAAATATAAGTTTTTTAATTGATTATGATATCATAAAAGAAGCAATAAGTAAAAATTCGTTTGAAAAAATGAGAAATGATAAAAAACGAAAGGGAATTATAGGAGACTATAAAAATCATATGAGTGATAATGATATTAAATTTTGTAATAAAATGATTGAAAAATATCCAAGTAGGTTTGCATGTTAATTCATACATATTTTACAGATGGTTTTTATGGATTTGGTAAACTTTTTATTGAATCTTTTAAGAAAATACATGGAGAGAAAGATACAATTATAGCTACAACTAGAGATTTAAATGATAGGAATATATCTAATTTAGAAAAAATATATAAAAATCTTATAGTGTTAAATAAAAATATAGATATGTCAAATTTGAGTAAAAAATCTGGCTTTTCTGTTGGTAAATTAAAAAAATTAAAGAAAGAAATAGAATTTTATAAAGTTCATGGTGCTAAAGAAAATGTTTTATGGAAGCAATTTATATCTGTTGAAGATAGATATAGAAATTCTATAATGGAAGCAATGGAGTATAATCATGGAGAAAAACATATGATGCATATTGATGCTGATAGTTATATTAGAAAACCTTTATATCCGTTGTTTGATATTATAGAGAATAATGATGTATCATTGATATTTAGATTGTATAGAAAAAAAGATGTAAAGAAAATATTTGGTACATTATCAGGATATGCAATAAATTCCAAGAGTAAAATGTTTATGAACAAATGGAAAGAAGTAATTGATAGAATACCATTGAAAAATAAACCAAGAGGATATGGACAATCATCTTGTTATTATGCATATAATGAACTAAAAGATCAAAATATAAAATGGGGAGAGATAAAAGAAAAATATGTAAGTTCACATTTAAAAGATGATCTTTTGATATGGTCTGGAAATCATAGTAGAGGGAAAACAAAGACAATAGAACTTTTTGAAAAGGATTTTAATAAATGAAGAAAAGATGGGATTGTTTAGCTGAATTATTGAAAGATAATAATCATAAGATTGGGGCTGAAATAGGTGTTTGGAAAGGTGATTTCACATATAATATATTTGAACTTTTACCTTCAATTGAAATGCTATATTGTGTAGATCCTTGGATTATGTATGATGATTATAAAAAATCTTTACAAAGTAATAATTTCATTAAAGCAGATTATGAAAATATATTCAAAAATTTCAAAAAAAGAATGAAAAAATTTGAAGATAGAATTACTATTATTAGAAGTATGAGTGAGGAAGCATTAAAGATTATTCCTGATAGATATCTTGATTTTATTTTTATTGATGCTAATCATTCATATGAGTATGCAAAGCAAGATATAATAAATTGGAGTCCTAAAGTTAAAAAAGGTGGTCTTTTATCTGGTCATGATTATGGTAGAAATAAATATTCAGATATTGAAGTAACAAAAGCGGTAGATGAATTAATACCAAATGTAAAAAAAGGGTATAATGGAGTTTGGTATATATGGATGAATATATAAAAAAAGGTATAAATAGTTATGGTAATCCTGAAATATTAACATGGTCATATACTGATAAAAAAGTTATAGTAGGTAATTATAGTTCTATAGCAAGAGGATGTAAGATTATTTTAAATGGAGAACATAACGTAAATTGGGTATCAACATTTCCATTTAGAAAATTCAAAAATAAATCTAAAGGATGGAATGAATGTAAAAAAATAAAAGGGCATCCGAAAACTAAAGGTGATGTTATAATTGGAAATGATGTATGGATAGGTAGAGATGTTATGATATTATCTGGTGTTACTATACATGATGGTGCTGTTATAGGAGCAAAATCTTTAATTTCAAAAGATGTTTTACCGTATACGATTGTTGGTGGGAATCCAGCAAAAATTATTAAAAAGAGATTCAATGATAATCAAATAAAATCTTTATTGCAAATAAAATGGTGGAATTGGAGTGAGAATAAAATAAGAGATAATGTTTTATTGTTAAGTAGTGATAAAATAGATGAATTTATAAAAAAACATGGTAATTAGAGAGAAAACTTTGAAAAAGGTGAAATAATGATACTAGTATTAGGTGGAGATGGTTTTATTGGATGGCCGACTGTTTTGAGACTGTCAGGATATGGACATGATGTAGCTATAGTAGATAATTTAGCGAGAAGAAATACTGATATTGAACTTGAATGTGGTTCACTTACACCAATACAACCTATAGGCAAAAGAATTAAAGCATGGGAAGACATTAGTGGTAAAAAAATACTTTATTTTAATTTCGATATATCAGATAATTATCATAGACTTCTTACATTAATTAAAGAATATAAACCACATACGATTATTCATTTAGCTGAACAAAGAGCAGCACCTTTTTCTATGAAATCTTCTTATCATAAAAGATATACAATTCAAAATAATACAATGGCAACTAATAATGTTTTATGTGCTATAGTAGAATCTGGAATAGACATACACTTGGTTCATTTAGGCACTACTGGTTATTATGGATACAGTGATGTTGGTATGAAAATTCCTGAAGGTTATTTACCTGTTAAAGTAGATGTTGATGGAGAAGAAAAAGAAATTGAAATTATGTATCCACCTAATCCTGGTTCGATTTATCATATGACAAAATGTACTGATGCTATATCTTTTTTATATTTTAATAAGAATGATAATGTAAGAATTACTGATTTACATCAAGGTATTGTATGGGGTACACAAACATATGAAACTAAACTTGATGATATGCTTATTAATAGATTTGATTATGATGGTGATTATGGTACAGTATTGAATAGGCTACTTATGCAGAGTCAGGTAGGGCATCCATTAACAGTATATGGATCAGGTGGACAAACAAGGGCATTTATTCATATTCAGAATAGTGTAGAATGTATTAATTTAGCTGTTGATAATCCACCTGAAAGTGGTGATAGAGTAAGAATATTTAATCAAACTACAGAATGTTTAAATATTAATGATCTTGCTAAAAAGATTAATAAAATAACAAAAGCAGAAATTAGGTATTATGAAAATCCAAGAAATGAAGACTCTAAGAATGATCTTAAATTTCATAATGATAGTTTAATCAATTTAGGTCTTACACCTATATATTTAGATGATAGATTAATGGATGAAGTTATAGAAGTAGCTTATAAATACAGAAAAAATGTTATTATGTCTAAAATCATATGTACTTCTGTATGGAATCAGAATAAGCAAGTAGATTATAAGGGGAAAATTAAAATATGAATTTTGTAATAGTAAGTTTACCTAGAACAGGAACTACAATGTTATGTATAGCATTAAATAATTTGGATGGATTTAATGTTTATGGTGAAATTTTAACAAATAAAATGAATCATATGATTATAAAAACTCATCCACAGAAATCAATAGAAGATTTTCGACAAAAGAATAGACCTAAAAATTTATATAATTTTCTTTCAAAAAAATATAACTTTACAGGAACAGAATATCCTTTAAAAAATATAACCAAAAAAGATATATATGAATATCTTGATGGTATTTATGAAGAAGATGGTATAGTAGGATTTAAATTGTTACATCCTCATATTAAACGATTACCACAAGTAGTTAATTATATAAATGACAGAAAAATAAAAGTTGTTCATTTATATAGAGAAGATAGAGAAAAGCAAATCATATCAGCTTATACTAATCAATTTATGCATAAACATGATGGTAAGAAAAAGATGGAATTAGGAGAAAATCAAATAAAGCAGATAGATCAAAAAATAATAAATAATAAGAATAAAGATAAAGAGATTGAATCATTATTTTCTAATTCTATAAAATTATCATATGAAGATATGACAAATGATGTAAATGCTGAAATAATAAATACTAAAAATATAAGCAATTTTTTGAATATACCCGATAAAATAAAATCATATACAAAAAAATATGGACCATCTGAAATAAAAGATAGAGTAAAAAATTTAAAAAAATAAAAAAAAATCAATTACATTTTTGACTGAATATGTTATAGTGTTTTTTATTATGGAACTTTATAGATATAGAGATACTTATTATCATGGTGGTCAAGTTCATATAGATCTTGAAAAATATGAGGTTTTAAGAGAAACCCCAAAGGGATATTGGATATCTAGAATTTGGGATTATTTATTTGCATTTAATCCAATAGAATATAAAGAGAGAACTAAAAAATGGGTAAAAAAACATTCATTTAATTCATTTGCATACACATCTAAAGAAGCAGCTAGAAGAAACTTTATAGCAAGAAAAAGAACTCAAATAAAAATATTAGAATCACAATTGAATCAAGCTAAAGCAGTATTTAGTAAAATTAGTAGAGATGATTTTGATTTTGATTTAGTAGATAGAAAAGCAGAATCAAGAATAAATAATGATTGTGGTTGGAGTCTTGAAAAAAAAGACAAAGAAGAAATAAATGTTCCTATTAGAGAAGGTTTCATTTCAAAAAGAGAAATGAATATATAAGGAGATAATATGTTAAAATGTGATATAACATTAGGAAAAAAATTCACTTTCAATACTGGTGATTTCTCATCAGTAGGCCCATTTCTAACAATTACTATAAAAGATATAGATATAGATAAAATTAAAGAAATACATAATGAATTGGATATCATTGTAGATGGATTATATCATAGACAATTAGATTCTGATATAAAAACTATGGGAGCAGTTAAAGGTATGGGATATGGAAAATACTTACAAGAAATTAATTTAGATGAAATAGATGAAGTTGTAAGTAATTCTATTAAAAAATTAGAAGGAGTTTAAATTATGGCACAACAAAGATGGAAAACAGATAAATCTCTTTATGATGCACCAACAGAAAAAATAGGTGTTCAGATAAAGAAAAAACTTGAATATGATACAACATATAGAAAAGAATTTTTAGATTGTGATCCTTTACAGGATTGGCCTAGTATTGATAGATGTAAATGGTTATGGAATTGGGCAATAGAAACTGCTTTTATAGATGAAAAAGATTTGTTTGATTGGGCAATTCTTGACGTAGGTACTAAAGATGCTCAGTTTCCTGAATGGCTAAGAATGCGTAATATTATGTCTGTTGGATTAGAATATTCTGAACCTTATGTGAAATATGCTATTGAAAAAGGAAGACCAGTAAGATATGGAAATGCTTGTGATATGGAATTTGATGATAATTCATTTGATTTTGTATTTTCTCATCATTTACATGGTCTTTTACCTGATTATGCAAAAGGGTTAGAAGAAATGGTAAGAGTAACAAGTAAATATATGATTTGTTTGAATCAAGTTCCAGGTAATAAAAGAAAGCATTTTAGTTATATTGATTCACCACAACTTTTCCATAACTTTGTTGATTATGCTCAACATACAGTTGGTCCTTTTGAAGTAATTTATAATGACTATTTAGATACTGGATATAAAAACGAGTGGGTATTATTTTTAAAGAAAACTGATGAAGAAAAAAATACAGAAGAAATTGAAAGTGAAGAAACAGATATAGAGTTCAAGAAGAAAAAAGATATATTGTTTAGGAAATTCTAATTAATGAAGAAACCCAACTTAGAAATAGATGTTAATTGGTTTGAAAATGATGAACTATTTTTCAATGAACTACATAAAGGTAGGCAGTATGAATTATATATAGGTCTTTTATTAATGAATGAAGGATTTGCAGTTAAATGTAGTCCTAAAAGGGATTCAATAAAAAGAAGAAATATAAATGATAGACATAAATTCAAAGATCAAAAAGATTTATTGGTTGGAATTTTTAATAAAAAACCAATATTATTTGAGGTAAAATCAAGAAATCTTAATTTCACTTGTCCTTCTGATTATCCATTTGATACTGCAATAGTATCTACTGTTAGTTCGTGGAAAATAAGAGAAGAAAAACCCCATGTTGTACTTTTGATATCTCAAAAAACTAAAAAAATAATAGGAGTAAGCAGAAAATCATTTGATAATTGGATTATTAATGAAAATCAAAAAGATAATGTTAGAAAAATAATTGATCCTTCTTATTTATGTCATAAAGAGCATTTCATATCATGGGAAAAGATTGTAAATTGGTTACATAATATATATAAAGTTGAGGAAGTTGATATATGAATGAAAAAAATAAGGAGAAACATGGAAAAATATATAAGAGCTATCCAGCTATCCAATAAAAGAGTAGGATCTACATTTTTACAAAATGCAATTAATTCTCATCCTGATATAATGGGGATAGATGAAGTATTTGTTAATATGGCAAGAAAACCAGGAATGAGAAAATCAGGTTTTGTTCCATATCTTAGAAGTGATCTTAATACACCAAAAGAATACATAGAGAATGTTATTTACAAGACATATCCTAATAAAAATACTATTTTTAAGATTATGTACAATCAAATAACATATCATCAAGGACTTATGGAATATATAAAAGGTAAAAGTATTCCAATGATTCATTTGATGAGAAAAAATCTTGTTAAACAAATTATTTCAGGATTAACTGCTGCAACTACTAAACATAATCCTGTTATTATAGAACCAAAACGATTATTTAATATGGTAAAAGAAGCTCATAGATTTAATGAATACTGGAAAAAAGAACTAAAAGGAAATATAAAATTAACTTTATTTTATGAAGATATTATAGGTGAAGTAGATGGAGAAAAAACATATTTGTCTAATAATGCAAATATAGCTGTATGTGATTTTTTTAAAGTAAAACAGATAAAAATGTATGCTAAAACAAAAAAGAAGAATAAGGATGATATTTCTGTTTATCTTCCAAATATAGAGAAAATTAAAAAAGAATTTAAGGAGACTAAATTTCAATGGATGATATAAAAACTATATATTTTTCACATCCCAAGGTTCATTATAATGAAGATATTGAGATGGATTGTATTGTTATAATTGGTATAATGATAGATGCAGATGAAGATATTGAAATTATGAATCCTAATCAGAAATGGTTAAGTGATTTATATATGGAAAGAAAAAAAGCAGGAGATAAAAATCCATTTGAAATCTTCAGAGAAATAGCAAGATCATGTGATATTATTGTTGGTGTTACATATACAGATGGTGTTATTGGAGCAGGAGTCCATGAAGAACTTGAAGAAGGATTGAAAGCAGGAAAAGATGTTTATTTAATTTATATGAATAAATATATTAAACTTTTCTTGCCATATGCAAGCCAAAATATATATAAAGTTTTATCTATTGCTGAAACTAGTAAAAGAAACAAAGAAGGAAAAATGTAAAAATGTTTTGGTTTCTTGTATTTATTGGGGGAACTTTGTTTGGATTATTTATAGCTGTTTTTGTTTCATATATGATAATTATTGAAAAAATAAGAGATATTAAAAAATAGGAGAATTGATTATGGATAAATATGATATCATATTTATATTTGATTTTATTTCAAATAAATTATTTAATTTATTAGATAAAAGAAAAGATTTTAAATCAATGTATTATAAAGCTAAAAAGGAATGGTTATTACATAAATATTATATTCTTAGGACTAGAAGAAGTGCTAAATATAAAAAAAATCAGGGTGTTAATATACATCATGGAATAGAAAAAGCATTTATTTTAGATAGAAGAAAAAGATATATGTGGGAGATGCTTAAACCAATGTCCAGACAATATCATAAAGATGAGGTGTTATGAAATATTTTCTTTGTTTTTGTGGATTTCCAAGATCAGGACATACTTTAGTTGCTGCTATTTTAAATGCAAATCCAAATTGTATGGTATCTAATCAACTAAATATTTTTTCTCAAAAAAAAATATCGTTAGATTATATAAAATCATATAGTTTAAAACCTCATACTTGGAAAAGTACTACTCAAATAAAACATGTTCCAAAACAAGAAATTACTATAATTGGAGATAAAACAGGGCATCGAACTACAGAAATATTAAGTAATAATCCTCAAAGATTGGGTATAATTAAATCTCAAGTAGGAGTTCCCCTAAAATGGATACTAGTTGTAAGAAATCCATTTGATAATCTTGCTACTTGGGCAAGATTAAATTATCAGAATAAAAATAATGAAAAAAATACTATAAAAAAAGAATTAAATATTGTAATAGAGAAATATAAAAAATTAAATCAAACCATAGATAAACTTAAAAAATCAGAAGACATATTGACAGTAAAACATGAAGATGTTATTACTAAAATGCATAATACTCTTGAAGAAATATCTAACTTTTTAGAAATTTCATTTGATCCTCAATGGAGAGATTATGTTAGAGAAACAGTATGGAAAAAACCAAGAATAACAAGAGCAAAAATTAGATGGAATCAGAATCAAGTAAAAGTAGTAAATGATATAATTTCATCTTATCCTTGGTTGAAAGGTTATACTATGGGTGGTTGTGGGAGATGTTAAATGGCATGGTTAATTTTAAATGATGAAGTAGATTATCAATCAACATGGTATCCTACTCATATAATAGACAAACATAATAAACTTCTGCCTGTTTATATTGGTGCTTCTCAAACTTTAATAAGAGGACTAATAGGAATTTGGATTAAAGATGAACATTATGATTTTATTAGACATGATAAAGCATATATATTTTTACATAATCCTGAAGCAGCAGATGAAGATATTGAAGAAATTGATTGGAATAAAGTTCCTGATGCAAAAGAAAATAAAACAGTAGGTAGGGAACATATTCATTTATGGAATGAACCTAAATGGTCTGATAAGGAGAAAAATTAATGAAAATATTGATAACTGGTGGATTTGGCTATATTGGAACAAATTTATATAATTATGTAAACAGATATAGAAATGATGTAATTTTTGATATTTGTGATTACAGTAATTCATCTAAATGTGGTATTGGGCCATTAGCTCAAGATATAAAAAATGTCAGTAAATATAATGCTGTTGTTCATTTAGCTGCATTAAGTGGGTTAGCGGCATGTGAAAATGACCCTGTAAAAGCCGTAAGAGACAATATATTGAGTGCTCAAAACATTTTCAAGCTATGTACCCAATATAAAATTCCAGTTGTATTTACATCCTCTCAAGCTGCTAAAGACCCTAAATCAAGTCTATATGCCTCTATAAAATGGACTGTTGAGAAAATGGCAGAATCTTATAATCAAGAATTTGGTTCGAATTATGTTATAAGGCTAGCAAATGTTTATGGTGGTGATCAATATTTGTCTAAAAAACAAACTTGTGTAAAACAATTTATTACTAAATTTAGACAAGATGAACCATTATTGATTCATGGAGATGGTAAACAAATAAGAGATTTTGTTCATGTTTGGGATGTATGTAAAGCTATTATGAAAATAATAGAGATTCAGCCAAAAGATAAATCACCTATGGATATAGGAACAGGCATAGGAACATCTATTATGGATTTATTAGCTATGTTTCCAAAAAGAAAATTTAATGATCATTATAAATTTGTAGATAGTAGAATAATTGGTACAGATAGTTCTGTAGCTGATATAAGTATAGCAGAAAATAGAATAGATTTTAAAGCTGAAAGAAAATTAAATGATTATATAAAAGAAATGTTAAATCAAGGAGATTAATATGAATAAACAAAAAATTGTTAATATAAAAGCTACAACCTTGGATGATTGTTGGTTCCAATTGGTATATAATATTATTGAAAATGGTAGAGATTTCAAAATTGATCAAGGATCATTTGCAGGTAGTGTAAGAAAAGAATTTGACTTTATAGTGGCTCAAATTACTATGCCTTGGATAAGAGATGAAGTTACAGGACTTCCAAGAATACCTAAAATTCCTGAACATATGAATATTCCTGCTCCTGTTTCAGATGATTATTTAAATAATTATGCAGGGTATATTTTAGGTGCTGATGTAAGTGAAGATGAATCATATACATATGGACAAAGAATAAATAAAGAACCTGTATCAAAAGAAATTTCAGATAATATGGTAGTAAAAAATAAAATATATAGAAAATTTTCAGGTAGTAAAGTTCTTGAAGATATTGTATATGATAAAGATAAATTTCTATCTCAAGTAGATTTGGCTATAGAAGTATATAGAGAACATCCAAGAACTAACCAAATGGTTTTACAAGTAGCTAAACCTACTGATATGCTTCTTTTAGATCCACCCTGTTTAAGACATATTGATACAAGAGTTCAAGATGGAAAACTTCATTTCTATCCTTATTTTAGAAGTTGGGATTTATGGAGTGGATTTCCTGCTAATGTTGCTGGAATTAGTATGTTACAAGAGCATATGGCATATGAAATTGGTGTAAAACAAGGAGAAATGATTTGTGCTTCAAAGGGGCTTCATTTATATGATTATTCAGTTGATTTTGCTAAAGCAAGATGTATGTTTGTAGATGGAGATAATTGTAAAGGATTTTAATGAAAACAAAATATAAAGTTAAATGGAAATCATATTCTACTAAAAATTTATTTGAATATACTGAAGAAATTTTATTTGATGATATTCAATGGAAGGAATATGGAATTAGAGTTACAAAAGATGATGAAACTATAAAGACATACGTTATTCCATATACTTCTATATATGAAATTGAAATTGTTTATGTAGAGGATTAATAATGAAAATTACATACATGAAAACTCCCCTTTACAGATATACTTTTAAGAATAAAAGGGTAAGAGAATGGGTAGAACAAAATGTAGAAGGTAAAGTTTTAAATTTATTTGCAGGAAAATATAAACTCAATTGTAATGAAATAAGAAATGATATAAGAGAAAATATGCCATGTGATTACCATATGGATGCTCTTGAGTTTATTAGACATTGGAGTAATAAACTTGAATTATGGGGATTAGATAAATTTAATACTATAATTTTAGACCCACCATATGCTTATCGAAAATCAATGGAAATGTATGATGGGGCTGTTAGCAGTTCATTCAATCAGATCAAGAATGAATTGGGTAAAATAATGAAACCCAATCATATATCAATATCTTTTGGATACCATTCGAATACGATGGGTAAGACAAGAGGATATAAACAGGAACATATTCTTTTAATGTCTCATGGTGGGGCAATTCATGATACGATAGCAGTAATTGAAAGAAAAGATGATGGATTAAGTAAAGAAGAATTAGGAGTATTTTTTTAATTTACATCAATCATTTCCAAAAGTAGATATATAAAACTAATAGAAAGCAAGAAGGAAAACAAAGAAATGTTTTCCTTCTTACAATTAGTATCTACCCATTGTCATATTAGCTTTGAAAGCTGCAAGTGATCTTTTGGAAACATTAAATGCTTTAGCAAGTTCAGTTGCATCTTCAGGAAAAGCTTTTAGACATTTTATAAATAATTTTTTCTGTTGTTCACTCATCTACTTTCACCCCCCCTTCCATAAGATTAATGTACTCATTATTGTCTTTCCCTTCTTTCCTGTACCATGATATGAATATATTTTATTTTTATATATATTCCAATCTACAGCATTATTCAAAAAGCTTTTATTTTTTAAAAATTTTGAAATAAAGGATTTATTTATTTCTATTAATTGTGAAGTTGTTTTTTGTCTTGGATTTGTTATCATGACATTCAATACTATCATGATATTTTTAGTTTTTAGAGCATTAATTAATTCTAATATTCGGGTTATTATATGTATTGATTTATTCATCATACAATTTAAATCAATATTTATAATAGATGGATTAAAATAATCTAAATTGTCTATTATAATATCATAGAGACTTCCTGTAAACCAATTAGCATTTGTAATATATTTTTTGTTATGTTTTATTACTTCAGGTAGAATATCAACTCCATAGAATTGATTTATTTTTATAAGTTCACTATTGACCATTTGACCTATTTCTGATGCTTCAGTTATGTTTCCCATATTATCGGCTTGATAATTACATAAAGTCCAATATTGACGGTCTAAGGGGATAGAATGGGTATTAAAAATGTTCCTATATGCATCAATAATAGTATCTTGTCTTGATAGTTTCTTTTTATGGCATTTATAGAATTCAGGTAACATTATATTATATTATATATCCTTATGGTTTTTAATTATCTATACTATATTATATATCTGTTTGTCAAGGGAAAATTAAATTTTATTTTATAAGTTTCCATGACCAATTTTCATATATCGTATTTGGATTATATGGTATATTATAAGGACGTTTATTTTTCTTGCACCATTTTCTAAATTGAGTTTTTGTTTTTATTTCATGATCTTTACAGAATTGTATAAATTGTTTTTTAGTACACCAATTTACATTTCTATATCTTCCTGATATATCACCCCATGAAAAATTTTTATATGTTTTATTTGGATCAGATGATATATTATAAGGACGTTTATTTTCTTTACACCATTTTATAAATTGAAGATTATTCTTTATTCCATTGTCTTTACACCATTGAATGAATTCTTCTTTAGTACACCAATCTACATTCATATATTTTCCTGATATATCACCCCATGACCAATTTTTATATATTATATTTGGTTCAGATGATATATTATAAGGACGTTTATTTTCTTTACACCATTTTCTAAATTGAGTTCTGCTTTTTATTTCATGATCTTTACAAAATTGTATGAATTCTTCTTTAGTACACCAATCTACATTTTTATATATTCCTGATATATCACCCCATGAAAAATTTTTATATATTCTATTTGGAGTAGATGGTATATTATCAGGACGTTTATTTTTCTTGCACCATTTATAAAATTGAGTTCTGCTTTCTATTTCATGATCTTTACAAAATTGAATAAATTGTTTTTTAGTACACCAATCAAAACCCCATTTAAAATTAGGAATAGATTCAGTCAATTCAATAATATGTTTGGCTAGAGTACCATTTTTATATTTTATTCTTAATATACAGAGAAATGAGTCTTTATTAAAACCTAATTCTGGATTAATCATTTTATAAGTTTCCATGACCAATTTTTATATGTTTTATCTGGGGCAGATGATATATTATCAGGACGTTTATTTTTCTTGCACCATTTATAAAATTGAGTTCTGCTTTCTATTTCATGATCTTTACAAAATTGAATAAATTGTTTTTTAGTACACCAATCTACATTATGATATTGTCCTGATATATCACCCCATGACCAATTTTCATATATTTTATGTGGTATAGATGATATATTATAAGGACGTTTATTTTCTTTACACCATTTTCTAAATGAAGTTTGGTTTTTTATTTCATGATCTTTACAAAATTGAATGAATTGCTTTTTAGTACACCAATCTACATTCATATATTGTCCTGATATATCACCCCATGAAAAATTTTTATATATTCTATCTGGTATAGATGATATATTATAAGGACGTTTATTTTTCTTGCACCATTTTCTAAATGAAGTTTGGTTTTCTATTCCATTGTCTTTACAAAATTGAATGAATTGCTTTTTAGTACACCAATCAAAACTCCATTTAAAATTAGGAATAGATTCAGTCAATTCAATAATATGTTTGGATAGAGTACCATTTTTATATTTTTTTCTTAATATACTTAAAAATGAATCTTTATCAAAACCTAATTCTGGATTAATCATTTTCTTCCTCTAATTTTTTCAGTTCATAATCACGAATAGCTATAATTTTCTCAATTATTGTATTATCTAATCTTTCTTCTAATTCTCTAAATGTTTGAACATTGAAAATTTTTGTAGTATAGTTTTTGATCCATCCAAAGGAATCAACTTCATCTAAGAGAAGATCAATTTCAGCATTATCAACATTGTTTTCATTTAAAAGTCTATTGTAATGTTTCTCTATTTTTTTAAAATTGTTATGTTGGGAATCATCTTTATCAATACTATGTATGGTTTCCATCTTTTTTTGTCTTAATAGGAAATTAACCATAACACTACTATCATCCAAATTTCGTTCATTTAATTCTTCTCTAATAATTTCTTTTACATCATCATCACTAACATTATCTTGACCTTTTATTTGCAGTAAATCTATCATTCTATTTCTTATTGTTTGATCAAAATTCTCTCTTTCATCTACTGTTAAATTTTCTCCAAGGTATTCATTGATAGTTTGTTTTTTACCTGCTATTTTATTGAGTTTGTTTGCTTCTTTACTATATAAATCAGATATAAGAAGAAGTTGTCCACCAATTAACTTCATCACGTTATTGAATATACCTTTTAATGTACCATCATCATCAGCTTCAGGATCAACTTTTGGTAAAATGTGGATTACTTCAGGTGCTTCATGTTTTTTACTTTCATGATCTCTCATTACTCTACCGATGTTTTGTGGAATCTCAATTAAGGAATTTCTTTTCCCACAAATAATAACTCTTTTGCATTCAGGCCAATCAAAACCTTCAGAAGCAACCCTAATGTTTATGATAACATCAATATCATTTTCTTCCCTTATTTCTTCCATTACTCTTTTTCGTTGACGTTCATCCACAAGACTTTTGATTTTGAGATTACCACCTATAACTCTTTTTATTTCTTCAACAGCTTTGAGTTTGGTCATTCCCCAAATTGAATCTTTGCTTCCATCTGTAGGCATGAAGATAAGAGTTGGTTTTGATGGATCATTATCAAAAATCTTTTTTATACCTTCTGTATATTCTCCTTCTTCAAGTCTCAAGCTATAATTGAAACCTGTTAGATATTTACAGTGTTCCAAAAAGGTTATTGTATTAACATTGATGGTATTTTGTTTTGTCCATTTAAAATCAATAGGAACAATATTTTCTCTTTTGTTTCTATAAAATGTAGCAGTTACAAGATTGAAGTAAATTTTCTTTCTTTCTGAATTTTTGATGATATATTTAATAGCTTTACCCAATTGATTACAGATTTTTTCATTATCTTTTTCATCATCTTCTAAATGAACTCTATGTGCTTCATCTATATGAACAGTAATATTTTTGAAATAATAGTTTAATTTTTTATCTTTTTTAAGTTTGTTAAAGGATCTTGCAAATGTTGCATGAGTAACCAAATAAATGTATTCATTAAAAACAGGCCCAATTTTCTTAGGACTTTTTTTGATGAAAGATATCAGTTCATTTGCCTTACTATTTAACTCAGCAGCACTATCATCAACACATAAATCATGTTTGATATTAAAATTGATTTTATTTCTTGAAAATTTTACCCATTGATTAATTACAAAACCATTTCCAATGATTTTTTTAGGGATACAAATTATTTGTTTTTGGAATTGTTTAGCTTCAAGATATGCTTTACCCAAAATCATAAAGGACTTACCACCACCAGTAACACAAGTGATTTTGGAGTGTTTATTTAGAATTTTATAAATTTCGTTTTGGTAATGTCTAGCTTTCCAAGGATTTTTTTTACTACCATTAGAGGTATCAGGATCACCTGAAGTTAATCTATCAATACCATCTATACCATAAAAACTATTAGTAATTTCAGTCACAACACAATCCTTTCTATTTTTAGATATTCTTTAATTATATATCTTATTATATTATATTTTATTATATCTATAATGTCAAGGATTTTTTGGTAAAAAAATGGCTTGAATCTACTTTAATCTTTGGATCATGCCTTTGTTGATAACAATCAACTTTCATGTTAGTCTATATTGAAGTGTGATTCAAGCCTATAATTATTTATATTTTTAAAGTCTAAAATTCATCATTTCTTTTTCTGTAAATGATGCAGATAATGGTATTTTCCAATCAGCTTTTGAACTTAAATTCTTTATACACCATTTTTTTACTCTTTTTTTAGCTAATTGGAATGAATATCCATGAAAAGAATCATTTTCATTATTATAATATATTTCTTCTAAATGATGAGTTAGCTCATGAATTACTATTACTATATGATTAGTTTCATTCAATACAAGCATGTGATAGGGAGCAAGGGGAATATACACACCGTATAAATCCCCATACCCCGCTACTTTTTCTATTACATCTACATAATAAATTTGACAATATGGAATATCAAAATCTTTACAGAATTTTTTTGATATATCTCTTACATTTGATAACATTTTCCTCTTTTATTTAACTTCTCCTGCTCCCTTTGGTGCAAGATGAACAGTCAAAAGACTTACTTTTTCATCTATACTAATCAAAGCATCAGCAATCAAAGCAAAGTTACTATCAGAAACATCTTCTTCAATATCTTTTCTAATGATATTTCTTACTGCATCTGAAAAACTTTTTAGTTTATTTTCATCCTTGTATTTTTCTACTATTTCTATTTCTTCTTTATTTAGATCTATTGTTTTACGCATTTATCCTTCCTTGAAATCTCCACCCCTGAAGATTTCTTTTTTGTTATTTACTGCTTTGGGTGTATTAAAAATCCTTTCTACAATTACATTGGGATCTTTTTGTTTTTTGCAGTATTTGATTGCATCGAATTCATTAAAAGAAGTGAATTCATACCCATATCCAATCTGAAAAGTTTTTTCATATTGAACACGATTTTTGACATTTACTACTCCATACCTTACATTAAATTCTTTCATTATTTCTCCTAACTATTTAATAAATATGTGGTTGATGAAATATACATTCTGCCTTTTTCATTGCATCTAAAACTGGTTTCAGATATATCATAGTATTTTTTTCAGACATATCATTTTCTAACATAAAATATTTAATAACTTTTTCTTCATCATCAAGAATATCATCAGGTGTTTCTATAAGAGGAACCTCAGTGAAAATAACTTCTATATTTTCATCTTCATATCCTGCATTTCTAAGTTCTTTGAAAAGTTTATTAGCTTCTCCTTCATTTAAATTAGATTTAATGACTCGTTTTGCAACAGGATGAACAGCATCAATTTTATAAGTTTTGATTCTCATTATTCCCCCATTTTTAGATTATAAAACAGGTTGATATTTTAATGTTAGATTTATAGTCTATTTATGATTGCTGTAATCAACCTTAATAATAAATTCTAAAATATTTATACTTTATTTGTTATTTATTGTCAAGTGGTTTTTCATATTTTTTATTCATTTCAAAGAAAATTTCCAAAGCTTTATTTGGATCTTTTTTCCATAATGATTTGGCTTTACAATTTTCGCAAGATGGTTCTTTACAATCCATGCAAAATGGTGGAAGATCAACAGGAAATTCATCACAAAAATGTTCCTTCCACATGTATTTAATCCAATTTCTGTTAAAATAAAAAAATGCTACTAACATACATATCAAAACTACTAAAAAAAGTTCCATGATGATAATCCTTTCTTTAAAAAATTGGTAGATCGGGTAGGATTTGAACCTACAGTGTTTAGCCAATGGCACCAGATTTACAGTCTGGTCCTTTCAACCAATTCAGGCACCGATCTACATTAAAATTTATTTTTTTGGTGGAATGCAACAACCATCACATCCATGTACACTTTCTACAGCAATATTTATTCCAATACTTTCTTTGTAGGCTAAATCATCAGGATCAGGATGCCCTACACCATGTTTACATATTCTTTCCATCAATCCTCTATCGTAACGATAATGGGTAGGCCAGTTCTTCATATGATGATTTGATGGATTATGTATCACACAATATTGACCTTTGCAATCTTTTTTATCATGAACGAGTATTTTTTGTCCTGTTCCTGTTATATATTCTTCCATTATTCCCCCAATGCTTCTCTATCTAAATCGTCAATACCTTGATAATCAGACTCCAACAATGCTTCCCTATCTAAATCATCAATACCTTGATAATCAGACTCCAACAATGCTTCTCTATCTAAATCATCCATCATTCATCATCCTTAAATATGAGTTTTTTATCATCAATTTCAAGCATCGTATGTAACATAATTGTATCAATTTCTTTTCTTGATTCAATATTAAGAGTCATAGAAGAACCATAACATTTCATGAATTCATCAATGAATCCAGCAGATACAATCTTTGGATATCGTGCTCTTGACATTGCTCTTGACATTGTATCATGTTTTATAGATGCAGGAAAAATAATCATTTTTTCGTAATCGCCATGATCATCGGCTACTACAATGTATTTAGTGTTAATCATCCTAATCTCCTTGATTTTTGTTGAGTTCCACATTTAGGACAAATAAATGTCAATACATCAGCACCTTGAAAATCTTCTTCAATATCAACAAATTTAGTATCTTTTTCATCAATCCATTCAAGACATTTTTTACAATGCACTCTTATAACTCTTTCATATTTATATTTTTTCTTCATACTTTTCTCCATTCAATTCTATAGTTATGCCCAACTATAAAATCATCCTCATTTACGGGCATCTTAAATGCAATATCTGATTCATTTCCATTTTCTATTACACGAAAAAAGGCCCAAAAGGAGTCTGAATCACCATCATAAAAAATAGATTCACATCTAAGACAGTCTTTTAGCATTTCTGGTTTCATTTGTCAATCCTTTTCATTCCTCTATGGTATTCCTCAAATCTACCTTTGGGTGTAAAGTAAGTCCATGTTGGATTACATTTTCCTTTTTTAACATCCTCTTTGGCCCATTCCAGTTTATAGCTGGTATGTATTTCAATTAAATTTCTGTTAACCAATTCCACTACTTCATCTGGCCTTAGATATCCACACCACATGCCATATTTTTTATCACACTTCTTGATTGTGGTATATATATTTATATTCATTCTAAGCCTTTTTATGGGGGGTTTTATTCCCCCCATGTTTGATTATGCAATTACAAATTCATTGGCAGCAAATGCCTCTGAAGGAGCATCTTTGGTAACTACACGATTCATCATGGTTTCTTTTTTTCCCTGAAATTCGTTATGTTTTTTAACAGTTCCCGTAATCATGACAATATCACCAACTTCACAAGACCATTTATATCCACTGTAAAAAGTCTTATATACATTTCCATTTGCATCTTTAAAAGCATAGAGAGTTTGTTCACCAAAATCATTTTGAAAAGTTCTGGTATAGGTGCATTCAACTGTGATGTCTTTAAGACGTTGACCTACAGCACCTTGCCATTCAGAAACAACTTCACCAGATTTTTTATCAGCTTCAATTTTTTCAATTTTAGCAATTTCACGATTGTATGCAGAAACCATTGAACAGGTAATACCAATATGATTATAAGGTACATAACCAATTCGAATAATTTTACAGCAATTGATTAAATAATCATTATTTTTAGGATCAAGATTAGTAAAATATTCATAAACTTTTTTTGCAAGTTCAATGTCTTCATTTTCAATGTGAACTTTCAGAGAATCATCCATTTTGGCATAATAAGCAGACTCTCTATCAAGATTATCAATAACATGGGATGCAGTAGATATATAAGATGCATCATATTCTTTATTCAGTTCCCAAGCTTTACCTTTACTCAACCATCCCCATTTGGCAATAGCAGCAGCAGATACAGCAAAAACTTCAATTATATCATACCCACCAGAATTTTTCATTTCATTCTGATATCTATCATCAGTATCAATGCCATTGATAAGTTCATCAAACTTGATACTTGCCATGAGCATGAAACCTTTGGGATCAATTCCAAAAAAATCTTTAACACAAGTCGAACCAACTTCTTTATATTCACCAGTTTCCGTATGTTGCAGCAAAATGGAATGGTTCCGATTACGTTTCCATCCACAATGATCACAGTGAATTTCGGTTTTGTTCATATATTTGGCAGGAACTTTCTTTTCAGGAACAGCAGAAACCATGACTTCATTTCCACCATCAACAGTAGGATAGATATCCAATCTTGCAATCAACTCATATCCTTCAATGATAGGAATTTGATAGATTAAATTAGCAGTACACATATCAATGTGTCGTGGGAATGCCAATTTCGCACCTGTATAATGATCAACATTATATGTGTAAACATGTTCATTATCAAAAACCAAAACCAAGGGTTCACAACCCATTTTTTTGGCTTTACGATTGATCTTGTCAATTTTGGTCTGAAGGTAATTTTTTTTGGCAACAGGGATATCAATTTTTTCGATAATGATTGAGTCAGTCATGTTTCCCCCTATGTTGTTTTCGTTATTCATGTCTATAATATATACAAGTCTTATGCCAAAGTACCAAAAAAAATTATTTGAATGATTTTAGGGGTTTATAGATTTTAGTATTTTTGAGGTTATGGGAATTGTGACAAAAATTGTCAAAGTTTGTCAAAAATTGTCACAATATTTTCCCATACCTTTTTTGATTTGGTGGCTTGAATAGGATTTGAACCTACACTAACAGGAATTTAGAGTTCCCTGCTCTGCCGTTGAGCTATCAAGCCAATAAGTTTAGTTTTTTTATATACTTATTTTTTGTATCTGTTGCTATTGACGTTATTTGATTATCAAGATCAGGTTCTCTAAACTCTCTATAAGGTATCCCTTCTGAATCAAATTTATATTTTAAATTCTCAATCTGATTTAGTCCTTTAATACCCAAATAGATTAAAGTTCCGTTAGTCCAAGATGTTGATTCATTTAAAAGATATTCCGCTAAAGCATGTCCACCTTGAACAGCTTGATGAATTTTAGGTATATCTTTTCTGATTATAACATACATTTTAGTCTATGTTGAGCCATTTTTTTGACCCCAATTTTTATTTTTCATACAGCAATCCTTTCTTCATGTTCAAATTGTTCAAATACTTTATACCATTCTTTTGTATATCTGTCAAGTATATATTGATTTGGGCATTCATGACAACTTCTTTCTATTTGTTTATAGGGAGTGTTATTAAATAATTGACAGTAAACAATATGTTTATGTCTATAAGTAGATCTTTTTTGATCTAAACCTGATATATAGCCTGTAGATGTTTTTTTTCGTTCTTTTTTAAAATTTTTAATTTGATTTGCTAATTGCTTTTGTTCTTCTTTGATTTGATTTTTAAATTCTTTGAATTTCATTTTTTGTCTCCTTTTTTTATTATATTTTATTATAAATTGTAGTTGTGTGTACAATAAAAAAAGGTGGTCCTCTTACTATCTATTGAAATGGCATCATGATATTTTCTCCTTTCGTTTATTTACTATCTTACTATATGTATTTATAATATAATGTCAAGTAATATCTGAATCTTTTTTTGTTATATGACCAGCTACATCTAACATTTCTCTGAATCTTTTAGATTCTTCAGTATAATATTCTGCATTTCTTTCACATTTTTTTAATCTTTTTATGATTTCATCTACAGGTGGATATCCTTCAATTTTTTCAGCCTTAAATCCTCTATATAATTCTGAATAATCATATAGTGAATGAAGACGTTCTTCATTGGCAAGATAGTCACATAATGCTTCATCTTCATCATTTTCCCATTCTTTTTCATCATAACCATAAGTTTTCCAATCATCGGGAATTTCTTTATAAGACCATTTTTTATCTTCACCATATGCAAATCTAAATTTAAATTTTACCCACATTTTAAATTTCCTTTTTTATTTTGGACATTTATCAATATTACAAATACTCATATTGTTTTTTTTATGATTACATTTATTTTCTTTAAAAAATTTACATCTAAATGACTCTTTTGTAAATATTTCTTCTAATGTTTTTTCTATTTTTTTAAGTTCTTTATATGCTTCAGATTCTTTTAATTTTTTATTCCTTTTTACTACTTCTTTTAATTTGTTCTTTCTAAATAATATCATATTTATTTATTTACTTCCATTTTATTTTAGTCCACTATTGGTTATTTATATATCATCTGGAACATCCTTTGGATCATGACAAAATTTTAATGCTTTTTGATATAATGGTTCTATATCATCTTCTCTTATTTTATCAATATTAAAATAAATATAAACACTACAGTCTCTTATTATATGAAGTTTTGCAGCTTGTTCAGCATAAAATCCCCATTTTTCTTTTACTTTTTCTACTCCCTTGGCATGATGAAGAAATTGTCTATGATATTCAAGCATCAAAAAAGGATTATATTTTTTTGCATACTGGTCAAGCCATTTATGAACTTCTTCAAAACCATTACCAAGGATTTTTTCACAGTCTTTTATATGAGTTTCAATTTCAGCCATTATTAAATTTCTCTTTCAATTTATTTAAAGCCATTACAAGATTTGATAAACTTTCATACATCATCATTTGAATAACATCTAATCTATCTTCTTCTTTACATTTATTTAATATATCATCAATTTTTTTCTGATGTATTCTTAAATGTGAATTTGCTTCTAAAAATTTATCTCTTTCTTCTATTGCTTTATTTAATTTAATTTCCATATACTATTCCTATGAAACATCCATCTGAATTATCATATTTATCATCATTAGCACATGCATGATTACAGACTAAAAAATTAAATCCAGTAATGAATAATGTAATGAATAAAAAAAAGAGCCAAAGTTTTAAAAATTTCATTTTATCTCCTTATATATTTCCATGCCATAATCTTCTGCTATACAAGTACCATTAGGTTCAATATCTCTATATGAATATTCTGCCCAATCGGTCTGATTAGGTATTGGAATTGAACCAGCTTCAGGAGTAATAATAGATAATCTATCATGTTTATCTCTTTGAATATAAAGTTTACATTTTCCCTTCCAAATCAATTTTGGTTTTGTTACTCCTGTTGTATCAAGATGGAAAAGTTTGACCCAATATTCCTTATCATCTCCTTCTTGAAGTGCAGTAATTTGACTTGCTTTCATTTTAACTAATTTTGGGGGTTTTATTTCATTTTTCTTTTCTGGTTTTTCTCCTAAAATATCATCAAACATTTTTTTCTCCTTTCTATCCTTTTACTACTGCAATAGGTTTTAGTTCTTTTTTTATCATAACAAGTTTGATTTGATTAAGCATAACATCATCAATATCTTTATATGCACCACTAGCTTCATCCAAATCACTGATATGTCTAATACCGTGAACAATACCTTGATCATCAAGTTTTTTGATTTCAAGTGCAAGATTAAGTTCTTTTTTAGCTCTACTTCTACTCATTAATCTTCCAGCACCATGACTACATGATTTGAAACTATCTTCATATCCTTTACCTTCTACAATATAGCTATATGTTCCTTGACTCCCTGGAATAATACCAAGTTCTCCTTTATATGCTCTAGTAGCACCTTTTCTATGTACTAAAACATTTTTTCCAAAATGATTTTCTATAGCAGCATAGTTATGATGAATGTTTATAAAAGTATCTTCCCAAAAATCAATATCAAGATGGTTAGTCATTGCTTCTTTAACTCTATCCATCATTAGTTTTCTATTTGCTAATGCAAAATCACAACAGTATTTCATTTCTTCAAAATAAGATTGTCCTTCAGTATCATGAAAAGGTAGATATGCTAATTGCCAATTTTTAGGAACTTTACTATGCCATTTTTCATTTAAATCAACAGCTACTTTATTATAATGAGTAGCTACTTTTGCTCCTAAGTTTCTACTTCCAGAATGAATCATTATATAAATAAATCCATCATCTCCTTTTTGAATTTCAATGAAATGATTTCCACCACCAAGAGTTCCCAATTGTTTTTGAGCAGAAGAATAATTTTCATCTATAATTGGTAAAGAAAGATTATAATTTATAGGCATACCTTTTTGAGAATGTTCATTATGTTTAAAACCAACAGGAATAAGTTTTCTAATATCCCCCATTATCTTCTTTAAAATAGGTTTATCAATTTCAGTGAAAGAAGTTTGAATACTACACATACCACATCCAATATCCATACCTACAGCATTAGGCACTATATATTCTTTAGTAGCCATTACACCACCAATAGGCATACCATATCCTTGATGCATATCAGGCATTCCTGCTACATGATGAAATACAAAAGGTAATTGAGCTAAATGATCCATTTGGAACATTGCCCCATCTTCTACTTCAGATAGAAACAATTTAATAGGTACATTTAACTTTTGCCCATTACCAAAATAAGCATGACTAAATACATTAAAGTTTTTATTAAATTTCATTATCCAGATCCTCTTAAAAAATAAGAAATTGATTTTTTTGTAATAAGATGCATTGCAAATGCTTTCTCAAAATTACTAGCATTTTCAAATCCACAACCTTTTATCCATTTTTTATTTTTATCATCATATGCAGCATAACATTCATTAGGTGGTTTTCCTCTATTAAATTTACTACATGCTGTATTAGTTTTTTTTCCACATCCTTTACATATAACTATAGGCATTTTCAATAATCTCCTTGAAATTTTCCTTTCTCTTGTGTATCATATTTTTCAACAATAACTTCATTTTTAACTTCAAAATCACACATTACAGGACCAATTATACCAATACATAATCCTAAAATAAGAATAACAATCATAAGTTCAATCAATGTGAATCCTTTTTTCATTTTCTGTATTTTCCTTTTCTAATAGTTTTATTTCTTCTTCAACATCTTCTTCTTTTATAATAGTATTTTTATGCTGAAATTCTATAAAATCTAACATTGCATATGTAGTCAAAACATTATTTTTATATTTATCTTTTTGTTCTTTGGTAGCATTTTTAGATAGATATTTATGAAATGTTTCATCTAAATCTCCATCAGTTTGATCAAAATATTCTCTAAATATTTTACAACCAATTTCAATATTTATATCAATATGAAAAAGTTTTCTTTTATCTTTTATCTTTAGATCATCAATTTTATCTTGATGATATTTTGGATATATTTGCATCAATCCTATAGCTACATTGGATTTAGCAAATGGATTAAATGCAGATTCTTTATTTATAATACCTAATACAAGCTTTCTTGGTAACTGATAATTTTTTGCATGTTTATCAACTGACATTCCAATTTGTTCTGCTATAATTGGATCAACTTTTGGATTTAAAATTGTTACAAATTCACTTGTTTTCATTCCTGTCTTTTCTACATATTTTATAATTTCTTTTTCAACAGGAACTTCAACTCTTACTTCTTTATAAAATGCATCAGGTATGAGATATTTTACTATCTTTAAATCATTCAAAAAGAAAATAGTAAATATTGCTATTGTAAGAATTCCTACAGTTAAATAAAAATATACTTTTTTTTCTTTTTCTTTAACTAAGTTATCATTATCTGAATATTTTTCATGACCAATCATTTACATGCCTTTCTATTATTTTAAGTAACCATTCATTCCAATATTCTTTATTTACTTTTTCAGGTAAAATAGATTTTTCCATTTTTTCTTCAACAGCATTTATGATTTTATCAAGTTCATGCTGAACATATTTAAAATCATGTTTACCTAATTTAACATTTTTTACAAATTTGGCATTAGTTAATGGATATTCATATCCATTTTTAGTTAAAATATCAAAAAGTTGATATCCTGCTCTTAAAGCATGAGATATAGCTTTCCAATCTATTCCTTTATTTTCAGAAGCTATTATAGCACGTTTTCCATAATCTGTCAATAGATTTGACAGACCTGTAATTGTATATTTAACTGTAACAGTTTCTTGATATTTTCTACCAGATACTTGATACATTTTCCAAGGTTTTTCATCATCAAGAAAATGTATATGTTCTCCTGTAGGTAAATTATGCCAAATGTCTTTAAGTTTAGTTTTTGGATCTATAGTTTTTAAATAATCAATTACTTTTTTTAGATCATTTATCCTTTCACCTTTTATACCATATTTTGCAGCTTGTTTTCTTGCATAACCTACAAAAGCTTTCATTTTTTTAGTATAAAATTTATATTTTCTATCTTTGATATATAACCAATTATCATTAAATACTAACCAACAATGATATGGTGAATGAAGTAAATCAATAGATAAAGTTTCTCCTTGACAAGCAAGCTTCAAAAAATAATATATTGACCATATTTGAAGATCAATTTCATTTTCTTTTATGCTTACTTGTTTTGGAAAATCATTTAACAATATTTGTTCTTTAGTAGGTAAATATACACCAATATAATCTATATCAGAATTTTCTGTTGCAGTTCCATACATATTTGAACCAGCTTCAGATAAAATCATTAATTGTTCTGCTTTTATACCATGTATATATTCAATAGATTCAATTAATTTTATTCTTTTTTTTCCTAAATCAGTTATCAATCCCATTTTTCTCTCTCTTAAAGTATTCCTAATATTTTTGCCATTAATACTAAAACTGTCATATGAATAGCTTGATCAAATCCAATTACAACAAAAAACCAATGATATTCTTTATTATCATATAATGTATGAGTTATTTTTGAAGTAATATAATCAACAGGAAAATGTAATAGACCAGCAAGAATAGAATATTTAAATCCTAATAATAAAAAAGGAATACAATATACAGCACAATGATAAGAAAGTGCCATATTATTTTTATTTTTATTTATAGCCATATATTCTGATTGTAAGAAAAAATCAGCTATAAAATGTAACCAAAATATTAATATTATATTCATTTTTATTTCCTATTCATATTTTTTAACTTCAGGATCAGCACCATGTTCCTTTAACATTGATTTTAGATATGCATCTTCCCAATATCCATGAAACGGAATTTCCTTTTCACCTATATGATTTAATGCCTGAAGTAATGCATATCTTTTAGTTGGATCATCGGTATTATTGAAATTTGTCTCTATTGTTTTTAATTTTTTAATTATTTTATCAAGAGTCAATTTCATTATTTCATTCTCCTTAATTTAGTGCAAAAGTTAATCATCTCAACCCACCAATCAGGTTCAAAATCAAGATTTGAATTATGATCTTCATCTATTTCATATATTTTTTTTACAATATCATCAATGAAATTCTTTTTTAATTCAATCCATCTTTCATGTGGAGTTTTACATTTATTTTTTTGATAAATAATTCTTTCCATAGCATCCAAAGCAACAGATAAATTTTTAGCTCTATCATTTGTTCCACATCCAACAAAAGTTGTTTTTGTGGGAATATGATATACTGTTGCATCATTCCATTCATTGTAAGATATTGTAAAATCTCCATCTTGAATTAATCCCATTATTATTTCCTTTCTATATATCCTTTATATACTTTTTCTATATCAGAGAAGTGAACATCTTTTGAAACGCTTCAAGAAATTAAATGTCATTCTGATATATTTACCTTTGCCATATTTCAAAACAAACCATGAATTAAAACTGATATTGCTTGGAATGTTTAGACCGTAATGCACCATTCCACGACAATATGAGCATGTACAATCAGCTTTATGAATTTCATGAAGTATTGTTCCAAGTGAAGTATTATTTAATCTAACAAATATTCTTTTCTGCATAATATCTTTTCCTTTCCTTAATTTTCTTCTTCTATATCACTTTCACCTTTGTCAAGTTTTTTAGTTTCAAATTCAAGAAATTTAAAACTTTTGAATTTATATGCTTCAAAATCATTGCATTCTTTTCTTATTACAATTCCTTCTGCTGGTACTTTATTTTTACACATCCAGCAATCTTGTTCAAGATATTCATCTCTCAAAGATTCAATTAAATCATCAGCAAGAGATTCAAATTTATCTCCATATCTAAGAACATCTCTTACTGGACCATAAAATAATTCAGGAACATGTTTTAGCCCACGATCATTGCACCAATCTTTTAATTGCTTCCAAGAAAATTCAAATACATTTCCAGAAGAATTTGTATAGGTAATACGATATATATATACTTCAAAAGTATTATCTTTACATCCATAATCAAATGGTTTTTGAATATAAGCACCAGTAGGTAGATATCCAACAATTTCTGCATAGATAGTCATACCATCAAGTAGATATTCATTCAATACTTTATTTGCTAATCCCCAAATATCTACATTATAAAAACTATTCTTCCCTTCATTCATATCATCATTTTTAATAACTTTTCTAGAAGAATAGATATTATCATATTCAAAATCTACTATTTTTACTTTAAAAAATCTAAGAAGTTTATAAAACCAATTGATTTTCTTTTTACATAGAATTTTAGAAGAAATAGTAGATGTACCATGTATTTTATAGGTAATGCTTATTAAATCATCAGATTTAAATTTATGAGCATTTTTTCCTAAATTAGAAGTATCTTGATGAAATCTAAATTGATTATCAAGCAATTTGGAAATCTTTTTTGCTTTTTTCTTTTTATTTTGTCCTTGGCTATTCTTTTTCTTCACAATATATTTGTTACAAATAGGAATAGTATTGATTTCATCAAAAGTATCCCCTTCTTCAATAAGTTGATATTTATCAAGAAATGTTGCAAGAGAAGAAAGAGGCATAAATAAACCACAAGATTTATTACCTCTTAGTTTCATAGTTCTGATTCTTCTATTATCTTCTATATAACCTTTTTTTTCTTTATCTTTATTAAGTTCAGCATGTCTATAAAGATTATTTTCATAAGCATATTCATGACTCAATTGAGTTTCCGCAGGAAAGAAAACTCCTTTGTTTCCTACAGAAACATCTTTACCAATTATAACATGATTTCCAAAGATAATAGTTCCTTGAATATTATCACATCCTTCAAGTTCAATTACATTTTTAATTACTACTATAGTAGCAGCATAATTTTCATTTTTTGGTTTTTTAAATTTCATTTTTCAAATCCTTGTAGTTTAGAATTTAACCATAGTTCCCTTACCTTTTTAATATGATCTTCAGGTATTGGAACACCACCTGTATTCAGTTTCAAAAAATACCTATATTTTTGTTCATCAGTCAAATGATCAGTTTCAGCCCAATTTATATGGTATCCTCTGAAATGATATTGATCTCTCCAATTCATTTCATTAAATGTAAAACCTTTATATTTAATTCTACATTCATAGAAATCCAATATAGCTTTAATCCTTTGTTTACCATCTAATACTTCAAGATGAAAATGATCATTCGGATCATATTTTCTTTTAATAAAAGTAAATTTTCCAATATCAATATTTTTATAAATTGAATCAATAAGAGCTACTTTTTGAGATTCATTCCATACTAATTCTCTTTGGTAATCAGGTTCCATGTCAATACCAGATGCTTTACCACCATAGTACTGATATATCAAAGATTGTATATCTCTTTGACCATAATTAAATTTAATATCTTCATTTTCTCTCAATTTAGGAATATTATCATCATTGGTGCTATATGGTCTTAATTCTGTCCATAGTCGATAACCAAAACGATATTTTTCCCCCATATATTTACCATATGCAATATTCTTTGTTATTTCAAATGTTTTATAATATTTTCCATTATCAAATTTTTCAAGAATAGTTGTATAATCAAAAGCACCAAATATAACTCTATCTCCTACATCATATGTATATGTGGGAGTACTAACTGCTCCACGATTAATGGCATTCATGCATTCTTCATAGTCTGAATTCATTTGTCTTTTGTATGAAGAAACAGCATCTTTCCATATTTTTTTATTTTTAGCAGCAATTTTTTCTTTATCTGTCATTTTACGTCTACCCATTGTTTATTCCCTTTGCTTCTTCGTATTTCATTTTAAGAACATCAAGATCATAAAATGCATATCCAACAGAATTAGATCCATCCCATTCTTTCATCAATTTAATGAATTTTTCTCTATATTCTATAGGAATTTCATTAATAAATGTATTGACTTTAATTTTCATTTTTTTCTTCCTTTTTTACCATAGATTCATAATTATTAAATCTTATCATAGTTGGTGGACTATTAAATCCCCCCATAAAAGCATCACATGACATAGCATACATTATTTCATGCTTTAATAATTTAAATTCATTAAGAATTATAGGTTCATGTGTAGTCCATTCATCATCACACTCTCTCTTTTTTAAATACATTTTATAATATAAATTCACTTGCTCATCAGTTGGTTTTTTACTAAAATCAGGCATTGATATTCTTGCCTCAAGTGTCAAATCTTTATCTATTTTTTGTTTTATTTCAACAAAATCATCTAGTATTTTTACTGTTGGTTTGTTGAGCAACTTTTTAAACAATTTGCTCATATCAAATACCCACCATTGAGCAATAATCCACAAAACCATAAATAATCTAGCCCATAATTCTTTTGATTCAATTAAAAATATAATTGATATAATCAAACATAAAATAAACATTATACCATTCATAATTTTAATTTTCATTTTTTCTTCCTTTTTCTAAAGAATATCATATTTTTTAAAAGTTTCGATAACATCAGTTATCAATTTTCCTCTTTCATCCATTGAAAGCATCTTAAATCCACTGACATTCAAGGAAAACCAGTTATATAATTTTTCTTTCATTCTTTCCTTCATAATACGATCATGCAATATTTTAAGTTCTTCTCCCATGCTCAGAAATATGCTTTTTACCATATTATTATCTCCCTGTTAATTTTTAATAATTATACTAAAAAAGATTATGATTGTCAACTATTTTTATAGATGTTATTTTTTTAGGGTTCGGCCATGTTATTTTCCAAATAATATATGATATCAACATAATCAAACAAAAAAGTTCAGGTAAAAATGTTTGACCAAAAACATTTGTTTCACACCAAATTATTAATGTAGGCATGGAAACATATTTTATTTTCAGTATGTTGAGAACAAAAACAATAAAAAATAATAACAATAATGGTTTCATTTTCAATTACCTTTTATGGGGATGCTTTCACACCCCCAATTCATCAGTGATTAATAAACCTTGACATTCACATCATAAGGTTTTGAATATCCATATACAGTGACCTTGATTTCTTTTTGACCAATTGCCTTGGCAACATTGTTTGCTGCATTGAAAGATCTTTCAATTAGGGCATATCCATTCACGAAAACAATTACTTGATCAGATCTGTTTGGATTATTCGTGTAACGGTCAATTCTTACAATGTTTTCAGTCATGATTTTATCCTTTCTTTGGTGAAATACAACTATCATCAGTTATTAAATATCAAAAGCACAATTACCTTTCTGAAATTTCATATTATGATTTATTGCAAACTTTTTCAATTTAGATGCCATTTCCTTTTCAAATTCCCATGCTACATGGGTATCATTTTTCCAATCAGATCCCCCCCAAATGGAAAGAGAATCCAATAGCAAAATCAAATGATCTTGATTTTCCTGTTCAAAAATAGTTTTTAACATAAACATCCTAACAGTGTTGTAGGGAGTTGTTTGAACCATAACGTAATCCATTTCTTCTTTCATTATATAAGTCTCCTATTATTCATAATAATCAGAATTATCAGCAAAAGCTGTTTTAAGAGCTTCTAAAGGATCAGGAAGTTCAGAAACATTACCAATACAATCCCAATGAGCAGTATCAATGATACCCCTATCAGCTACTTTAGCACAAAGATCTTCAGCATCAGATTTAGCATTTCTATTGGGATGATCAAACCCATCATCATCTTGACAATGACCTTTAAAGACATGATGATGAATATAAATATCACCATCAACAATGGCTTGCAATTGAAGATCATATACATAAAGCATTTCATCTTCTCCCATTATATCGTAAATATCACCTTCAATCACCATCACATCTGATATATGAAATTTAGCCATTTTTTCTTGCTCCTTCATTATTATCTATTGATAAATGAAATTTGCCATGTTTCGCACGAATCAGTGTATCTTCTTCATCATCACTTGTCAGTTCAACGATTATTCTTCCTGCATTATCCATGAAATACCATTTTTTCATTTTATTTTCCTTTATGGTTGTTTGTGTTGTCATACCATATATAGTAAGCAATCATCATACCAAAAAATATATAATTTATTAATTTTTTTTAGTAAACAAAACAGACATTTACAATATCATGATTTTTTAAACTTAAAAATATAAATAGAATTACTGACAATTTTTGTCAATCACTGACAATTTTTGTCCTTTACAAATTAAAAAGAAAATGATAGAAGGTAATTATTATGATAAAAGCAATCGTAGATATATTTTTATCACCAATAATTGATATTTTTATTGATATAATGATTTTAATTGTTGACATAACAAAAGAAACCATATATAGTATATTTCGTTTCATTGAAAGTTTATTTGGTTTTTAGCTTGGATATTGACCATTGAAGGGTGAAGTTCCCAAGGGTGAAATTGACTGAAACAGAATTTGGTGGTTCTTATTTATGCCATGATAGAGTAGCCTAAAAACTCAAAACTTAAAGGAATAAATATGAAAATAGATTGGTATGTAGACGATGGATATGTTGGTAAAAGTAGGCCACAAAAAACTGAAGTGGATGAGTCTGATATAGAAAATTGTGATAATATAGAAGAAGCAATGCAAATTATAGATGATTCTATTCAAGAGGATTATGATCAAAAAATATCATGGTTTATGAATAACAGGGAAAAAATTCAAGAAGAAGTTCAAAAAATATTAGATAATAAAGAAGATGATTAATATGGAAAAATTAAGGAACAAATAATTTAATGGGGGTATAGCTCAGTGGATTAGAGCACAAGGTTTCTACCCTTGGTGTCGGGGGTTCGAATCCCTCTACCCCTTCCATTTTTAAAATTTTTAAAAGGTTGATTACAGCAAATAAAACCACTAGACATTTAATCTAAAAAAGGTGATATCAACCTGTAAGGAGATATATATGAATACTTTAATTTTAACAGTCGGATTACCTAGAAGCGGAAAAAGTACTTGGGCAAAAAGAATTGGATTACCAATTGTCAATAGAGATGCTATTAGATTAGCATTACATGGACAACCATTTATTCTTGAAGCTGAAAGTATGGTAACAGCTATTGAAGACTATATGGTTAAATCTCTATTTTTGGCAGGACATGAAACGATTATTGTAGATGCTACCCATCTAAATATGAAATATATCGAAAGATGGCAAAACAAAGAATGGGATGTGAAATTTAAAGTTTTTAGTGTTTCAAAAGCTGAATGTATTCAAAGAGCTATTCATGATGATAAAGAATATCTTATTCCAATTATTGAAGAAATGGATAATGAGAAAAAATTTGAAGTATATGATTATCTTTATTTACATCCAGACAGAATTTAGTTCCTGTAGTCCTAATTGGCAATGGATACAAGACTTTCAATCTTGACGCATGGGTTCGATCCCCATCAGGAACACCAAAAGGAGTATTAAGAAAAATATATTTGAAATAAATGATAAATAGTCCTATAGCTCAATGGTAGAGCGTGGTCCTTATAAGGCCGTGATTCAAGTTCGAATCTTGATAGGACTACCATTAAAAAAGGAATTAACTAATGATTGAATGGTTAAAAGAAAAAATATTTGGCAAAAAGAAAAATAGAAAGGAAATAATAACAGAATTTTCTGATAAAAAATTTGATTTAAGCAAATGTGAAAAATGTGAAAAATGCTGTGAATTAAAAAATGATGATTATTTTCTTAAAATGAAAGATGCTGTTGAAAAAACATTAGAAGAAATGAAAGATCTTTCAGATGAAGAATTTAAAGCTGAACTTAAAAAATGTGGATATGAAGAACATGGTATTCCTATATGCAATCCAAATACCTGTCATGGTGAATGTCAAGGAATGGGAGAATGTTATGTGGCAGTAGATTTTAGGAATAAAATAAGACCAAAAATTAAAAATAAAGATGAAAGAAAAATGGAAAAAGCTATAGACACTAATAAATTTAGAGTTACTGGAATACTCAAATGAAAATATTTTTCATGAAAATATTATGTATTTTTCTTGTTAGATTATGTGATTTAACACATAGATTACCTGATAAAAAAGATGAAGAATTACATGAATGGTTTATTGAAATAATTGGCTATAGTTGTCCATTTGCAATGTGGTCATATAGAATAAATAAAAAATATAATTTTAACATATGGTGGAAAAAATGAAAAAAATATGTTTACTTTTTATTATTATTATGTTAATAGGATGTACTAATTTTGAAATTAATAATGAAATATATTAAGTATTAAATGGGATGTTAATTCAGTCAGGTAGAATAATCGCCTTTTAAGCGATAGGCCATAGGTTCGAATCCTATACATCCCACCATAATTAAAAGGAAATAAAATGCCACCTAAAGAATGGAAAGTAAATGAAGAAGTAACTGAAATATTGGATTTTGATCCATTATATTATAATAATTTAAATGAATCAGAAAAAAAATATGAATGGTATGGTGTAGATTTGGATGGTACTTTAGTTGAATATCATGGAGAAGAAAGAGGACTTACTTTTATGGGGAAACCAATTCCTAAAACTGTTGATTATGTTAAAAAAATGATAGATGAAGGAAAAGAAGTAAGAATATTTACAGCAAGAATAGGAAAAGTAACATTGTCTCTTTTTCCTAAAGTAACTAAAAATGATGTAATAAAATCTATTAATGAATGGTGTCTTAAACATATTGGTAAAATTTTAATAGTGACAAATGAAAAAGATTATGGTATGGTATCTTTAAGAGATGATAGATGCATTCAGGTAATACCAAATACAGGAGAAATAGTAAAGGCTAAAGATGATATATAAATTAATTCAATGGTTTAAGAAAAAAGCATGTAAAATAGGGTATCATAATTTTGGTCCTGCATATGAATGGGGTATGTATAACATAGCAAGAGACTGTCAAAGAACAGGATGCACATATACATGTTTTGAGTATGGTAAGAAAAAAGTAATATTCCAAAATAGCTTAACTGGCAAAGCACCGTCCTGTTAAGTCGGGGGATACAGGTTCGAATCCTGTTTTTGGAGCCAATTATGGCACTTGTGGCCGTTTGTAAGTAGATTGAGTGTTAGTAGTTAGGTAAACTAGTTGCCTATTCAAAAACAAAAGCACAAGATGAAAGCAAAGTCGAAAGACCAAGTGCCGCCAATTTATAAACACAAAAAAGGAAAATAATATGTTACTTGAACAAATAGAAAAAGATCTAAAACAAGCTATATTGAATAGAGATGAAGAAAAGAAAAATGCTCTTAGAATGGTTAAAGGAGAAGTACCAAGACTTAATCTAAAAGCAGGAGAAAAACCTACTGATAAACAGATTGAAAAAATTATCAATAGTCTTATTAAATCTGAAATAATTGTTATTGAATATAGTGGGCAAGAAACTTCACCATTTATTGAGAATTTAAAACCATATCTACCTAAAATGATGAATGAAAATGAAATTAGAGGATGGATTGCTATGCATGTTACTCTTGATGAATATAATCCAACAATAAAAGCAATGGGATATATCATGAAAGAGTTAAAAGGCAGAGCTAATGGTAATATGGTAAGAAATATTCTTCTTGAAATAGAGAAGAAAATAAAAAAATAAGGAGAATAAATTATGCCAGGAAAAGATACTACAGGACCAGATGGAAGTGGACCAAAAAAAGTAAATCAAGGAACACCAACACCAAAGAAAGATGGTTCAGGACAAGGACAAGGTAGAAGAATTAGAAGGGGTCAAGGATCAAAATTAGCAAGACGATTAAGACAAGGACAAAAAAATTAAATCAATTTAAAATGTGAAGGAGAAAATCATGGGACATGGAACATATTCATCAACAGCAAGATCAACAAGAGCAGCTTCTTTTGGATATCATACTAAATCTGCAAGAGAAATATTTAGACAAAGATCAATAAACAATGAAATGAATCCCAATGGTGTGAAAATCAGAGAATCAAGAGATTCTGATGATCATCCTGAATCTTTAGCTATTATTTTAGGTTTGGATGTAACAGGGTCTATGGGAAGCATTCCTCATTATTTAGTTAAAGATGGATTGCCTAATATTATTCAATCTATTATTGATAAAGGTATTAAAGATCCACAATTGCTTTTTCTAGGGATTGGAGATCATGAATGTGATAATGCTCCATTACAAGTAGGTCAATTTGAATCAAATGATGAGTTACTTGATAAATGGTTAACAAATGTTTTTCTAGAAGGTGGTGGTGGTGGAAATTTAGGTGAAAGTTATCATCTAGCATGGTATTTTGCTGGATTTCATACTTCAATTGATTGTTTAGAAAAAAGAAATCAAAAAGGATTTTTATTTACGATTGGGGATGAACCTGTATTGAAAGATATTGGACATATTGATTTAAAGAATATCATGGGTCAAGGACAATATAATAGTTTTTCAAATGTAGAACTTCTAGATAAAGCAAAAGAAAAATATAATGTATATCATTTTCATCTTATGCAAGGATCAAATGGTAAAAGTAGTCATGTTATGGATGGATGGAAGCAACTTATGGGTGATAATTTGATTATCATTAAAAGAAAAGAAGAAGTAAGTACAAAAATTGCTGAAATTGTAACGAAAAATTATAAAGGTGATGTATTCATCAAAAATGATGAGTTTGAAATGATAGATGATGATGTTCCATTGATGGGGAATACTCCTACTATGCCATTAATTGATTGAGGATTGTAATGAAAAAAACTGTTATTGATTTAGGTTTTGGAGATAGTGGCAAAGGCATGTTTACTGCTTATTTATGTTCTATCTCCAATAATCCAATTGTAGTTAGATTTTCAGGTGGGCATCAAGCAGGTCATACTGTAGTTCATAATGGAATAAGACATGTATTTTCATCATTTGGTAGTGGTACATTACAAAATGTTCCTACTTATTGGTCTGAAAATTGTACCTTTTATCCTGTTGCTTTTTTAAATGAATTAAATGTATTAGAACAAAAAGGAATTGAACCTAAAATATTTGTTAATGGAAAATGTCCTGTAACTACTTTTTTTGATGTATTATATAACAAAAAAATAGAAGGAAAAAATCAACATGGAAGTTGCGGTGTAGGTTTTGGTGCTACACTTGAAAGAGAAGAAAAACATTATTCTTTATTAGTAGAAGATTTGCTTTTTCCTTCTATAACAGAAATCAAATTAAAAATGATAATGGATTACTATAATCAAGATGAAGACATAGATTGTTTGGCAGAATATGAATTTTTTCTTAAAGATTGTAAAGAAGTAATAGATAAAATATTCATTGTTAATAGTATAGAAGAAGTAAAATTACATGATTGTGGTCAATATAATGATATCATATATGAAGGTTCACAAGGACTATTGTTAGATAAAAATATTGGTTTTTTTCCTCATGTAACAAGAGCTAATTTAGGGGCTAATATTATTAACGATGATCTTGATGAAATATTCTACATAACAAGAGCATATCAAACAAGGCATGGTAATGGACCTATGTTAAATGAGGATATAAGACATAATATAATAAAGAATCCGAATGAAACTAATAAAAAGAATTATCAAGGAAAATTTAGAAGAACATTACTAGATGCAGATTTACTTACTTATGCTATTTGGAAAGATATGGGATTATGTTTTAAAAAAAATAAATATAGTTCAATAAGATTAGTTATTACATGTTTAGACCATATTGAAAATGAATATAGATTTACATATAAAGGAGAAATAGTTCACTGTTTAGATGAAAATGAATTTATAAATAAAATTTCTAATATACTATGTATTCCTAAAGAATATGTATATATATCTAAATCAGATGAATATAAAGATATTATAGCACCATAGTTTAGCTGATTAAAACATCCGACTGATAATCGGAAAAGCCAAGGTTTAAATCCTTGTGGTGCTACCAATTTTCAGCGGGGTAGAGTACTGGTAACTCTCTAGTCTCATAAGCTAGGATATATGGGTTCAAATCCCATCTCCGCTACCAATTAAAAGAAGAAAGGAAAAAACAAATGGCAAAATATAGTCAGATATCAGAAGCAATGAAAATTTTTATAAAACATGAAGATGATTTTTTAGAAGCTGACCATGATATTTTATATGGACCAAGACTTGACACTCATTTCACTAATGAAGAAAGAAAACAGCTTACAAATCTTGGATGGCATAAATCAGAAGAACATGATTGTTGGATTAAATTTTTATAGGAGTAAAATATGGAAGAAATCAAATATCAATGTGAATGGAAACCTAAAAAAGATATTACAACTTATGAATTAGCTCAATGTATTCCTTTTATTTTTTCAAAATTACATTCAATATATGAATGGGATAAACTTGATGAAAGTATCACAAGACATTTTTTAGTGACAAAATTCAATTATGGTAATATGATCAGGGAGACAGCAGATAAATTAGAACCATTATTATAGGGGTGTAGTTCAATTGGTAGAGCATTAGCCTTTGAAGCTAAAAGTTGATGGTTCGAATCCATCCATCCCTTCCATAAAGGTAAATTATGATCGAAATAGAAGAAGGTGATATATGTCCTGAATGCAACAACGGCATTATGGGATTCAAACCTGTAGAAAACTGTAGTTGCCATATTAATCCACCATGTAGTCAATGTGTAAATAATCCACTTGTTTGTTTAAGTTGTGGATGGAATTTTGAAGATGATATTACTTTTACTTTTATAGAAGAAAAAGAAATGAAAATAATATGAAAAATACAATTATAGTAAATTTATTTGGTGGGCCAGGAATTAGCAAAAGCACAACAGCAGCAGGTGTTTTTTCTTTATTGAAATTACATGGTATAGATTGTGAACTAGTAACAGAATTTGCTAAAGATTTAGTATGGGAAGAAAGAAATAAAACTATTAGAAACCAAATATATATATTTGGTAAACAAAATCATAAATTATATAGAGTAAATGAAATAGTAGATGTAGTAATTACAGATTCACCTTTACTACTTGGATTAATTTATAACAAAGAAGAAAATACAGAACTAAAAAATTTAATAAAGAAAACATTTGATTCATATAATAACAAGAATTTTTTGCTTAGAAGAATTAAAAAATATAATCCTAATGGTAGACTTCAAACAGAAGAACAAGCAAAAGAATTAGATTCTAAAATAAGAATCATGTTAGGTGCCAACACCAAATATACAACAATAGATGGAGATTTTACAGCAATTAATAGAATAGTTGGTGATATATTAAATTTATTTAGTATTATACAAAAATATTTTATTGAGAGTTTTTAATTATGACTGAAAAAGAGATGATACCATATGGTACAGCATTTGTAAATAATGGATTTAGAGTTGTTTTTAATCCCTATAAATTCAAAAAAGGTAAGAATAAAGATAAATTACAATGTTATTACAGAAAAGGTAAAATATTTAAAAAAATTATTTTACCTGAAGATAAAATAAAGGTTGACGGACATAAAAATTTTTAGTATGATATAATCTGATGATTGAGGTTGCTCCCAACAAAGAAATATTGAATAGATTGCTAAAAAACTTAATAGAAGTTGGAGCAATACAGAATTAATTTCTGATACTTCTATTAAGTTTAGCAACAAAAAGGAGACTAAATGCAAGAAAATTCTAAAAGTTTTGAATTGCCTAAAGGAAAATGGTTTGGTAGGCATTTATTAGGTATACATAAGAAAAATCCTCAAACTAAAACAGAATCTTATTCAAGAATGATGAAAAATAGAATTGCCAAAAGAAGGGCAGCAAATAAAGTAGCAAGGAAGTCAAGAAGGATTAATAGATTAATAGCAGCATAGAAAGGAAAATTTGTAATGAATAAACTTGTGATTATGATTGTTGCAATATTTATGTTACCTTTTTTTCTTCCTGAAGTTACATACCAAAAATGTTATGCTGATGAAATTAGTATAGCATTTTCCCCAATAAGTTATCATATCGAAAGACCTAAAAAATCAAATAATATAAATGAATACCCTCATGGTATTGGAGTATCTTATAATGGATGGTCTGTTATTACATTTGAAAATACTTCTTTTAATCAATCATGGTTTTTAGGCAAACAATTTAAATGGAAAAAATGGAATAATAATACTCTATTTTGGGGTGTTAATTTTTATTTAGGTGTTTTAAAAGGATATGATTTTGAAATAAATGTAGGTGGATGGACTCCAATATTAACACCTACTTTTGAAATTGGTAAAAATCATTATTCATTAGAAACAACATACATGCCTACTGAAAATGGTGGGGTGATAGCTGCAATGATAAAATATACATTTTAGGAGAATAAAATGGGCATTACTAAGTTAGATATAAATAGAGCATTCATAGAAGATGATGAAGTAAGAAAAGCAGGAATAAAAAGAAGTGAAATATATATTGATGAAAAATATAAAGAAGAAAATCATATTCCTTATTGGATTTGGGCATTAGCTTGGTTTGCTATTGGTATTATATTTTCTGCAAGCTTTTATAACTTTAACTGGATAAAATATATATCATGAAAACTTATTATAAAATAATGGATTATTCTAAAGATGGACCGAAAACTTTATTTCATGCAAATAACGGAAGTAAAATTATTCCTACAAAAGAATGGATTGAAGCTACAAAATATGAACTTGTAACTGATGGATCAAGTTCTACTCAATATATGAGTGGATGGCATGTTTTTGAAACAATAGAAGAAGCAAAAGAATATTTACACAAAGGATTTAAAAATATAGTTGACAAAATCATAGTTTCCTGTTATATAATGGGTGAAATAAGACCAAAATCACATAGTAGATCAAATGTTTGGTTGTCTCAAATGATATATTTAGATGAAATAGTGTATAAACATAAAACAATTTATTAAATACATCAAAAAAGAATATAATAAAAAAATGATTTTGAGATAATATTATGAAATTATACTGGAAAATGTATCAAGATAAAAACAGTATCAAATATACTTCAGTTATTTTAACAAAAAAAGAAATGGAAATGGAAGTAAATGGATTTTTTGAAAGATGTGAAGAAGACCTTGCTCCTGTATTTGAACCTATTATGATGGAAGAAAAAGAGTTTGAAAAATTACCAGAATTTAAGGGATTTTAGAAAAATTGAATTATAGGGAAGGATAAACCTATTATGAAAGAAAAGCCACCTGAATTTAATTTAGGGGATAACATTCATATCAAAAAAGATGATACACTTTTTGATAAATCCAATACTCCTGCTATTATTATGCATAATCCTAAATATCCTCATAATGTAGGAGCAGCAGTTAGGGCATGTTCATGTTTCAATTCAAATCTTATTGTATTTACAGGAGATAGAGTATCATTAACACCTGATAAGAACAAAAAAGGGTATAGACTTCCAAGAGAAGAAAGAATGAAGGGATATAAACATGTTCAATTAGTAAATGATAGTTATCCATTTAATAGGTTCTCTAAAGAAGTAATTCCTGTAGCAGTAGAAGTAAGACATAATGCTGAATTACTACCAAATTTTATTCATCCTGAAAATGCAGTTTATGTATTTGGTCCTGAAGATGGATCAATACCTCAAATATATTTAAAACATTGTCAAAGATTTTTGTATATCCCAAGTCCATTTTGTTTGAATTTGGCAGCAGCTATATATACTGTATTATATGATAGAATGGCAAAAATTATGCGAAATGAAACTATTTTTGATGATAAAGATAATAACTGGATAAAAAATATTTACGATATAAGAAAAAATGCTTGACAATATATTTTATTTAATGTATTATGTTTTTATAGAATCAAATAGGTTGAGTACAGCAAAAAAACAGTGATATTAGAATCGTACTCTATTATACTCCCTCAACCTGAAAATTAATAAAAGGAGAAATGTCATGAAAACACATGAAGGGGCAGAACAATATAAAAATGCAATTAGTAAAACTGTTGATTTTTTTTCAAAAGCGGGTTCTTTGTATACTGGTGGAAGGAGAGTTGCTTTTTATGGAAATAGAAATGAAGGTACTGCTTTGAGTTTGTTTCAACCTGCTTTTAAAGAAGATCCTATTACTTCTATGAAGCTGTTTATGTGGGTAAGAGATTGCAGGGGTGGTGCTGGAAACAGAAGTGGAGCAAAAGCTATAATTGAATGGCTTGCTAATAACCATACTGCTCTGATGCAAGCTAATATGCATTTTATCCCTGTTCATGGAAGGTGGGATGATCTTACAGCATTGTTTAAAACTCCTTTAAGAAATGAAGCAGGGCAATTTTGGGCATCTGCTATTCAAGAAGGTGATATTCTTGCTGCTAAATGGGCAAAAAAACATTATAAACCTATCAGACAAGCCTTGAATATGAGAGAATCTGAATTTAGGAAACTATTGTCAAATATCAGAAAAGATCATATTGTTGAACATATGATGTGTCAACAGCAATGGAATAAAATTGAATATAAAAAAGTTCCATCTGTTGCTATGGCAAGATACACAAGAGCATTTGATAGAAACGATAATATAAGGTTCCAAGCTTATAAAGAAGCATTATCTAATGGAACTACTACTGTTCATGCTGATGTTTTGTTTCCTCATGATTGTGTAAGAACTGCTTTGCATGGTGATGAAAGTATGGCTGAAGCACAATTTAATGCTCTACCTAATTATCTTGAAGGAACTAATGAAAATATAATGGTAATTTGCGATACTTCAGGTTCTATGATATCAAGAGTAGGTGGAAGTGTTCAGGCTATACATGTATCTCAAGGTATGGCTCTATATTGTTCAAGCAGAGTTCCTAAAGAAAGTCCTTTTTATAAAAGATTCATTGGTTTTGGATCAGAAGGTAAATTTGTTGATTGGAGAAAACATACCTTTAGAACTGCTATTAGAGATAGGAAAGTATTTGACCATGCTGTTGCTTCTACAAGAATTGATAGAGCATTAGATTTGATTCTTAAAATTGCTACTGAAAGGAACATTTCACAACAACTTATGCCTACATCTCTATTGATTGTATCTGATATGCAATTTAGTCAAGGTGCTTGTTGGGGCGGGGGATGGGATACAAATGGTATTAGAAAAAATGAATTGTTAACAGAAGTTGAAAAATGTATGTTGAAATGGGAAGATGCAGGATATAAAAGACCTAAAATAGTATATTGGAATACAATGGCATATGATGGATCACCAGATACAGTAAATAGTAATAATATTGGATTGGTATCAGGATTTTCTCCATCTATCTGTAAAGCAATATTTAGTGGGGAAGACTTTACTCCATATGCTATTATGATGAGAGCATTGGAAAAGTATGAAGTAATAGTTCCAAAAAGTGAATAATAGTTTGAAAGGTTGATTACAGCAAATAAAACCACTAGACATTTAATCTAAAAAAGGTGATATCAACCTGTAAATTGAATAAAGAAAGGAAAGAAAATGAAATATAAAATTTCAGAAGAAGTAGAAAAACAATTTAAAAAAGAAAATGCTTTATTTGAATCAATGTTTGCATTAATTTGTATTTTGTTTGTTATGATTTCAGGGTATTGTGGAATATATTATAATGCCTTTGAAATGTTTTTTAAGTAATAAAATAGAGGATGGGTGCAGCAAAAAAAACTTATGACATGAAACGTAAACGGAAAGATGGGTATGCTTAGTAAATTACTAAGTAACTCCATCCTGAAAAAAGCGAAAAGTATTGAAAAGCTTATTCCATCTTTCCATAACCATTTATCCAGAAAGGAAGGTTGACTACAGCAATCACTATCCCAAACTTTAGGTTGTAGGTTCGAATCCTGCTCTCCCTGCCTTTAGGGAGATGGCTCAACGGTAGAGCAAAAGTCAGATGTTTAACCTGATATTCTGTTTTTTTATAAAAAATAAACTAAAAATGTTAAAAGAAAAAGGAGAAAAATGTTATGTCTATTAAAAAAATTGTGAGTTTATCAGTAATTGTGTTGCTTTTAATCATTGGTCTTATTTGTGCTGGATCATTGGTTGAAACTGTAGAAAAAGGAACATATCAGATCAAACAAGCAGCAATTACAGGTACAATGTCAGCTAAAATGACTCCTGGTATTTGG